TATTACTATTTATTGCACTTTTTAAAAATTGTAATTGTTCCATGTGTTTTTGTTTGTATTTTTGTATATCTTTTTTATAATTTATAATAGCCTCTAATACATTATTCATATTTACAGATGATTGACCTAAACTTTCGTCAAATTCACTAATTGAAGAAGTCATAATGTTTAATTTATACAAATATAGATTTTAAAAATAATAAATTTTAATTATCTTAAAGACTTATTTTATTCAAAATAAATGAATAAAAACGATGTTCACATTGCGTTACTTATGATGGTTAAAAATGAACATAAAAGATTACATGTATCGTTAAATAGCGTTTTAGGATATGTGGATTCAATAGTTATGTATGATACTGGATCAGAAGATAATACTATTGAAATTGCATCTAACTTTTGTAAAGAAAATAATATTATTTTTCGTTTAAAAGAAGGAACATTTGTAGATTTTTCAACTTCACGAAACGTATCTCTTGATTTTGCAGATACTTTTGAAGATATTGATTATCTTTTGCTTTTAGATTCAAATGATGAGTTACGAGGTGGTTCTAATATGAGAAAGTTTTGTAAAGAACAACTTAATTCACCTTCAACTGGATTTCTTGTTTGTCAAGAGTGGTGGAGCGGACAATATATTAAATATTATAATTTACGTATGGTAAAAGCTCGACAAGGATGGCGATATGTTGGCACAGTACATGAATGGATGAAAAACACACGATTCAAAACGGAAGAAGAAGAAGCTGCTTCTGAAGATAAAAAGATACGTATGCCTTCAGAAGTAATATTATATCAAGACAGAACAGCAGATGACGATAAGTCTTTAAAAAGGTTTGAAAGAGATAAAATTCTTCTTTTAAAAGAGCACGAAGATAATCCAACTGATACACGAACTATTTTTTATCTTGCACAAACATGTTCATGTTTAGGTCATTCGGAAGAGTCTTTTAAATATTATTCTTTACGTTCTACATTAGAAGGATTTTGGGAAGAAAAGTTTCAATCTTTCTTTAGGTGTGGAGAATTATTAGAAGTGCTTGGTAAAGAATGGAGTGAATCAATGAAATGGTATATTAAAGCTTTTGAATATACTCCTCGAGTAGAGCCTCTTTTAAAAATTGTAGAATATTATAGAAATAAAAATTGGGAACTATGCTATACATTTGCTGTTTTAGCATGTAAATTAGAATATCCAGAACATTGCATTCTTTTTGTTGATAAACAAATGTATGATTATAAAAGATGGCATTTGCTTGGAATCGCAGGATGGTATTCTAAAAATTACATTGATGGAAAATTAGGATGTAAAAAAGCAATTGAAGCTGCAAATTTGGAAATAGATATTTCTAATTTAAAATTTTATGAAGAAAAAGAGGCAAATGATAAAAAAATTTTAAAAGATAAACTTAAATCCAAAACAAAAAGAAAGTAATTTTTAATTGATAAATACAATTAAAAAATCATTTACACGCCTCCTTTTTCTTTAAAATACGGATGAGAATTATAAAAATTACCTAATTTGGTTGTTTTTAGGTCAGATAAAGTACCATTTCTTTTCATAGTATTATAAATGTTAATCAAAATATGAATTGCAATTTTTGGATTTTGTAAAATTTTATCCATCAAAATATCATTATCAATAGTTAATGGATCTACAGCATATTCAGCTCTTTTATGACCTCCACAATCGTTAACCCAATATCTAATCATAGGAGAATTTGCGACAGTTGGATCAAAAGGTTCGTGTTTTTCAACAGCATTATGCATTTTAATTAAATACTTTCTAGCAGCTGTATTTGCAATTAATAATTCTCCAGCATTATGATTTTGAGAAATTAAACTTCGGTCTTGATTTTGTGATTCTGTTTCACAAAAATTATCCCAGCCAGAAGCACAATAATCTGACATAAAATTTTGACATTGTCTGCTGTTAGAACCGTATAAATCCGGATTACCACCGTGCAAAAATCTTTGATCCATATTATTACCAATACAATAAGTTAAAGGATGATTTGTTATAGACATTTCAGCTAACCCAAAATCAGATACAGACTTGTATGAATTCTTCATTTTACTTAATATCCCGAAATATTTTATATTTTATTAATTGTTGCAAAAATAAAAATGATATTTAAGATTTTGTTTTCAAATAAAAAACAAAAATCAAATGGAACAAACTAAATTTCAACCTGTTATTCAACGTTTTAAATTAAATGATTCAACTTGTGAAAAATTAAAAAATCTTACTCCAAATTTTGGGTTTAATGGTCTAGGAGAATTAGTATTTCGACGAACATATAGCAGAAATAATGAAGATTGGGCTGATGTTGTTATTAGAGTTATTCAGGGTTGTTTGTCTATCCGCAAAGAGCATTTTTACCGTTCTTCTCTTCTTTGGGATGATGAAAAGTGGCAAACTTTCGCATCTGATATGGCTCTGTCATTGTTCCGTATGGAGTGGTTGCCACCCGGAAGGGGTTTGTGGATGATGGGAACTGAGTTCACATATGAACGTGGATCAATGTCACTAAACAACTGCAGTTCTACCGATACAGAAGACGATTTTGTCCATTCTGCCGAGTGGACTATGGATGGACTGATGAACGGCGTTGGTGTTGGATTTACAACCAACTGGCGTGGAGAAGCTACAATGCCAGACAAGAGTGATTCTGAAATTTTTGTAATTCCTGACTCTCGTGAAGGTTGGGTGCAAAGTCTTATCAAGTTGATGTGTTCTTATATTAATAGTCCTCGGTATGGTAAGAACAAATTTCCTATTTTTGATTATTCTCAAATTCGAGTTCATGGAGAACCAATCAAAGGTTTTGGAGGTACAGCATCAGGATTTGATCCGCTTAAGCAAATGCATGAGCGTATTGAAAGCTATTTGGATGCTTTCTGTATTGGAAGGTTGCAGTGTACTTCTAAGACATGGAAAGAGTTCAAGTCTGAAGATTTGGAACAAGCAACAAGTGAATGGCGAGAGGTTGACGTTGAAGTTGACAAGCCGTACTCTCATACGCGTCTTGTAGCAGATGTCTTTAACGCTATTGGAGCTTGTGTGGTTGCTGGTAATGTTAGAAGGTGCCTCCCTGGTGATGCTCTTGTTCATACAAAAGGTGGGTTGATTCCTATTAAAGATGTAGAAATTGGTCAAGAAGCGTTGACTTTTAATGGATATCAAAAAATTACAAATAAATTTGTACAAGGAGTTCAGAAGTTAGTAAAGATTATTACACAAGATGGTGATTTTAGATGCACCCCAAATCATCGTGTTGCAATTGCAACATCTTATTCTGATTATACTTGGAAAATGGCATCTGAACTTGTAAAAGGCGATCGTCTTATTGGAGCTAGAGATTTTATCGAAGGTCAAGAAACTTCTCTGCCAGAGTGGTCTTATGAAAAGCCATCATCTCATAGCACAACTTGTAAAGATATTATTATTCCTGAACTAGATGCGGATATGGCTTGGTTTGTAGGATTATTTCATGCAGATGGATATACATATCCAAATTATGATAAAAATGGGTTTAACGCATATGTTTCGTTGGTTTTCGGTCTTGACGAAATGGATATAGCTGAAAAGGCTAGAGAGCAACTTGAACGTTTTGGGGAAAATCTTAATGTTACTCTCAAGAAACGAAAAGATGAAAATAGTCTAATGGTTCATTGTCAATCAAAACAACTTGCGTGGTATTTTGACAAAAACGTTAAGCAAGCTAATACTGAAATTAGAGTCCCTGAATTTATCTTGAAAGCACGTCATCATGTTAAGCTAGCATATGTAGCTGGTGTTACAGATGGAGATGGTTGCACCGGTCACAGACCGATTATTGTCGTTTCTACAGTTTATGAAAAATTTGCCCGTGATTTGCAAAATGTTCTCTATTCTTGTGGTATTGAAAGTAGGTTGAATATTTGTTCTACACAAAATCCGAGTAGAAAGGATAATTGGCAAAAAGTTCATAAGTTGACTTTAATTACCAAGAGATCACAAACACAATTTTCAGAGATTCCAGAGCTTCTTAAAGATCTTCGATCGAATTCCAAATCACAAAACGCAAATGGATTCCCAGGTAGTTTCGAAACAACTCCAAAAGTTAAGACTCTATATGGTTTGTATGGAAATAAGCAATTTAATATTGATGCATATGCAAAACAGTATGGGGAATGTTCTTTTACACCCATTGAAGTTGTTGAAGTTGTTGAAGACGTAGAAGAAGAGACATACGATATTGAAGTTGAAAATCGTCATGAATTCTTTTGCAATGGAATTATCTGTCACAATTCAGCAGAAATTTGCCTTGGTGATGTAGATGACAAAGATTTTATGAATCTAAAGAATTACGAACTCAATCCAGAACGTTCTGCGATTGGTTGGTTGAGCAACAACTCTGTTGTGCTACGTGCAGATCGTGGTTATGAAGATTTTTCATATATTCCCGAACTTGCTCGTCGTATTCTTGATAATGGTGAGCCAGGTATGATCAATTTGTACAATATTCAAAAGTATGGCCGGTTTGGTAAAGAACTTCCAGACGATGCGACAATGGTAAACCCCTGTGGTGAAATTCAACTTTCTAACTGGGAATTGTGCAATTTGGCAGAAGTGTTTCCTCCTAGGTGCTCTGATCCACAAAAGTTTTACAAAGCACTCGAGTATGCAACGTTTTACGCATCCACAGTATCTCTACTACCAACTCATCGTCCAGAGACGAATGCTGTAATCGCTAAAAATAGAAGAATTGGAGTTAGTATTTCTGGAATCGCACAATGGGTTAGCAAGTCTGATTCTGACGAGTGGGGCAAAATGAATTATACCAAGATGATTACATATCTTCGACAAGGTTATAAAGTTGTTCGAGAAACAAACACGCGTCTTGCTAAAGAAGCAGGAGTGCCGGAATCAATTAGAGTAACAACGGTAAAGCCGAGTGGTTCCATTTCTCTCCTTGCAGGTTGTACAGCAGGTGTACACTACCCTGTAAGCCGATATGCTATTCGTCGTGTGCGAATCGGTATGACATCTCCTCTGGTTGAACCACTCATAGAGGCTGGTGTACCGCATGAAAAGGATATTGTTTCCGAGAATACTTATGTATTTGAATTTGTAATAGATCATGGTGATGTTAGGCCATGCGAAGAAGTGTCTCCATGGGAACAGTTTTCTTTGGTGCAATTGATGCAAAAACATTATGCAGACAATTGTGTTTCCGCTACTATATACTTTGATAAAGAGAAAGACGGCCCAGATGTTGAGAAAATGCTCGCTATGTTTATACCAAATCTGAAATCAGTATCTATGCTTCCTCATAGCGGTCACGGCTATCAACAGCCCCCTTATGAGCCTATAACTTTTGAGCAATACGAAAAACGTAAGAATCAGTTTAAACCTATTAACTACAAGAGCGTTAAAAATAATGTTCCAGCAGGCAGCAAATTTTGTAGTGGAGACACATGCGAATTGTAAAAAAGAATATTAATTCTATTCTTTAATCCTTTGAAATGAACCAAAAATTGTAAAATAAAAATATTTTACAATTCAAAATATAAAGTTGATTTAAATTATGAACTTGACATTTTTTATATAAAATGCGTAAAAAGTGTATTAAGTGTAATATTACAGCAAATTTTAATGTAAAAGGTAAATCAGGTTTGTATTGTATTTATGAGGGTTGTAATACTCGACCCTATTACAATTTTGCTGAAGAAAAACGTGGCATTTATTGTAATAAACACAGACTCGTTGATATGATTAATGTTAATAAAAAAACTTGTATTTATGAGGGTTGTAGTACTCAACCCAGTTACAATTTTGCTGGAAAAAAAGGGGGTATTTATTGTCTTACGCACAAACTCGATGATATGATAGATGTTATAAACAAAACTTGTATTTATGAGGGTTGTAGTACTAAACCCTATTACAATTTTGCTGGAGAAAAATGTGGCATTTATTGTAATAAACACAGACACATTGATATGATAGATGTTATAAACAAAACTTGTATTTATGAGGGTTGTGGTACTCAATCCTATTACAATTTTGCTGAAAAAAAAGGGGGAATTTATTGTAATAAACACAAACTCGATAATATGATAAAGGTTAATAAAAAAACTTGTATTTATGAGGGTTGTAGTACTACACCTAGTTACAATTTTGCTGGAAAAAAAGGGGGTATTTATTGTAATAAACACAAACTCGATAATATGATAAATGTTATAAGCAAAACGTGCAAGAGTGATTGGTGTCAAACTATACCTCGTGATAAAAAATATGATGGTTATTGTCTTTTTTGTTATATAAACTTGTTTCCAGATAAACCAATATCTAGGAACTATAAAACGAAAGAATATTCTGTTGCAGAATTTGTCAAAACAAAGTTTCCTGAATTAGATTTTGTGGCAGACAAGATAATATCAGGTGGTTGTTCCAGAAGAAGACCAGATTTGCTTCTTGATATGTTGTACCAGATTATAATTATAGAAATTGACGAAAATCAGCATCAAGATTATGATTGTAGTTGTCAAAACAAACGATTAATGGAATTATCTCAAGATTTAGGACATCGACCTATAGTATTTATCAGATTTAATCCAGATGATTATAAAAAAGATGGAAAAAATATCACTTCGTGCTGGGGACAAAACAAGAATGGAATCTGTGTTGTAAAAAAATCAAAACAAAAAGAATGGCTTGAAAGATTAAATACTTTGGAAGAACAAATTAAATATTGGACATGTCCAGAAAATATGACAGACAAAACAATAGAAACAATCCATTTGTATTACGATACATTAAATTTCGAGGAGTCTAAATACATATTTCTAGATAAATTAGAATATGTTTAATGCTTGAGATGAACCAAAATTGTAAAATATTTTTATTTTACAATTCAATTACATAATTTATAATATAAAAATTATTATAAAAAATGAGTTGTTTGTTTAATAGTTTGAGCTATTTTATCAATGATGATAGTTTCAAAATAAGACAGACAATATGTGATTATTTAGAAGAAAACAAACCAATTATAGATGGAATGGATACAAAAGAGATATTAAATTATGAGAATGATAATTACATTCAACATATGAGAAATACATGTACTTGGGGTGGGGCTATTGAAATACAGTGTGCATGTAATATTTGGAATGTAAGAATAATTGTATTAAATAATAGAGATTGTAAAAATAGATCAATTGAATTTATTCAATTATCTGGACAATATGATAGAACTATATACTTAGAATGGACTGGTGGTCATTACGAACCTGTTAGAAATTAAAAACATAATTCTGTAACGGCAGAAAATAAAAATAAAATATAAAGAAAATGTCATCTAAATATCAAATTATTTTGAAAAAAGCTGTAAAAGAATTAGGCTCTTGTGATTCCGAATGTCCAATTTGTTACAGAATGTATGGATCTGATTGTGAAAAAGAAATTTTAGTTAGATGCACACATTATTGTTGTTCAGATTGTTGTGTAAAATTGTCAAAACCAGAAAAAGTGTTTTGTCCTATTTGCAGGCGTGATTGGACTTTGTGGATACATTCAAAATTTAATAAAGATGCTACATTTAGATTTAATTTTGCAAAATGCCTATCTGAAATAACTATGATACCAGATGACGAAGAAATGTTTACAATGAAATCAAAAAAATCAAATGAATATTATTTTATTTTTTTAGAAGAAGGAGATGATGACAAGTATGCTATGGTATCAACCAAACTTTTTTATACTGATATTATCAATTTTATGCCTTACTATAAAATTATGTTGAATTATACTTTTGATAAAAATCTTTTTTCTTTTTGCGATGCAAGCAGATCATTTGATTTTTACATAAAAATGACACAATTTAGAGATCTTACTTTATAACTCTTTTTGATTTAATTTCAAAACTTCAAATATAAAATTGTTTTATATTTGATATCTATATAATTTTTAGATAGACAAAATGACTGAACAACCAGTTGATCTTGAAGATTGCTCTCGCTTCTTTACAGAATATGTTTTCTCTTGTGATGAGATTGAACGTGCGAGTAAACAAATGGTTTTAATGTATAATGAAGTAAAAAAATATTTTAATGATCCAAATACATGGGATGAGAAAATTAAAACTAAATATGTACGTATTTATTTTAATCGTCCATTAAAGAAATGTTATCAAAAGAAAATACTTGTACAAATTTACCGTAACTGTGTATCTAATGGTCTTATTATAGTTGATAAGCAATTTGAGAGTTTTATTCGGTCAAAGCCTAACAGATCTAATTCGGGTGTTATTAATCTTACAATGGTTCTGGAATCAGGAAAATTTTCTTGTGCTAATAATTGTTTATATTGTCCAAATGACACTACAACTATAGTTCCAAAAATTTCTACAAAAGAGATGAAAGAACGATTTATCAAAGTTGGAATTTCTATTAATAAACTTCAAGAGTTGACTGATGAAGAACGCAAACACATATATGGAGACGATTTTGAATGGCTTTTAGGTATTTCTAGAAGCTATCTTATAGGAGAACCTGCAGTTGATCGTGGAGCACAAAATGGGTGGGATTGCGGACTTCAATTTGCATCTAGATGTGATCAGCTAGATGATATGGGACACGATATTGATAAACTTGAAGTAATTTTTGAGGGAGGAACTATTGATGCATACCCAACTGATTATATAGAAAAATTTACTAGAGATTTATATTATAATGCGAATATTTATATGGCTCCGCATCGTGAGCCTTTATCTATACAGGATGAAATGTTAATTAATGAATCTTCTTCACATTGTGTTATTGGTCTCACATTTGAAACTCGTCCAGATTCTATATGTATGAAGACCTTGCAGTTTTATCGAAGTCTTGGTGTTACACGTGTTCAGATTGGGGTTCAATCTATTTTTGATAATCTTCTTAATAATGTTCAGAGAGATTGTACAACTAAGACAGCAATGCTTGCTAATAAACGTTTGAAAGTTAATGGATTTAAAGTTGATAATCATTGGATGCCAGATCTTCCAGGATCAACTTTTGAAGTTGATATGTTAATGGCAAAATGGTTATGTATGCAACCTATAGATTTTGCTTCTATTAGTGATGAAGCTAAGACTATTATTGGAGAGCAAGGTATGACTGTTCTTCAAAGTAAGAACACACATCTTCGTTCAAATCAATGGAAATGGTATCCTACAATGGTTCTTCCATTTACTGAAATTAAGAAATGGCATGATAAAGCAAAAGCTCTTGGAGCAACTAAAACTGATCTTAGTCAAGGAATTTATGTTCCATATGGAACAGATGTAGGTAAAGTTGAGGAATTAATGAAATTTATATCAACTCATTGTCCTTATGATATTCGAATTAATAGAGTTGTTCGAGATTTTAGAAAAAAAGATATTACAGGTGGAGTTGATCGTCTTAGTATGCGTGGTGATATTACAAATGAAGTAAAGTCTGAGGGAGGTTTAGAAACAGATATTCGTGCAAGAGAAGTTAAAGATAAGTTTATTGATATTAATGATTCAAAGATATTTATAGATGAGTATGAAGCATGTGACGGAACTGAATACTTTATTAGTTTAGAAAATTCAAAAAGAAATATTTTGTATGGTTTTTGTCGTCTTAGGTTTAATGGAGGTGAAAATCCAAATCAATTTGTATTTTTTGAGTGTTTAAAACAACAGAAACCTTCAGAATCTTATCCAGATGGAGTTCGTGTTGCAATGATTATTGAACTACATGTTTATGGTAGCGTTATTCCTAAAGGTTTTAATAATGTTACATCTAAAACTCAACATTTAGGTATAGGTAAGTTTTTAATGTATATTGCTGAGTATATTTCAATTAATAAGGGTTATAATAGAATGTCTGTAATTGCAGGTATTGGTACTCGTAATTATTATAGAAAACTTGGGTATAATCTTGAAGAAACATATATGATAAAGACTTTGACATATAAAAACATTTCTTGTCCTACTCTATGGATTCAAAAGTCTCCTTGGTATTCTTCAAATAAGTTTATTTATAAATCTAAATATGTTGCAGGTGTTTGTATCTTTACTTTTGTGTTATCATTAATTATTGGTAAAAAATTAGTTTACAAGTGACACGTGTAAATTGTAAAAGAATAAAAAAATGATATTGTTAAGTCAATATTTTTAATATATTAATTTTTTTTAAAATTTATTTTATTTAAAATGAATTTGTCTGATTATTGCGAAAAATTAATAAAAACGTATAATGCTTCAATTCTTAAGAAATTGCCTGTTGAATTACAACAATCTTTTTTTGAAGCAGCAACTGATTGTCTTGAAAAAATTAAAAAAGAAGAAAGAACAGTACTAGCAACACTTATTACAAATTGGATAGATAAAAACACAAAAGTATCTCCAACTCTTCCTATTGTTGGATTTATAGAAGGTCCGTTAAATATATCATTGCATTGGAGTAAAACATTCCAAAAATTAATATATATCTTTGGTGAACTACACATTGGAAGTAAAATGTGCCCACCAGATGCAAAAAAATCTACTTCAAAAATTGAAGACTATTTAATTGATTGGTTCAAGAAACCAACTGCTTATACAGATTTTTATCTTGAAATAGGAAGTTTTGTGTTACCAGAAGGTTATACAATTAAGTTTGGAGGACAAAAAACTATTGACATATTAAGGACAAAATTTAATAGTTGTATAAATAAATTAACTCGTGATACAATTTTAGAGTGTAATACTTCACGAATGCATTTTTTTGATATTAGACAAGGTAATGTTAAAGGGAAAAGTCCTTCAATCTTGTTGTTTATAATAAAAATTAAAGAAATACTAGAAAAAATGAACACAAAATTTTTTAGTGACAAAAATGTTCGTTGTTATGGTTATGAAAAATATTCTGACATATTTCACTTTCATGGAAAAATTGACAAATGTGAAGATACAGAATTTACTGATCTAATCTATGATTTTTGTGATAATTCTGAAAATATTGATATGTTAAAGCAAATTTTAGAATTTAATCAACAAGAATATAAAGAATTTTGGTATGAACAATTATATAGTTTTGAAATAATTAAGAAAGAAGTAGACCGTATGGATGAAGATGTAAGACCATATTTGAATTTTTTTATTAAAAGAAAACTAGACGAATATATTGATAAAGATAAAGAAAAAGAAAAAATAGAAGTGATATTATATGAGCTTTTAAATATATGTGATGAAATTTCTAATAAATCATTTGATATAACATTTGATACACTTATAAAATTCTACGACCAAATATTTGATTTTGTGATTTACACAACTGAGCTTTTTGGATTATTTACAGATGCATATCTTTTAGCTCGTATATTTAAAACATTTCAAATTAACAATCCAGAAAAACGACGTTTGGTTGATGAACCTTCACAACCTCATAATATTATTATATATGCAGGATCTAATCACTCTAACAACTACAGAGAATTTTTAGATTTTATTGGATTTAAAACATTAGAAAAATCAGGTGAAGGTTTTAATAATGATTATGTTAATTTAACTTACAATAAATGTATAAATATAAACTATCCAAATTATCCAGAAACTAAATCAATTAGTCAACCATTATTTAACAATTGGCCATTTGATGAAGAAGAAGATAAATTAAAAAAAATTGATACAAAAAAGTTAAAAATATATGCAAGCTTTGAAAAAACTTTTAATATAAAACCAAAGTCAAAAGAAAAAAGAAAGGCTACACCTGATAGTAGTTTGTTTGAAATTGAAATAAAAAGAAACAAGAGCTAATTGAAAATATAATGAGATAACATTTTATAATTTATATTATAAAATAAAAATGAAATATTTTGATATGCAAACGTTAAAATATTAAACAAATGACTAGTAAAATTAATAAAAAAACATATGATGATTTTATTACTTCTGATAAAATAATGTTAGATATAAGGCCATTTTATATTTCTCAAAAATCAGGTACAGCTCGTCTTGAAAAGCTTCGTGATGGCGATTTTAAGTTTACTTGGTTTCGTAAACATACTAGTAGATACGTTGAGTATTGTGTCTCTCATCAAGATAAGCATAATTATATATTTTTTATTTTTTCATTATTTGATGAATTAATTGAAAATATTGACAAACAAAATGTTTGTCTAAGACATTCAAATTGTCAAGGTATTTGCTCTGCTTATTTAATTACAAGTCCAATAGAGAAATGTGCAATATGTCTAAAAGATCAACAAATGCATATGCTTGAAGAAACAGAATGTGAACATAGATTTTGTTTGGAATGTTTAGACATATATGTTAAAAGTAAACTAGATTTTACAGAAGATGAAAATGAGCATGTAATTGATGATGGTATTCCATGTCCTATTTGTAGACGAAATTTAGAATTATGTTGCGATTGTGAATATGCAAAATTTGATTGTATTTGTAAATGAAAACTCAATAGACATAGTAAACTTGTTTTATATTTACCAATATGTTGCAAAAATTTATAAATATGTTCAGACTGTAATCATTCTAAAATTGAATGTCGTTGCGAATAGACAACTACAAAAATTGTAATATTAAAAATATTACAATTTATTCTATGCAAGATCTTTAGTATCAAAATACTTTACAAGATTGTCCAATATAGTTTTTTTGCTATCAGACTCTTTTCTACCAGTTTTACAAACACTTGATATCATGAATAGTTGATCACGATTGTAATTGTTGTCTAATCTTTTATCTCTCTCATACTTACCAAGAGATCTTAGTGTTTTAACCTCAGATTCTACTATATCATTAAAATTTTCTTTAAACTTATTCCTCACTTTATTTCTACATTGTTTGCACTGTCTTTTCTTTTCATCAAAATCGTTTGTGTGTTTTATTGTTTCACATTTTCGACAAATTTGCTGGTTAGGTTCAAGTAAGATCTTAGACGGATCTTTTCGAATTTCTTTTTCAGTCATTAATCCAGAATTAACTTTTATTATAGCAACGTCCAACATATTCTCACAATAAATACAAATCGTCATTGGACTAGCACTTCTTTTAGCAAAATCTGTTACCATCTTATAACATTGACACCAGCCATTACACCAGCGCTGTCCCTGAGGAGCATTGTTATTTTTGATCAAATATTCACCTCGAATCAGTTGAGGTCCGCTTAAAAAGTTAGATATCTTAGAAATTGGAGTTCCGTAGTAAGTTGGTATGTTGACCGGATCAGGCTCTTGATATTTTTCAGATGGTGGTGGCTCAAGATTATAACGCCACAGATCTGTTTCAATTATACTAGAAAAGCCATTTGATTTATCAATCTCGTTATATATCTTGATAAGATTGTCCAGACTTTCAAAAACCCACTCGTGACTTGGCAGCTCAAGATTTTCCTTACATCTTACTTTGATTGCTTTCTCAAATAATTCACAATGATCATTGTACATGATATAACGAACTTTAATATTCGGGATCATCGTTCTGTCGCTCGTAAGTCTTTGATTGATATCTGTAGTTAGACCAATTTTCAATTTATTGTATTTGCAATCAGGATCTTGTAAAATATATACACATGATGCATCTGTAAACTTATGTCTCTGTGAAAACTTTGTCTGAGTCTTCATTAAGCTCTTTTTTGCACTGATAACATCTTTCTGTTCTTGCAACAAGTCTGTTTGCAATGTTTTAATATCTTGATCTTTGTTCTCAAGAACTTGTTTGAGTATTTCTTTTTCCTGAGTTAATTCAATAATTCGTTCCTGAAATTTGTTGTCTAATTCTTCTGATGATTTCTCATTTCCTAACTCTACTTTGCCAGTAATAAGAAGTTCATCAACCCAATTTGATACTTGTACTGCAAAATTAGGTGATAACCATTGAGCTAAATGTATAGCTACTTTTCGATGAACCCAAGTACCATTATGATTTCCACCTACTGTTGTTACAAATAATTCCAATATGGGAATTCCCATAATGATCGATAATTCATCTAAATATTTTTTAGTTTGTTTATTTCTATTATAATCTGCTAATAATTTTTTACCATGTGCTTTGCATAACATAGTCGCGTTAATATATCCATCTTCTCTCATTGGAATCGTAATAGAAGATCCATTCGCTAGCTTTAATGCACAATTAAACAATCCATCAGATGCTTTTACTAATTTTTCTTCTTTAGTATTTAGACAAGAATCTTGAGATTGGTTGTTTTTGACATCATTCTCTTTGGTTATTTCTTCAAGTTGGAGTGTCAATTTGTTAGATTCCTCAATCAATATTTTCTCTTTTGCCTCAAAAGACTCTTTAATATTCTTACAATCTTCAATCAATTGCTTGATCTTTTTCTGTTTTGCCTTGATAAGCTGTCTTAGCTTGTTGGATTCTTCAACCAATTGTTTATTTTCTTTTTCTTTTGTCTCAAGATCCTGTCTTAGCTTGTTAGATTCTTCAATAAATTGTTTCTCTTTTGCCTCAAGATCCTGTCTTATCTTGTCTGGTTCTTGTTTCTCTGTAGCTTGTTCTACCTTACTATCTCCAATATTCAAAGCAATTTCCTCAAGTTTATATAGTCCTGTCTTTCTTATGGAAGTTAATATTTCTCCACATACATAATCTTGAAAATTTTGTGCAGTTGGTTTATTTGATCTCATTATCAGTTTGTACATAGCTTGTTCTGTTATTTTTATGCAATTTTGACTAGTATTGGGATTTACTAAGGTCACGCCTCGTTGATTTTCAGGAACATGCCTTAATGCTTCCGTTACATTTTTAAACCCTAACACAACACATATATCTTTGGCAATATACCAAGTATCGTCATTTGTTCCTAATACACGGATATTTTTTTCGGTGAAATGTAAAGTTTTGTCGATTGCGTTAACTAATTCTGTCATTTTATTAAAGAAATCAAATCTTTAAATATATAATATATACTTTTAGGACAGTAAAAATATATTATAAAGTTTGAACAAAGCGTTTTTTATACATTTCCTCTGTATTTGTAAAATCAAAAATGATTTTTTCTATGATTTATAACATAAAAAATAGAAACTAAATGGATCGCTCTTCATATTTTATTAAAGATAGAGCTTTATTTGGAAGTTTTCCATCTCAAGAAGCAGTTGACGAACTTGAAGAAGAAGGTGTAAAATTCTTCATAAATTTAACACATAAAGATGAAAAAAAAATTACTCCTTACACAACAAAATATAGACAAATTTTATTTCCAATTATGGACCGTCAAGTACCTAAAGATTGGCCTGCTTTTGCTCGTTTCATAATTAGTGTTTCTGACATTATAATGTCTCTTAAACATGGAGAGCGTGTTTATCTACACTGTAAGGGCGGACATGGTAGGTCTGGTGTGGTTGTTGCAAGTTTACTTTGTTATATGTTTGGATTAAGTCCAGAAAAAGCTCTTGAACAGACAACAAAATCTCATAGTAAGAGGAATATTATGCGTGAAAAATGGAGAAAACTTGGTTCTCCTCAAACATATTATCAAAAACACTTTGTATGCAAATTTTTTGAGCCTCTTATGTTTTATAGAGCTTACAAAAACGGTATAACAGCTGGTTTTTCTAATTTCACTTTGCATCCAATAACAATTGACGGTTTTGGCACATTTCCAACTTCAGAATCGGCTATTCAAGCTTATAAAAATCCAACAGATAGAGAATATGTTGAAAAACAGGAAAATTCTCGAAGTCCTATTATGGCGAAAGCTTTAGGACGTAAAACTGAACTACGAAAAGATTGGGTTCAAGTATGTAATCAATTAATGTACCAAGTTGTCGAAGCAAAGTTTAATCAAAATCCAGAACTAAAAGAAAATTTAATTCAAACAGGTCTTAGACCTATTGTTCAGCACACAAGAGGTGATTATTTTTGGGGAGATGGAGGTGATGGTACTGGTCGTAACAAACTTGGTAAAATACTTACTTCTCTTAGAGAATCTTTTTATAGAGAAGAGAAAGAGTTATAAATAAAATTATTTTTATAAAAAGTTTATTGTTACTTAAAATTTTATATTTACAGTAATAAATGTCTAACGCTAGATACATTGAAATTGATTCTACTTATAGAAATAGAAATGAATGGCCTAATCCGGCCGAATTTGAAATTCTTATATCGCAAACTGGAAGAAAAGATATGAATAATGCTCAAGATCCCGTTAGTTTGGCAGCTCCTATAGGAATTTCATGGTCTCCTAAAACATTTAATAACAGTAGTACAAGTTTTGGAATAATTCTAACTACGGTTAGAAATGTAGGTATACAAAATCAAGCAGATCAAAAAACAATAATAACATTTAATGATAATAATCCTACGTATGTTTTTAATAATATTGACGGTTATTATAATGGTGTTGTTCTAAAAAACATTACAGAGTCAAACTCGACAACAACAGTTGCAGGTCGAATTAGTTCATTTGTTTATCTTTCACAAACAAGTCCTACTACTAATATGTTTCAAATTACACTTGACAGTACAATAAAAATTAAGGACGGTGATACAATTCAAATTGCAGATCCAACTTATTTAAATCCATACGCTACAGGTGATGCTAATTTTTCTTACTTTTTTGTACCAAATGGTCGTTCAGGTGTTAATGCATATACAGGATATATTTTATATAATAAGTCTATAGGTCTTTATTCACGTATATTAGGATATGATCCAATTACTAAATTGATTAAAGTAATTGTGGATCCATCAATATGGAGCTTAGATCATAATTATTCTATAAATAAAGAAGCACCAATAAAACTTAATCCAACGCCAACTCTAACTATTGGTAATCACAGTTCTTTTTCTTTAGATAATACTATATTTTCTGATCAACAAAATTTTTATAAAAATTCTTCAATATTGTTAAATAATGGTGAAACAAGATTAATTACTCGTTATGAAACGTTTACTGGGATAACAAATGCTGACGGTAATACTACTACAATTTATTTTCCCGAAAATGCATCTAATATAAATGGTTTTTATAACAATGCTTACATTCAAATAGGTGCTGAATCTAAAAAAATTATTAATTACACTGTTACAGATAATCCTCCCGCTCGAATCGCTAGTATTGATCCATCTTCCCCTTTTTCTTCTAATATTTTAAAAGATACACTATTTACTTTTCGCACTATTTTTGTTGACAAACTTTTTACAGATTCTGACGCAGAAACAATTGAATTACTTCCATTTTCACATGATAATCATAATCCATTTGTGTATACAGGAAGTATGGTATCTCAACAAGAAGCAGTTTGTTATCAAGTTGAATTAATGGATCTAATCTTACCAAATAAAATTTTAGACTGTGGATTTGGAAGTCGTATTGCTTTTTATCCTTATTTATACGTTGAGATAACAAATATTTCTGGATCTAATGTTGGTATGAAAAATACTATTTATTCAAATAATCCAAATGCTACAAGTATGATTTTTCGCGTACCTATCTATGATGTTCAAAATCCTATTGCTTCTGCTTTTGTTAAACTTGATGGCGATGGAATGGTACAAACAGTTAAATTTAAACCAAATGAAAGTATTTTCTTTTCAGTTCATCTTCCTAATGGAGAACTTTTCAAACTTCTTGAAGAAGAGAAGTACAGTCCTTATTCTCCAAATCAAGATATACAAATAAGTGCTCTTTTTAGTTTTAAAAGAGTTTAAATAATTATGTAATTTTATTATATTTTAATATATAATAAAATAAATGAGTGATAAAAAAAGTGATAAATTGAGTGATAAAAAAAGTGATGAAAAAATTATTTTATCAAATGTTAATTTGGTTCTTATTAACGCTTTATCTGTTTCTGTAGCTTTAGGATTTAATGATTTGGTTACAACTATATTTAATAGTTTTCCTGGTAGCAATCATATTATGAAAAAATCAATATACGTTGTGATAATGTTTATAATTACTCTTTCGTTAGCTTTTTGGTTCTTTAAACTAAAACAAAATATTAAATCAAAAGATTAAAGTATAATATTAGATATTATATTCTGGTAATATTAAATTATCAATAATATGAATAATTCCATTTGTTGCTATAATATCTTTCTGAATAATTTTTATATTATTATTAATAAAAGTTTCTCCATTAATGTTGCTTATTAATAATTTATTAAATGGATCATTTGTGTTAAAAAATGAGAATGGACTATCTTCCAAAAGTTCAGAAGGTATTTTTTTATTTAACATTGATGTTTTAATAATGTGACGAGCGAAACTAACATCCATATTATCAAAAAAATATTTTATTTTACTATCAGAAGGTATAAATAAAGTTAAATTTGTTTGCATTGATTCTAAAATATCAGTCATCATTGCTTTTTCAACAATATATTTAAATTTAGAAAACTCAGGATTTTCATTAATAATACCCATTAAAGAGTTTTTATCTTGAACTTTTTTGATTTTTTTACCTCTCAAATCAACAAAATCAAACATATGCGTAAAATTATTACTTTGTGAATTTGGTCCAATTGATACCATTTTATATTTTGTTAAGAAATATAAAATTGTTTTAGAATTTATTCAGAATCTTCACTTCTTCCTGGAGATACTCGTATAGAAAATCGATTTCTCTCTTCTCTTTCTTTATCAATAATTATTATAAGAACACCATTTTTTGAATTAATTTTTACACTATCTCGACTTGTAACACTAACAGGAATTATTATTTGTCTTTCAAATCTACCATATATGATTTCATTTTTTACAATAGTTGATCTATCAGAAAATGGTTTTTTTCTTTCTCCTGTAACAATAATTCTATTATTGAAAAAATCTACATCAATACTATTATTTTTTATTCCTGGAATATTAATATATACTGTAATTGTAGTAGATGTTTCAACAATATCTACAGATGGTTGCCAAAAATCATTCATATTCATTCCTTGAGAGTTAAGAAAATCACTCAATACTCCTGACACGTTGCCTTGTTGAGTTCCTTCCATTAAAGCGATTCCATTAGAAACTAGCTGTTGCAATGACATCTTTAATAAAATTATATGTGTCTTTTTAAGTCTTTTTAATTATCTAAGCATCATTTTTAAGTAAAGCAGCTAAACGTTTAGAGAAATTTGTTTTATTTTCAGTATCTTGGTATCGTGGTTGATATTGTGGTGGTGGTGGTGATGGTGATTGAGTAATAGTATCAAATATTTTATGTGAACTTAAAGTATCTTCATCTTCAATTTTCTTTTTTTTCTTATATATGTAATAATAATAATAACCACCGAATAAAGAAAATATTATGATTATAATACCAATTAACATCCAATTTGTGTTACTAGGTTTTGCAGGAAGTCTTAGGTGTGGTAAACTTGAAGGTGATTGTGAAGATAAAGGCAAAGGTGATTGTGGAGAAGGTAAATTGGCGTTAATTTCTTTTTTATCAATTACAACTTCTACTTGACATGGTTTATCGCTTTTTAAGCATAAATAATAATTTTGATATACATTCTTGTCAGAAACAATATTTGCAGAAATAATACCATCAGTTGCACGTTGAAAATCTAAATTAACGTTACTATCTAAAGTTGCTTGATCTACGACAATAGCGTCAAACGGAGAATTATCTAAACTTTTTGCACTAAATGTAAGGTCAAAATTAACTGAGCTACCATTTAAATCTAACAATTGTTTTCCGTTTGTCAAAGATAAAGTTTTTATTACTGACATTTATCTTTACACAATTATTGTTTTTAAACCGTTGATTTTTTATTATCTAAAATATTTTAATAATAATAATATTATAAAGATGGGTAATAATTCCGGAAAAAATTTCTTGCAATTTGAAGCTGACGTTGGAAGAATGGAATCAAAAAAACAATTGATTAATTCATATTTATTTGCAACTTTCTTAATTATAATAGGATGTGTTTTTGCATATCTTTCTTTTATACCAACTTCTCCAATTAGTTGTTATACTAATAATGAAAAAAACACAGCTAATACAATATGTAATAATCCAAATAAAGATCAAGAAGCATGTGACAATGCAAACGATATTTTGGCTAAAAAGAATGAAAAATGCAGTGTAAAAACTAAAAATCGTTCATTTTTATTATGGAGTGCTTTAATAATATTTTTTGCAATAGTTATAATATGGTATGCAAAATGGCGTGATCATTTATTGCAAAATAATTACGCAGCTGCTATTACTGAAGCAGGAAATTATGAATTAAGGGGCGTCTCTAAATTATTGGCTCGGGTTGTATAATAATATAATCTATATCTATAATATCTGTGTTTTGCAAATCTATTTTTAACCAAATATTTTTTGAAAAAAAATATGGAAGTGCTTTTATTATTCTAAATGTAGACCATACAGAATGTAACGGATAATAAATTATTCCAACACTTTTTAAATTTGTCATTTTTTCTTTACACTTTGATTTTTTATATATTATAAAAAATTATGCACATTTTCTTATAAAATTGAATTAAAATATGAAAAAGATAAAACTTTTTGAAAAATGTATCTCTGTATGACAAAAATTACTAATCGTAAAAATAATAACTCTGAAATTGTTCACGGTAGAGCTCTTTCAAAAGAAAGAGCAAAAAGCTGTGTAGATATGAAATTTTATAAATCCGGTTGTAAAATTAAATCATGGGTTGCTAGAGCAAATACACCACATAAATGCAATGTCAAATTTTGTAATTTATATCGCATTTACTTGAAAAATAATTTTTGGGAACTTGGTATTAAAGGTTTGTTGTATTATGAATGTTTAAACATTTTTAAAAAGTTTTTTCCTGATGATATTGTGTTGTATATATTGGAAAAATGTTTTTCTAAACAAAACAATCTTGTTTGCCTGAAGTATGACAAATCCATCTAGCAAAAACAAAGAAAAAATCAGATACACGATTCATATAAGGAAAAATAATTGTTGGTATATCAGTAACATTTTGATTTTTTAACTCTATTAAATATCTTTCTACTTTTCTAGCTTGAGTTCGACATAAATGAGCAATTGCATCTGATTCTGTTACTCCTGGTAAAATAAATTTTGTTAATTTTGTATTTGTTTTTTCCATTTCATCAATAGATTTTTCTAATTCGGTTACCAAATCTTCCGAAAGATCTGGTAATTTTTTATTTTTTTTGTCAATAGTTGCAATATGAGAATTAAAATCTTGCAGTGTTCGTTGAATTTTTCGCAAAATCAACGTTTCAGGTAAATGAGAGCATAAAAGTCCTATTCTTGCTGAGAGCTCATCAATTTCTCCTAAAACTTGAAAAGAAATTGAAGATTTCAATGCCCTACTTCCATCATATAAAGATGTTTGTCCTCCATCGCCTGTTTTAGTATAAATCTTCATTTGATTATTTAATTATAATTGTTTAAATCAAATCGATAAAAAGAAAAAATAATTAGACTGTTAATAATCTTCGTTTTCATATAGAAGATGTGAAAAATGAACTTTTCTTCTAAAAAATAAAGTTATTTTATAACTTTATTTTTATAACTTTATTTTTTTATGAATTAATTAGAACTACCAAAACCCTTTTCTCCACGTTCTGTATCTTCTAAAGAATTAACTTCAACTGCATCCATCAAAATTAACCTTCTTGGAATAAGTTGTACAAGTTTACAAGGAAGTTCTAAATCTAGTGCATCACAATCTATTTTTACAAGTGCAACAATAATTGATCCTGTATAACTAGAATCTATAATACCAATGTTATTGGCAATCATCCAACCTGTTTTAGAAATAGAACTTCTACCAACTAAATCAAAGTAATATCCATTTTCTGGCTGAACTTGTATACCTGTATCAAAATAATGAACACCTGCCTGAACTTTAATTTTTTTTATGAGATGCAAATCAAAACCAGAATCTGAAAATCGATTCTTTGTTGGTTTTGGAGCTTTTGGAATAGTTCTGGACCATTTAAACATAGGTAAACGATTAGATTGTGAATTACAGTTTGCAAGTTGAATAAATAGATTATAGTTTGTAATATTATATATTGTTGCATCTTTGTATAATTTTGCTAAAAAATCAAGAGCATTTACACCTATCAATTCACAAAGACCTAATTTTAATTGAACTTTTACACCGCAAAATTCTTTTATTTCTTCCAAAAGTTTATCTTGTGAACTTTCAATAACACATTTTGGATATGAACTTTCAACTTCTGAAATAGTTCCAACACTATCAAAAAAACCTCTCAAAAAATCCCATTTCAAATTATCTTGTATTTCACGTGGAAAATTATTAGAATATTCCAAATGTTTTTTAATATTGTTTACAACATCGTGCGACGTAATTCTAAAAAACATTAAATTTTCTGAATTTATAATAGAAATCTCAGAATCTGCAAAATCTTCTAATTTTTGAATATTCTTAACATTTTTTTCATTAAATTTTACTAAAATTTCTTCATTACAAATAGCACCATTTGCGGCAATACATCCAAGAAGATAGGCTTTTACTTCAGAATCAATATGTGTTAAATCATTATTTGTTTTTGTCGTCATTTGTATTTAATTTTTAAATCTTTAAAATTAAAATTTTTGTATTTTAATAGTTAAAAACAAAAATATTATATACAACATGCTCGTAAAGAAAGAAATACTTTTTCCTGTCTTTCTTGAGTGCTGCCAATATGCAGACGATACTTTTTGGGAAAACATCTTTGAAGATTTGGCCTATGGAAAGGCACCTTACGGCACATACATTTCTAAAGATTTTCTTTGTTGCGGCTATAAAAAAAAAGAATTTAGCTATAAAATTGAAAAAAAGACTCCTGAAATTATTTACAAAGAAGTATACGCATTATTAACTAAAAGATTAGGACTTCTTTCTTACCGAGAAAAAGTAAAAAAGAAAAAAGTTTTTACTGATCTAGAAGATAGTATTAAAGATACAAGAAAAAAATGGATTGACATTAAGAAAAAAAATATGAAAGAACTCTTGATAGAGTTATATGTTACTCGAATGAAAAACAAATATCAATTGTCTATAAAACAAGCTAAGTATCTTATTTCTGTTATTTTAATAGCAATGGTATTTAAAGTAATTACATCAGCCAATATTAATTATAGCAACGGTCGTATAAATAGTATTGAAGGAATTGACTTTGATAAAAAACAATTGATAATAAAAAAGAATTTGTATTCATTAGAAGTCAATTTTGGCCCTCATATTGTATTAGATAAAAAAGTAATGTCTGATAATTGGGAAAAATTTTTAGAAAATTTACGTAGAATTTCTGAAAAATAATTATCAACGTCTTTTTCTTGCTCTAACGCTTTGATACTTTTCATCTTCGTTTTCTTCATCCCAGTTAACAGGAAAATCAGGATTGTATTCTTCTTCGTATTCGTCATCATACGTTCTTTTTTCTCTTTGTTCATCTTCCCAGATATCATAGTCACTCTTGCGGGCGTTTTCAATTTCTTCTTCTGTGATGGATCTAGGATCTTTACTAAGTGCAAGATCCATAAGTGTTTTTGATTTTGAGTTCAATTTTGAATTAATATATTTATCATATAGATAAGTTGGTAATTTATCAATTCTTGGCATAGGATTTTCTAATGGTTTAGGATTATATGGCTTGTTTGCAAAGTCTGCTAATGTTTTTTTTTCTCTAAAAGACTTTCTCTCAGATGGAAAATCTTTTACAGTTGTTTTTAAATGTTTATTATAGTAATAAATTTCTCCATATTGGTCACGCACTTTTACCCAATGATTCATTTTATACATAATAAGTATAAAAAAAAATTGCAAAAGATAATTTACATTATATAAATTTCTTAAATAAAAAGAAAAATCTTTTTATTCACAATTAATATTATTTAGTATTATTGTATTTGACAATAAGATTTTATATCGAATGAGTTAGTCTTGACAACTTCAACTTCATTTGTGTCAATTTGTTTACATTTTGTTATTTCTTTTAAACAAAAACTTTTTAATGTTTCAATATCATTGCTAATAATAATATGAAGATTATCATTACTGATAAACATTTTAACTGATATTGTATTACTTCCTTTTGTAATAATTTCATTCACAAACATTTCATGTTTTGATTTATATTGTGTTGAATATGTATATTTTGAAGTGCTTGCCAATATAGTACGTGTATTAAAATTAACAGTAATGTTAACTGGGGTACAATCGGAAAGAGTATCATCAACATTTTTGATAAAAGATTCATTGTATTTTTTAATAAGAGTAAATTGATCAATTGTCTTGTCTTCTTTGGATATAAATGCTTCTGAATTTAAAAAGTCTGGAATCTCTTTTGGTTTATATATAAAAGTTACCAAATCATCAAATGATGACGAGTAGACAATTCTATATTTTAAAGAATCATCGTCATCGTCACATGACTGACTCTTACCTTTAATGTATAGTTTGATGTACATATAAAAAATTTTATCGTTAAAATCGGTAATTTTAATAATACTAGTGCTTTTTGTTAAATATTTTAGTTGAGATGTTTCTGCACTATTTGTTTTTGTAAACAGTTTTAAATAGATTAATTCTGTTTCAAAGTCGTTTAAATTAACAGATCCAAGTGACCAAAATTCTTCTGGCTCTGGTTTTGTAAAACAAAAAATATTTTGTTCTTGTAAAGTTCTATCTACACATACTATATTATACTTACTGCTAGACAAACTAAAACGTTTTCCAGTTAATAAAACGTCTGGAACAAACTTTCTTTTTCTTTTGAGAATTTCAAATAAAATAATATCAAATTGTGATTGTTTAGTCATTTTTTACTTGTTTTTATCTTTATAAATAAATAAATCGATTTATTTATTCCTTTTTTAATCACCAAGTATTCTAAATCATTTTACTTTATGATTCATTTGTTCATTCAATTATTATTTTGTGCTTCTTCCATCAAATATTCATCGTAACATTTACGAACTTCTGGTGTCCAAACAATGCAATATTTGCATTGGCAAACAAGAGAATCTGTTTGATCAATTTCACCAGTTTGTGGATCTATTACTTTATGATATTCATGCAAAATATTTCTTGGAGCCTTTATTTGACCTTCAATGTTACGCTTTGGCATCTTTAATATTTTTATTTTATATTTTCTTTTTTTCAATTTTATAAATTTTAATACTATAATAGTAATAAAATTAAACAATAAAATTTATTTAAATACACCAAAAACCATTTGTCGGTAAATAAGAATTGCAAATGTTTTGTTCGTTATCAGGTGTATAATAGTCATAAATTACTGGTACTTTTGAGTAGGTAGTGTGTAATTGAACAACAATTTTTAAATCTTCTTTTGTTTCGTAAATGAAACGATTTCCACATGGAATAGATATACAATTTTTGTTACCTTTTGTTGCATCAAAACATTTTAGTTCATTCCATTGTTCAAATGTGTTATCAACTAATTTATCTCCTTTGTAAAGTGCAAAAATAGATAAATTTGTATCAATAAAATCAGTAAAATTTAAAACTCTCATATTATAGTCACATTTTGTATTGTTTGCAACTGGAAGATCTTTTATAGCATATTCCTTAAATTTTTCTATAGCATTCTCAATGTTAATTTGTCTGTAAGTATTTTCATTAAAAGTTGTTCCTGTTTGAACAATTACAGACCGAAAAGCTAAAGAACTTACAATTAAGTTCTTTTGGTTTAAAAATTGTTGAACTAATGCTCCAGAAGCAGCACTAATAGGAGTTGCCGAAGATGTACCACCATAATCATAAGTATAACCATTGCGAGTGTTTGTTGTTGTGGTTACATTAAAACCCCAACTTATTAAATCAACGCGACTTCCACAATTGCTATCAAATCGACGTTTCGTTGTAATTGGGTCCATTGATGCCACAATAAAAGTACCTGTGTCCATAGACCTAGAATATTCTTGACAATTTTTATCAATGCTATCGTCACATGTTTTTTGAGCAATATCCATATTACAGTTACCATTTCCAGCAGAAGAAAAAATTCTTACGCCACGTTTAACTAATTCTTTTATGTATGGAACCAAATCAACAATGACAACATTTGCACTCGTACTAGTATTAACCTCCCATGATGTTTTCTGAGATATTCCAAAACTGTTAGTAAGCACATCACCGTAACGAAAAAAAGACATTGAATCTATTAATTGATCTGGTTTTAAATAATAAGGTGTTGCTTTATGTGCAATTCCTGTTGTTCCAAAATTGTTTTGTTTACTAAAAAGAATGCCAGCGGTATTTGTTGCATGTTCACTATAATCGTGATAAATATCATCCAAATGAATAAGATTTGGTACTGGAAGATCATAATGGCTCCAATGATATATATTACCTTCTTGAATAATAACACGTACTCCAGTACCATCATATGTTTGATCATCTCCATTGCTACGTGCTCCAACTCCAATTGCTGAAAATGGGGTAACAAGTGTTGTAGATGCATAAGCTTGTCCTTTTTCAATATTAGTATTTGATAAATTAGCTGAAATCATATTTCCAGGTACACACGAATGATCAACATACTCAATATTTTTCTTTTCTTGTATACATTCATTTTTTACTACAATAGGTAAACTTTTTTTATTAACAAATGATTTTGGGCTGCGTAGTGCTAATGCTACCGTTACAAGAGTACGATCCCATAATGGCATTGAAAGTGATGATCTACCCATAACGTTGATATTTTGTATTCCTACCGCACCACCTGTTAACTCAGATGCAAAAGGAATATATTTATGTTTTGGTGCTGGTACATCACACGCCTTACCTGAAAGTATTTGACAGATTTCACTATAAGATTTGCCTATATTAGTTAAATCATGCTCATCATCTGTTTGTTGAATAAAAAGAGCTGGTTTATGTAAAGGAGCTGAATGCCAAATTTGACCATCCGTTCTTGACGGAGTATAAAAACTAGCAGATAAAACAGTAGATCCTGTTGACAATAACTCTAGATCCATTCGTAATGACATATCAGACCATGCAATTTCAATAGTTACGTTTACACAACCGTCACAATTATCAAATATATATGGATCAAATTTTGTTTCTCGTAAATATTTAACTCCAGTACCCAAATCTCCACTTTGATTAAAAAGTTTTTGGTTAGATGATAAAATACGAATATTTCCAATAGTTCCAGAAGCTAAATAAATAATAGGTGATTTGTATATAGTAAAAGCTCCATCATTTGACATATCAGCAACTTGAATAGTATTTTTGTCTAAAATACGATTTACAAGCCTATTTGTTATTTTATGTACATTTGAACCCAAAGAAATCTTTGTCTTATTATAATTTATACGAGGTAATATAGTTCCACCATTAAACTTTTTCAAAATATTTTGTTGTTCTTGTGTAATTTCATCTACGTTCAAAAAATCTTTTGCCTTTTTATATCCTTCATTTTTCAAATAAGAAATATCGTCTTGGGGAAACAAGTCTTCGTAATTCTGATTAATTTCTTGAGCAACTGGAAATATTAAAGAACGTCCTTCTACATGCCAAATTTCATCACCTTGAACACCTGAATCTTTTACATTTATATAAGTAGAAACATTTACATCTTCGTATCCATTACCTGGATCTATAACAAGAATTTGGTTATCTTTAGAAAAAGAATTTGCAATAATATTTGCAAGGAATCCCGATCCAACTATTATGACATCATAATTTAATGATGTACTAATTAAATTTTTAGAAGGAAAAATCGGAATAATCAAATCACTTTTAATACATAGATTATCTCTGTAAGTATGCACAAATAACTCCGGAATGGACCATTCAATTTTACGAATGTTAATATTTAGTTTTAATGTTGTCTTGGCCACTATATCTCCATCATTTATCCAGCATACAATTTTTGTAAAAGCAGTAGCACTTTCTATATCAATTTTTACTAACCATGACCCATCATCCATATATGTAGTAGGAAAAATAAAATTACTCTTTACTGAAGACACTATATATCTTGCTGAAGCTTCGATTTCTTTACCTATAAATAACCTATCTAATGGACGTACTCCTGTATTTTTTATATACAATTCTATAGGTGGACTCTTTATAAAATTACGAAAAAAAACTTCCATATCAAGAATAGAAGTATTTACAGGAGAATTTGTTATAAATTGTGATGGAAATGGAAATCTATTTTTTATAACTGGCTTAAATTTTATTTTGCGTGAAGAATCTATTATTTGTCGATCTACAAATTGGAAAACAATATTATCTATTTTATTTGATTCTGGACACCAAAAATAAAAAGAATTTTCTGATCCTATCTCATTTGTATAACGACAACATGAAACGTTAGATGAATCTTGAAAAACAACATCAATATCTGCAAAATTATTAATTCCAAGTTTATTTAATGGTATAGTAATACTAATAGGATTAAAACATTCACCTGTAGTCGCATAAGGTAGAAGATAAGCAGTGTCTTGACCAGGAAAATAAAAATTATATGTACCAATATCACATTTTTCTTTGCACAATCCAATGTAAGTATTATCAGCAAGAATTAAAGAAACCCAGGAAATAATTTTAAAGATTTTTAAAAGCATAATTTTATTTTTGAATAAAATCTTTAAACAATATTTATTATAAATTTTTATTTATAATAAATGATTTAGAAATATTCGTTTTACTTAGTTCTAGTGAATAAAAAGTCTCCATCATCTATATTTTCTACTTTATTGTAACCAAGAGACATAATTTTGTTAATTATTTGTTGTTGCGTAATTATTATGTTTTCTTCTTTTCTTTTGTCGTCATTCCATATTTCAATTAATAAATCAGGAAGATCTTTTTTAAGAGTTTCTTGTGCACCAATTAAAAATTTATCTTCCATACCTTCTATATCTACAAGCATTAAATCTATTTTATCTAGTTTCATATTATCAAGCGGTATAGAAACAATTCCTGAATCTTCTAATTTTGCAATAGAAGCACTCCTTTCACCTGTAAGAAGATCATTAGATGTAAATACGTGCATTCCTCCATTATTGTTCTTTAAACGATCGGTACTATCATCCATAAAAAAAACACTTTCGTGTTTATCTCCTAAAGCAACATTATATATATTAACATTTGATATTTTGTTAATCTCAATATTTTTCTTCAAATGATCAAACGTTTTTGGAAATGGTTCAAATGCTGACACTTGATACGCAATCTTTGACATTGGAAGTGTTATAGTGCCAATGTGAGCTCCTACATTTACAAAATGTCCTTTTTGTTTCATACGAGATTTTAGAACTTTAAGTATGTTAGGAGACCATTGTTTACCATTTAGAAGTGTTTTTTGAATTACGTCTTCTTTATTACGTATTTCATAAGAAATACCTTCGACTTTTACTATATTAGTATTAGAAACTTTTTTACATTTAGGAGTTGTATTATATAAAAAGAAAAAAAGAAGGTGTAATGTATAATATAAAATTATTAAAAAAATTATTATTTTAAGCATTGTTTATTCTAAGACTTTTATTATTTTTTTTGAATATATTTTTACATAAAAATTTAATTTACAAATCCATATAAGTAAGTCTTATTTTATAAGGAGCTGAAAGAGTTGGAGAAGAAGAAGTATCATTATAATCATAACAATAAGGAGTAAAATCACCTCCATTTTTTTGAATTTGTCTACAAAAAGTATCAAGAGGTGATCCATTTTTTAAATTATTTGAATTATTAATAAAAGTTTTAACAGGTGGATGATTTGGTTTATTTCCATTTGAAGGATCGATTGCATTACCTTTATCACAACTACCTCCCCAAGTATTATATTTATTTAACAAAACTGTATTTTCCGGAGAACTAAAATCAAACAAAATTTTAGAACATTCATTAAATGCACAAACTTGATTTCCAGCTTTACAATATGATTTGCAATCAGCAGAATCCGCGTTACAAGTACCAGGAGTTTTTCCTACACATGCTTTAGAGCAATCAACTTTAGCAGGATTTACACATCCTACTGTAAGATTTTTAGCATATATAGTTTTGTCTAAATTTGCACATGGATTTTCGTTAATTATCATTCTTTTTGTTTTTTGATTTTCTGTTGTTAAAAGATATTCCATTCTGTAATTAATTCCGTCAACTGCACTTGAATCAGCAACCATATCTTTACCACCTTCAATTAAAATTGAACTTTGATAAGCAACATTAATTGGTCTGTCAGATTCTCCTGGTTTATGAGGTCTTGGCAATGTTTGTTCCCAAGAATCTTTTAACATTTTTACAGCCATAATAATCCAAGCAACATTTGTTGGTTTAACCTTGTCAGGAATTTGAAGTAAAATATTACCTCCTTTAGGTATAACTACTTCTACAGCAACTTTAGAACCTAATGGATTCCATGCCAAACCAGAAGATGGAATTTTTTTATATTCATTCATTCCCCAATTGACAGGGTTAAACCGCAAAGCTTTTGGATCACCACCAATTTGTTTCCACTGTTCAGATGGATCTTCAACCGTATTTAGTTGTAAAAAAACATGTAAAGGATTTTCACTTGTATTATTTACAATATTAATAGAACTATCTGGCTGGCTACTTAAATCGGTATTTACTCCTGATTTTGTTCCAGTATTTGACCCACTATGAGTTCCAGTATTTCCTCCTGATTTTGTTCCACTATGAGTTCCACTATGATGTCCAGTATTTCCTCCTGATTTTGTTCCAGTATTTGTCCCACTATGAGTTCCAGTATTTCCTCCTGATTTTGTTCCAGTATTTGTCCCGCTATGAGTTCCAGTATTTCCTCCTGATTTTGTTCCACTATGAGTTCCACTATGATGCCCACTATGAGTTCCACTATGAGTTCCAGTATTTCCTCCTGATTTTGTTTCAGTATTTGTTCCACTATTATTTTTTTCACTATTATGTTTTATTACTAAAACAATAACAGTAATTACGGAAGCAATACTTACCAAAGCAATAATTGTAATAAGTATTTTTATGTTTATTTTCATTTATTAATAAATGAAAAATAATAAAAACTGTAAATTCTTATTTTTTTTGAAATAAAAAACCCCATGATTGCTCTATTATTTCTTTTTTTATTGGAGTTGCCATTTTACCCCATCTTTGTTTTTTTTCTTTCCAACACCAACTTGAATGCAAATGCAAATTTTTCCAAATCTCATATACATAATCTTTATCTCCATTAATTTTAATCCAAATATTCATTTCTGTATGTTTTTTTAAAACATCAATCTTTTTACTTTTGTGAGATGTTGTATTTATTTGATATATAACATAACTCATTTATTGTATAGTAGGATAATTTACTGTCATTTCTCCTCGAAATGTTTTTTCCATAAGTTGACTAATTAATTTTTTATTTTCTACATTTCCAAGAAGAAAACAAAGTTTTGCATATGCAGCAGCAGTTGTCATATCATAACCAGATAAAACACCTGCTTCTAAAAGACTTATATCTATATTAAAATCATTTGATAATAATTCATCACATTGAGATACAGCAACTATTATAACTCCTTTTTTAGATAATTGGCTGATTAAATCAATAAATTTTTTTGAAATAGGAGCATTTCCTCCAGCATACATTTCAATAACAATACCATTTACTGTTTTGCTATCAAGTAAATTAAAAAAAGATGATGAGTCCATTCCAGGAAAAACTTTTATCACAATAATATTAATTTTTGGATTAATAAATTTTATATGTGTTTTTTCTTGTGGTAAACGAAGAGAATTTTTTAAAGTGAGAAATGGATAATTTGGAGAAGTAAAATGTATTGGAGACTTTTGAACAGCTCTACATCCGCGTATAAGTTTTTTATTAGATGCAACAATTACTTCTGGTATTTTAATCATTGAAGCTAATTTTAAGGCAGATTCAATTTCAAGTCCTGATGACAATATAATTGGCTTTGTTAAATTTTCAAACATAAATGACAAAGCAGATGCAGTATATACAAGTGTGTCTGCATCGCATATTACTATAAAAGCATCATAAACGTGATAATTTTTTCCTATATCCGAAGCAATTCTATTCCAATCTTTTGGTACAATATCAGAAGATTTTATTAATGGATTGTAAGAATAAAAATTGTGCGTTCCAATTTTACTTTGATAATTTTCTTTAAATTTTTCGTTAATTTCTCCGCCAGTATGAATAATTTGAATTTTGTTAATAAGTATGTTTTCATTATTTTTTTGTATATTTATGTTAAAATAAACAGTCACTACGGTTGCTACTAAAGCTGCTATTATAAGAAAATTAATTGCAGATTTTTCTTCTTTAGTAAGGATCTTCATTTTATTTATTATTACTTGAGAATAAAAGTAATAATATATTATATAAATTTATTTTTTGCACTTTCCATATTTTTTTTCCATTTGTTGTTTATCTTCTTCGCTAATAATTCTGTATAATTTTGTTTTTTGTGCTGACGTACCGTCCGTACGGCGCAAACACTTAGTACACTCAGCCTTTAAAGCTGGTCTATCATTTGCAAATGTAACAACTCCTATAATATTTTGTGCATCTACCTGAACATTCTTACGACATTTTACACAATAAAATTTTTCTTTAGAAGACATTTTTATTATTATACATTAATAAAAATTTTAAAAATAATTTACTAAAATTTTACTCCTAGCTTTTTTCCAATCATACTTAAAACTTGTCGACTTGGAATTTCTTTTCCGGATTCATAATTTGCTATTACAGATGGTGACATATTAAGATTAAAAGCTAAATCTTTTTGTGACCATTTTTTAACTTGTCTAGCTTTTTGTATTGCTATACAAATTGAAGTATTTGGTTTTTCTGGTGCAGGCGGATCTTCACTATCAAGTGCAAGAAATTTTGTATGTCCTGCTGGATTTGGTGGACGTTTTTCCTGAACTGTAGATTTTTTAAAAGTTATGTTTTCCGCTTTTTTAATCTAGAAAAATCTAAACTTAAGGACAGCGTAACCTAATATTCTTAATAAATATATTTCTTGATCCTGTTACATCTCTATCTATTACTAAACCACACTCATCGCAATTATAAATTTCTAGCTTTGTTCTTTTTATGTTTCCACATCTACCACATGTACAAGAAGTATAACTCTCGTCCACTATAATGAGTTTCTTATTATACATAGAGCATTTGTATTTTAGTTTTTCTTTGAAACTATAAAACGAGAACATTTGCATCAATCTCTTTGTTATACGAGGTAACTTTTTACCTTTTATCATTTGGCTTACTCTGAAATCTGGTAACAAGATTATATCATAATTTTCTATTAAAAAAGAAATAGTTTTCCAGTGTAATTCGGATACTAGATTCTTTGCTTTCCTCCAAAGTATAGATCTATCTTTAGATATTTCTGTTTTGTCTATTTCAACCAAAAGTTCAGTTAGTTCAATGTGTGCATCTTCTCCTATAAAGATAGATTCTCCTTTAGGATCATATCCAACAAGAAATTTTCGTACACCAGGATCTAAAGAAATAATCCGATCTCCTTTAAAGATAAACTTAACTTGGCTTTCGTTACGTCTATCTTCTTCTGGAAACCAGTTTCTATCGACCGGATAATGTAAAAAATATTTTCCTGTATCTTTTTCATATATAATTTCTATTCCTTTTTCTATTGTTGTGATATCAGAAAAAGAAATTCTATCTCTTCTACCATTACTATTTGTAAACCAATAATTACTCTTAATTTTCCTAATAAAAGAGGGAAATTGTTTATCCTCAAAATGGAGATATTCTGTTGGTTTTTTCTTAGTCATAAATTTCATTTCAAAACGTTTTACGTTTCCATTCTTATAATTAGAAATAGCAGAATTAAGACTAGAAGTGAATTTATCACTTGCTCCTCTAGGTAATCTACTATGCACTTCGTTTTTATTCCACCATGGTGGAATAGGAATTTCATCCCTATTTTCGTTATATTCAAATGATTGAAATACTAAATGTTCAAATTCTTCTTCTGTATATTCATATTTTCTAATTAGATCTCTCACAGATCGATTAGAATACGATTTAATATCTGTTATTTTATCAACTCCATAATGCTGATATACTATTGCAAGGGTAGAATTATAATACCATCTATATTGTTCAAACATCATCTTGAGTTTCTTCGTCTCCTCCTGATTCGGAAATAGTCTTATTTTCAGAGTTTTCAGAGCAACCGGTGGTGGCTTCCCGTATTTTGTTTTTAATTGCATGACTTCTGAGTCCATAGAGTCTGGAAGAGAAAACTGTGATGATTGAAAGGATGTCATTAACGAGTTCTTTTTCTGGGGATGTTTCTTCTTTATCGAGAACCAAGATTTTCCCATTGGTGCTTTGAATGATTCTGAGGACGAGTTCAAAACCAAATCTACATAATCTATCTTTGTGGGTAACCACAACTTCTCCGATATCTCCTTCGATTGCGGAGTCCAAAATGGAGTTAAAACCTTTTCTTTTGAAGTTAAGACCTGATCCAATATCTTTAATGATTTCATGGTTAGGATATTTACATCTAAAATACTCAACTTGTCTTTCCAAATCTTCTTTTTGGGAAGAAGTTGAGACTCTGCAATAACAAATATTTCTTTTAGTTGTTTGTTTTTTTTCAGGTGTAATGGAAACAACATCTGACATGAGGTATCTGCGATGATTTCCTTTTGTTCTAACGCATTTGAGGATTCCTTGATTACTCCAATTTTCGAGTGTTTTGGTTGTGACTTGGAGTATTTTGGAGACTTCTTCTGGTCTAAGGTATTTTTCTTCATTGTTTGACATTCATATTTTATGTTAGGAAGCAATCTTTTAGATCATTTCTGATTTTTATAGATTTAAAAGAAACAGTTGTTTTCCCAATCTTGATGATTCATAATATTTATTTACTATAATCTATTTTTTTAAAACGATCTTATGAACGGTTTTTCTTCTAACTCTGCTATTTTCTTTCTTAAATCTCGAAGTTGAGTAACTAATTTATCGTAGCTTTTGTGTATTGTTAACTTTTCAATATACATATAATAGCGATATTCAACAAGCAAACTGTTTAAACTTATAATAAGATCTTTTTTGTTAATAGTATCTGACTCATATAAATTGACGAGTTCTGTTTCCTTGGTATATAGTTTTTCTACATTTTCATCTTCCTTTATTTGAATATAATACTTATCTATGGCACTCATACTAAAAAAAGGTAATGGAAAATTTCTTACGTCTATACAAGTTTCTGTTTTAGATTTTTTTTCAACACTTATCTTTTCAAACTGTATTTCATCTAAGAATTCTCGATAAATTCTAGAATGTGCATCTCCTGCGTATATTATTATATTATTAGCTCTTTTAGGTTGATCTTTAGGATCAGCTCCTTCATATGGTTTCGTATTAAGATTAAAATCTTTGAACATACGACAAATAGTGTATATATCAACAATATAAGCTAATAAATTAACACACGGTTTAAAAACATTTTTTACAGAAAGTATATAATCATTCATATTAGTTTTTGTGTCTAGTATAATACGTATATTGTCAATCCAATTTTGTTTATTAGAATATACAAATGTACGAATAGTTTTCTCAAAAAAATCCGTTATTTTTTCATATAATTCTTCGTCTGTAATTTTTTTTAGTTCGTGAATAACATATTCATTATTATACATTAGGTCTAACCAAGAATTTTCTACGTTATCTTTAAGAAGATAAGTAAATAAGTGTGCTTCTTTGTTTGATTCAATAATCTTTTTTATTTTTTCAAATGTTTCTTGAATTTTTTCTTGCTCAGCCTTATTGAATTCTTCGTCTGATATCTTGTGTTCATTGTGAGATTCAACAAGTTTTTCTATATATTGAGCGTGTTGCAAACACGTAGTAGAAATATTAAAAATATATTTATAAAAATTATCATATGAATTATCATTTATTGATCTAACATCAACATAATTAACTCTGGCCAAACGACAAGCATTATCGTGTCTTGTATTATATTGTATACATTTTTTTAATTTATTAAACAAATTTGATATACTTCTGCTATTACTAATACCATCATAAGAATCATATTCTTTTTCTTTTCTTTTCATAGAGTTAATTTCTAAAAAAATATCTATAAAAACGTCTGTTTTGTCAATGAGCTCATATATAAAATCTTCAACTAGCATTGCTTTGTTTGGATAAACTGGAAATTCACTACAGTCTGTTTTATTTGTGTGATATTCTCCAAAAATATATATCATTTTTTTATATTTTTCGCTCCAATGGCAAGTGAGAGTAAATGGTCCAGCAATAAATTGAGGTGTAGGCTTTCGCACACCATTTTTATGATTTGAAATAAGCTCAGCAAGGACTTTTCTTGGGCCACCTAGAGCGTTTTCTGTTTCAGCAAGTTTGTAAAAAGCTTGTTTGATATCTTTTGGAGTAATCATAGGATTATCTAATATTTTTGGGTCATATGTTTCAATTATAATATCAACAACATTTTCTAAAGAAATTTCTTTTGGAGATTGTAGTTCAGATGTTGGTTCCATTTATTATAACTTAAAATTAAATTAAACGATTTTTTGCACAATCTAATATAATAGTAATGTTTTTATATTTGTAACATTTTTTATGTTACAAATAAATTTACGCGATCATTTCAGCATGAATTTGTTGATGAAATTTGTAATCATTTAAGACAAAATCTTTTGATGTCAATGATTCAATATCTTTCAATTCTTTAATATCTGGAATGTGTAAAATAGGAAAGGAAAACGGCATACGTTTTATTTGCATTTCTACTTGAGAAATATGTTCAGAATATATGTGTGAATCACCCATTGTAATATAAAAAAATCTAGGAATTTTATTAGTTAATTTAGCAACAACCATAAGCAATAGAGATGATGAAGCTATATTAAATGGAACTCCAAGAAAAAAATCTTGCGATCTATTATAACAAAACATATCTAAAAATTCATTTTGTACATAAAATTGAATAGTAATTGAATGACATGGATATAAAACACCTAAATTTGCTTGTTCAGGATTATATGTTGTCATCAAAATTCTTCGAGAAGTTGGATCGTTTTTTATTAAATGCACAACGTCGGCTAATTGATCAACACCTCCTTTGCTAATTAGTGGGCGTCCATTATCAAGCTTATATTCAGCATTATAAAATCTCCATTGATATCCATACATTGGTCCCATGACTCCTTTAGCATAAGGAAGTCCTAAAGAAGATATAAATTCTTCTGATGTATTTTTTTCCCAAATACGAATTCCTTTTTCCGAAAGTAACGTTGAATCTGTATCTCCTCTAAGAAAAAATAAAAATTCTTCAATAATTCCTCGTAAAAACATTTTTTTTGTTGTAAGAAGAGGAAATCCATTTCTCAAATCAAATTTCATATCATTTTTAAAAATAGAAATAGTTTCCGCATTTCGTGAAAGGCGTTTTTCTCCTGTCAAAAGAATATTTTTAAGAATATCCAAGTATTGTTGTTCACCATCAGACGTTCTTATTAAAACATAATGAGTAAATTCATCAAACTCAATTTTTTCAGTAATAATAAAATTTTTTAACCATTCCATCTTAAATGAAGTGTCAAATAGGTGTTCTCCTTTTATAATAGACATATGCACTTTATTTACAAAAAGTGGTCGTGCAAACGCGGAATCGTAAATTGATTCTCCGCCAGCAATGATAATATTACCAGAAGAATAATCAATATCATCTAAACTATCTTTAAGTAAAACGTCATTATTCCATAATAAAGTATACAAATTATTAGGATTACGAGATAAACATATAACTTTTCTATCTTCTAACCTAGGAAGACATTCGGCTGTTTTTCTACCAACTACAATAGTTTTACCTAATGTTTTTTCTTTAAAGATTGCCAATTCTTTTTTGCATTTCCAAGGAAGACGATTTTTAAACCCAATTCCTCCTTTTTCATTCATAGCAACAATTATTTCCACCATTTTTTTTATAAAAGCTTTTTTTTATAAAAAAATCATTTTTGTTTTTCAATCTTTTATAGCAAAAATACATATTTTTTCATTAATAGAGTCGATAAGTTTAAGTTTGTCTTTGACACGACGAAGATCCCAATTACATACAAACATAGATGTTATAGAATCATTTAAAAGTTCAAAATGCCAATTTATACATCTTCCAAGTTCTTCTGGTGGAAGTTTTATACCACTTTCATTATATTTTGCGCAATCTATTTCAACTTCTAAAAACAAATTATTATTAATAATAGACCAAGTTATTTTCTTTCCAAGAAATTTATATTCTTTGTCATTTTTTAACTCTTTAGGTGTCATTTTTTCATATTTAAATGATGTGTTTTAGACCAAATTGTCTATTTTTTTGTCAATATTGTTTTCCACAATCTAGCGTATCTTATTACATCATGTGGTTGTACAGAATCTTCTGTATCGACAACGTGAATTAATACTTTTTTTATTACATAATCATACAAATCAATAAAATGTCTCAAATCATCAATTTCCATTTTATTTGCTAAAAAACCAAGAACGTACGCAGTTGGATTTTTATGTTCAACATGTTTTAATTGTTCTGCACTGTCAATCATTTGTTTAATTTGAGTCTTTGTAATAATTATATTTTTAGAATTAAGATTATGTGTAACACCTTTTACATTTTGCTTAAATTTTTCTATAGGTTCTTGCATAGCGTGTTCTAAACGAGTTTTAGGAACTGTTCCATCAAAATCGTTATATGCAACACGATCAAATGCATGTATTTCTGGTTGATAATGATCATTTTCATCTTCACTACCATCGCTGTATTCGCTAAATAAAGATCCTGCTTCATCGTCTGAACTCATTGTTTTTTAAATATCAAGATTTATAACTTCAAATTAATTTTATATTTAAGATTAATATATATTTATTAATAATAAATATGCTTCAATATATTTTTGGTTTTATTGGTATGGTATTAACACCATTCATTGATTTTAGTCTTTATTCAGTTTCATCTTTTTTAGTCAATCCACAATATTTTAAGATATCAACGCAGAAAAAAGCTCTAGAAGACTGGCATGGTAATATAATAAATTATTTATTTACTTGGTATTTAATATATTATAGATTTACATGGGGAGTACCAGAATTGTTTGATGTATTATTATCATTTTTGTATTTTTTTATTGTTGATACAACATTTTACTTTTTACATAGAGCATGTCATATCTTCTTATATTATCAAATACATCAAAAACATCATTTGTGCCAACCTATTGGTTCTCACTGTGCAAGATATAGTCATTGGATAGATGCAACACTTGAAAATATTAGTTTTTTTACTCCATTCTTTATTTTTTATTACAATGCATATTGTGCTTTTGCATGTTTAATATTTAATAGTATATGGGCTTCATATATACATACTTATCCAATAAAAATAGAAAAAGCAGGGATTATGAATTCACCTTATTTACATTGGATTCATCATCAGTATGGTAGTATATCATCATGTAATTATTCTTTGTATTTTACATTATTGGATCGTTTACTAGGAACATTAAATGAAAAAAGTAAAATTCAAATAAATTAATTTCTATATTTATAATATAGAAATTTTTGAGTTTAATTTACTCTCGTAAGAGAGTCTTGTTCACTTACATATTCAATTGTGAATATTCCACCAGATTTTTTAAAAGCTTCATCAATAGTAATATTGTCAGGATAAATATCATTATAATACCGATCCATAACAGAAATAAATGTAACCGGAATTATTTGATTATATTTATATAAAATATATTGACTCATAAAATTTCTTACATCTTTAATTAGTGTGTTTGGCATAAAAGCTAAATGATGCCAATTATTGTCTTTTGTGATTTTCATATTAAATGTAAACTCTGTAGCATTATCATTACAATTTGATAAAAAATATCTACTGTTTGAATGAATATAGGGTAACAACACTCCATTTGCCGAATACACTCTTTCAGCCATTTTATTAATATAGTTTATTGTTTAAATATTATAATTGTCGTTTTTAATGACTTTTTTCAGAAGTAAGAACAACTTGATCTATCATATAAGCAAATGACATTTACTTTGTCCGACAGTTATTTATTATAATAATTATTAGAAATATAATCTACATTTTCAAAAGAAGAATAAATTAATTTTATATAATATAAAATGGTAGAAGAAAAGTGTAATTTGATTGATCTTTGTTCAAATTTGGTTCAAACATATAATACAACAATACTTTCTAAAGCACCAAATGTACTTCAACAGGCATGTTATGATCAAGCAAGATTATGTGCCGAAAAAAGTCTGACACACGATGGAAAGACCAGAAATGTATTAATTCAGCTTATCAACAATCATTATAATGTGGAAAAACCGGTGGAAGAATTTATTGGAGGTCCTGTTACACTTACATGTCATTGGAGTGAAGAATATAAAAAATTAATATATATATTTGGAGAAGAGCACTCGTCCAAAACAGATTGTGGAACATTTGCGCAAAAATATGGAATTTTATTTGAAAATTATCTTAAAAGAATCATCAGAACGACAGATTGTTTTTTAGATGTTTTTATTGAAATTCCAGCATATGAAGGTCGTGAATATAAAACTAGTTTAGAAAGTTATGATATTGGAGATTTTCGATTGCATCAGATAGGTAATACTTTTCAAAAATGCATAAATAATTTAACTGTTAACGAAAACAGAGAATGTGATTTGTCTCGAATTCATTATTTTGACGTTAGAATTATTGAAAAAAAAGAAGGCCCTGACCCTCTATCTAATTTTATATTTAAATATCTGTTGTTGGTTGACGATTCAGAATTCAGGTTAAGAAGAGAAGAGGATCTTGTTGATAAACTTATCGAATTTGCTACTGAAAATTCCAATATTATAAATAATTTTTTAATAGATTCAGAAAATCCAAACTTTGATATTTTTTGGAAGAGTCAATTAATTTATAATAAATATGTTGTAAAAGAGTTAAAAGGAAGTTATCTTGCAGATCTCATCAACACTTTTATTGAAAAAGAACTTCTATCAGAAGCTAAAGAATATAATACTGAGTTAAAAAAGTACACAAGTTTAGTTTTAACAAATATGATTATATGGCCAAGATCAAAAGCTGATGATTTAAACTTAATAACTTATTTTGAAAAAATGATAATGCTTCTAATAGCTCCAAACTCTCGTGTTCCGGATGCTTATACTTTAGCACGTATATTCAAAAAATTTAAACTAGACACTGATAAACCAGAAAAAAAGAGAGTTACCGATGAGCCTGAAGAGTCACATAATATAATCATATATGCTGGAGATAATCATTGCGAAACATATCGAAAATTCTTAAATGAAGTTCTTAAATTTACTCCTATTGCAAAAATAGGACAATGTGATTATAGTGAAACAAGTGATAAACCTAGAAATTGTCTAAATATGAAAGAAGCTGATGTAGTTAGTCTGCCTTTTTTTGGTCCAGGATGGTCTTTACAACCGTTATTTTCTGGTTGGCCTCCTCCACAACAGCCTGGTTTAAAAAATACAAAAAAGAAAAAACGTTCGATGTGTAGCGTTATGAATTGTATGAAAAAAACAAAATATGCAGATAAAAGGCTTCCATATGATGTATCTATCAGCTCTAGTTCTGAAGAAATGGCAAATAAAGCACGTATTTCTATAGAAAAAAATGTTCCTTTAGCTGAAGAGGCTTGGAAAGACTATCTAAATAAATCTTTCATTCAGAAAGAAAATAGGGCACGTACGGCGGAAGCAGATAGAAATAAGAGAGAAGAGGATACATATTGGGGTGCTGGTAAAGCAACAACTAAAACAGACGGAAAGAAAAAACTAACAACTCCTTACTAAAAATTAATTAAAAGATTTATGACTTAAGCAGAATTGACTTCATACTTAAAAAGTATGTGAGAAATTTGTATCTAATATGTAAAAGTCTATAATAATACTGTGTGAGTATTATTACATAAGTATATATCAAGTTGTTTAATTTTACTTTACTTTTTTGTCTTTGTTGCCCCTGCGTTTTTTTGCAACTGCTTCTTCTTGTTCAATTTCTTGAAGCCACCTCTTATAAGCATTTTCAAATTGTTCAAGTTCTTCAAGCCATATATCTTTTTCACTCTTTGATTTTAACTTATCTAATTTTTCTTTCAAAGACATAATATCATTATTAAGTTGTTTAATCTTATCAGCAGTAAATGTTCTAACTTGCATGCGAAGTAAATAATCATAACCCCCCTCACCTTCATTTTTCTTTGGATCTTCATCATAGCCTCGTGCTGTTAACTCTTCAATTATATCACTTTCGTTCTCATTCATAATAGATATAGTCTTACTTACAACTTCTGATACAAATCTTTCTTTATTTCCAAGATACCTAATCTCTTTCTCTAATGCATCAAGTTGATGTCTTTTTCTCTTTTCGTAATAGTCAAACCGAACTCTACAAAAATTGTCTAAAATTGAGTCTACAGTGTCGTGTTTCTTTATCTGTAATTTTTCATTGAACATGACCATATTAGATGTGTAAAGATAGCTGTGTAGTTTTAAACTGTCCAAATCGCATCGAAAATCATCTCCTTCGGAGAGTACAAAATGAACGTTCTTTGTAGATGAATAATTAGATACAGACTTAAGTTTCTTCTCAGCTTTCAAATCTTCACAAAATTCTGCAAAATTAGAAGTCCACATAGAAACTGGTAATTCTTTAATCTCAACAGTACCTTTCTTTCCTTCCTCAACAATTCCATATGAAATAAACCTATTTTCTCCATTTTTTTCTATATCTCCTATAAATCCACGATACCAAGGTGTGAATTCAGGAAACATGCTAACAATATTTGTCGGATCATCAGGATCAGACACTAAAACTTCACCATCATTTTCTAAGTAAATTTTAATAGCTTCCACCATATCAAGAGGATTATAACAAGGAACTTTACACGAAAAACCAGTTCCTATACCAGCTGAACATCCATTAATCAACATCATTGGAATAATAGGAACATAAAATTCTGGCTCAATAAAATTACCACCGTCGTCTCGCACATATGTTAAAATATCTTCATCTTCTTCTCTAAAAATAAGTTCTGTTAGTGAATCCATCTTTGTAAAAATATACCTACCATTTGCTGAGTCAGCCCCGCCTTCGAGCCTCGTCCCAAACATACCGTCACGATACAAAAGAGGTATATTATTTGATCCTGGAAATTCTTGTGCCATACCAATAATAGTTTCAAGCAGATTATTCTCTCCATGGTGATAATCAGAATGTTCAGCTGTATAACCAGCTAGCTGTGCTACCTTCAGAGATTTTGCAGAGTACTTCAAATTTCTTTTCTTTACAGCATATAGAATTTTTCGTTGTGATTCTTTCAGACCATCAATTCCATTTGGAATGCTTCTTGCACAATCAGCGTGTGAGAATTTGATAAGTTCTCCATTAATAAAATTTGTAATACTCATTGAAGTTGTCTTTCCTTGATCATCAAGAGAGAAAGTGTACGCTTCTGGATTATATTGTTCCAGCCAAATTTTTCTAGCATCCGCACTTTTCTTGTGAAATGCTTTCACCATACTAGCTAAAGATTGGTCGTCATTTACAAATTCTACCATCTTCAACCCAAAAGTGTCTGGAACATCTTCAGCTTTTGTAGTACCGAGTCCCTTGTAATACTTGACATTCAATTTACTAGTTTGTTCACCGAGAAACTTATGAAATCTGCGTTCATCATAAAATAACAAATCACCAGTCTTTTTGATTACACGAGCGATTGGTGTTTGCATACTAACGATAAAGGGTTGATCTCTCTGCAAAAGAGTAGGATAGAGAGAATGGAAGAAGTTTAAAATTAAAGCACAGATATGGGTCCCGTCTACATCCGCATCTGCAACTACTGATATTCTCCCATATGCAAGTTTCTTAAAATTGCTTTCATCTTTGTAATCTACACCTAGTTTCAACTCAATAGCATGTATTAAAGAACAAATAACTTTGTTTGCAGAAATTGTTGCGACTGGCTTATCTCGCACATTTAACAATTTTCCTCTAACTGGCAATATGCCATTCCAGTCACGACCAGATTTTCCATATAGACCCTCTTCAATTCCTGCTACTACGTATGTTTTTGCTGAAAGACCCTCGGTAATGAAAAGAGTACAATGTACACTGTCTTTACTACCAGACTTGTTTGCTCTGTCATATCCTTCAATTTTTGTCTTTTTTGATACTTTTTCGGCTTTCTTAAGCACTACTAGTTCTTTTGCACGAATAATATCTTCAATGTTGTCCATAATTGACCATTTGCAAATTTCTGCAATATGTGTTTTCTTAACAACAGCTTCTACAGCTGGAGATTCTAATTTGTTTTTGTCTTGTCCATCAAACTCTGGTCTAACAACTGTTGATACAACAAATAACCTAAAGAACTGACGAACATCTGTAATATTAATTTTAGGTGTTTTACTCTTTGCACTGTTTCCGTTAAATTTTTCTACAATTGGTCTAAATAATGCTTCAGACCAAGAATCTACATGTTGACCTCCTAAACGAGTGTATACACCGTTTACAAATGAAATTGCTTGATATTCTTTTGATGGTGTAATCAAAACGTCTGCATCTTTTATCTTAATCAAAAGAGACTCGTTTGTAGGAGTATCATAAAGTGCAGAATATTGTGTAAGAGAATTTATTGGAATAAGTTCGTCATTAAAATATACGTCTACTTTAGATAACATTGATGCATCAATAATGTATCGAGAGTACAAACGAATAATATCTTCTGTATAACCTTTCTTCAAAGAAAAATGTTCAAAGTCAGGAATCCAAGATACTTCTGTATAACCTTTAGAAAGTTGTGTTTCTTTAGTAATTTCCGGTTCAGACGTGTCCCTCATATTCCTAGTCCATGTTTGAGAAAATGTTTTCTTTTCTTTTGGGTCAAAACCTTTTACTGTAAATTTGGTTGAAAAAACATTTGTCAACTTGATACCAAGTCCGTTACGACCAGATACAACACGTTCTTCTTCATCCTCATAATTACTTCCAGTTAAAAGTTGTCCAAAAATCATACTATGATTATAACAATCTTGTTCTATATCTTTTTCTATTGGAACAACATCTCCATCATTCCATATAGAAGTTTCTCCGGTAATTGCATTAAGAATTATTTTAATCATAGTACACGGAGTTTTAGTTTTACGACTTCTTTCTACGTTATCGATTGCATTTGAAAGTGCTTCAACAAATACACGAAGTATAGCAGGAGATGTAGAAATTTCTTTTTGGTAAATTTTCCAGCCATCATTTGTTTTATCGGCCACAAATTCAGATATATTACGTAAACGTGTTGAACCTACATACATATCAGGTCTAAGTAAAATATGTTCAATTTGATCTTTTTTTTGATAACGTTTCTTATCAACAACAGTCTTTGGAGGCATTTTATTTAATATTAAAAATTATCCTTTTTAATATCAATTTTATTTTAATACGATTTACATCTTTTGTCTATATATTGCTCATCAAAATATTTATGAATTCATCTTGAAAAGTAGAATCTTCTAATTAGATTCTATTATCTTATCGGAAAACAACTGTTTCTCTTAATATATGTTCTATTGTTAAGAACTTTGCATTCCTAACAACAACTCTTCTGTAATTTCCAAATCATTTAGTTTATCAGATGATGTAATAAGTGGTTTGGCACAATTCTTTCCTGTTAGTTTTGCCATTGTTCTATTGAACAAACCTGGTTTTGTTTCTAATTCTCTGATAGAACTCTCATTCATAACAATATCTTTATAAGCAGTTGGATTTTTTACACATTCTTCTGATGCAAATTTACTAGCTTTCCTCTTAAGAGGTAAATGTACTCTCTCTATCAAATGAACATTTTTATAATCAACAACGTGTTCACCGTTAACATTAATGTGATGAAATGTACCACGTTCTGTGTCAGTACACACTATCTGAGATTTTCCATCTGAATCTGTAGAAAGATACTTGTGTATAACTTGAGCCGCTCCTTTTTGACCTTCATAAAAATAATTTTTTGTATATTTTTCATCGATTATACTGTCAACACGATCTTGAGATAAATCAAGAGGAGTAAGATTTGAAATCATCAGATTGTTTTGAATGTTTTTAGTGCTGGTTTTCTGATAAGTCGGGTGTTTTGCTATATGTTCAAATGCTGCTTTATATATAGAACTAATTTCTTTTTCTTTTTCTTCAGCTTTCTCAATTTTCAATTTAGCAATTTCTTCCGCTTTATCAACCTTTAATTTAGCAATTTCTTTGATAAGAAACTCATTTTTTTTCTTACATATTGCATCATGTCTGCTAAAACTCCTAGATGAAAATTTTTTATCACAAAAATTACATGTGATTAAAGATACTACAATTTCTTTAGAATTTTTAGATTCTTGTATTTTTAAACAATATTTTGCTTGTGTCTGATGGCTACTTAATTGATATTTGGTTTTGAACTGATTGTTGCAAAACGGACAGGTTAACTCTTTCACCTTCTCTTTATCATCTGCAAGAGCTTTCGTTTCTTGTATTTTCAGACAATATTTGGTTTTCTTTTGGTGCTGTTTCAGCATTTGAGTATTTCCAAACATATTATTACAAAACTGGCATTGTTCCATTTTTTTTATTTATTCATTTGTTTTTTAAACGAAATATTTCGTTTTTATTTACAAAAAAATATCAGTTTTTCTGATAAAATAAAAATTGTCCGAAATTGTCCGAAATTGTCCGAAAAATAATGAAAATAGTCACTATTTTCTGATTAAAGTGACTTTTCGAAAAATTTCTAATTTGTGTGTGTGTAAGACTTTTTTAAAAAAGCCATTTTTCCAAAAAAAAGATTTTTCCTCCTCCGACTTTTTTGAAAACGGAGGAGGAAAAATCTTTTTCTTTTTTTTTTGTTTTCTAAATAATTTGAAAAATTCGTAGAAAATTTCCTTTGGATTATCTTTTTTATTTTCCTCCTCCGCCTCCGACTTTAAATAATTCTAGTTCTAAAGAAAAGTCTTGATTGCAAAAAATAAAAGTAAGTAAGTCCGCTTTTATTTTTATATAGTATGAAACATGCTTTTACAAATCTAACAAAACGGTAAAAAAGGATTTACCTTCTATTTTATAACCTAGTATTCTAATATTATTTAGTGTTTGTGCACCTTTAATTTTATATAAAACAATATCGATAGAGTTAACATAAACATAAAGATTAAATTCATACCGATTTTTTGAATCTTTTGCATCATAACCGGGATTATATCCTGATTCAAACCAAGTTTCTGCAATCGCAAAAGCTTTTTCTAAAGTTGTGGTGTTTTGTGCCAAAAAAAAGGTATTATTATCTACTAATTGGTTTTGAAAAAAATAAGGCAATTGTAATTCTTCTTGTACAGAATTATTAATACGATTATTATGTTTCTTTTCTAAATTCCATTTTTCTACAGAATCATCACCATTTAATATAACTTGTTGTGGGTGTTGATCAAAATCTGTTACATCAATGTAAAAATTTTCAATAATTTTTTTTTCATGATATTTTTCTATTTTCTTTCCAAAAGCACGTAAAGATAATCTAAGTGTGTAAAGTAATCTTTTTAAAGTTTCTTCTGATTTAACTACTAACTTATTATCATTCATCACACAACTTTGCTCATTAAAAATATTACTTACTTTTTTGTATTTAAATTTTTTGTCTATTTTTATTTTTTCTCGCGCAAAATCGTTAATTGTATCTGGATCCGATAATAATCGTCTAGGATCTTCTTTTAAATATCTCGAAAATAACCAAAACATATATTCAATAATACAACGAGTTAATTGTTTGTATTTATTATGTTTTTCTAACACTGATACCGATTTTGTCGGATAATTCTCAACTTGATCTATTGTTGTCAAATCTTCAAATTTTTCATCATCAAGAACTGGAATTGATACTTTTATATTACCAAAATTAAAGTACAGTTCTTTTAATACATCATTAACTACACGTTGTCCTGTTAATACCATACTATTATCATTTGCAAAATCAATCGCTACTTCGTTTGGAATTGTTGTCGCAATCCAACCTTTTTCTTCGATAATTGGAAAAGGCTGAATTGGTTCGGTAAGTAACGTTCCAATAACACCTTTAAATTTAAATTTTAACATTCTACATTTACCGTAAGAATCAATTCCTTGATAAAAAAATAAATCAGAAACATTTACATCTTCTGGGAGTAACGATTGTTTAATTTCAATATTAAGTACGTACGTTTGACACATACGATTAAAAATTTTTCTAACTCCTTTAGAAATTTTAGAATTATAAGGAAGTGCATATGTCAAATCTTTTTTATCCGTTTTTTTCCATTTTATAATTAATTCACAATGTACACCTTCATAGATTCCTTTATCAGCATTGCTACCAATATGTTCGTATATGAAAATACAATTTGCGTTTCGTTTATTTTTATAATACGCTTGTGTATGACGAGGAATAATAAGTTCTCCATCTTCGTTTGTTCGATTAAAAACAAATATATTACAATTAAAATATTGCTCCAAAAGAGATGTAAAGAGACTCGGGTTCATATAGACTTCTGGATTTCTTATAATATTAATAATTTCTTCTGTTGTGTAATCGTACATTTCTTGTCTGCATAAAGCTGCGTTTTCTGGAGTAGCCATTTTTTCTCTTTCTTCAATCAATCGTTTTTCAGTATCATCAGATTCTAAAATATCAGTGTCCATAGCTTCCATTACACATTGCAAAAAAGAACTATTTCCATTATACATACCTTTTCTAACATAAGTATATTCCTGATCATAATCAAAAATTTCAAAAAGTTTTTTTATATTATCTGGCAATGTACCATACGAGTCTTGATTTGCAAATCGTTTTGTTTTTATTAAATCTTGTTGTTCAGCTTTTTTTTCAGGTAATTTTTCTCCAAATTCATAATGTCGTAAAATGCTACCACAATCTTTTTTATTATGTGTTTTTTGATAACAACAAGGTAAATAAGGAACCACATCCTTATTTTCTAACGGATTATCACGTAATCCAGGAAATTTAGCAACAGGATCTTTACAAATATATTTACGTGATGGAAAATTTTGAGTACTTTCTGTTTCTTTTGGATATGTCATTATTTCATAACCATCTTTTAACGCTTTCTCTAATTCTTCATCATCATCAATTATTGTTGGTGCTTGTGGACACCTTTGAGGATATCCTGTCACAAATACTTCGGGTGCGATGTCTTTAATTGTTAATTTGGTACGTGTTTGCGTTTTAGATTGTTTGATTTTACCAAAATCTTTGATGTATTCACTGTAAAAATCAACTATTGTTTGATATTCTTGATCATATACAATCATTAATTTTGAAAATAATTCTTGAAACGCTTCTACTGCATTTATGTTCTCAGCAGATGTAATTTTAACACGAATATAGTAAGTTCCTTGTTTAAATTCAGCTTTATTTTTACCTCTTAATTCTGGATCGTTTCTTTCGGCTATTTTTTCTGTTAAATTAGCCGTTAAATTACCTATTTTAGGATTATAAAAATGAATATATACACTTTCTTTCTTTTTACTAGCCTTATCACTTTCATTTATCGACATTAACGAAGAAAATGTCGGATTGTTCATAATAAGATCAGCTATAACGTATTTATTCATATTGTGATTGGGAAAGTAAAAAGAACCATTTACGCGAGTTTCTGTAATATTTGTTGCAAATATAGACCCTAAATTAGTAATTGTATTTAAAAATCTTGAAATTAGTTCTTTTTGAGATAAATATTTACCGTTTGCACTTATAAATGTTTTCATAGTTACCTTTGCAGTCTCTTCACCTTCTTCACCTTCAACAGAAACGAAAGTATCAATATAATCTTCAATCTTCGAACCTTCTATTGTTTTTTTTGTTAAAACTTTAAAAAGAATAACAGATTCGTCATAAAAACTCCAATCTTCAGGTGGAGTAAAATTTTTGAATATTTTAAAAAATTTATTAATGCATGCGAACGGAACTTCATTATTTAATACAATATTGTTAAACAACTCCATAACAGTAATATTTTTTACATCTATAGTAAAATTAAATTTTACGCTTTCTAGTTCAAATTCAGTGTATTGAATTCTTTTATCAATTTCTTCAAAATTTTTAAACAAACCTTTTTCAACTAATGCATCATCTTTATTTTTTTTAATAAGTTTTGATATTTCGTCTCTTTTGTCCTTACTTTTTTCCCAATATTTTTTTATCTCTTCAATTCGTAAATCCAATCCAATTGTTTCAATATCCGTTTTAAACTTTAAAAAAATATGACCTAAATCTGCTCTTTTGGATTCAAGTTTTTTATAATTTTCAATTAATTCTTGATTATACGCAAAAAACAAAGAAAGAATATCAAGAACCTGTAGATTTTGTTGTTCTAGTTTGTTTTCTTGGTTTAATTCGTTTATTAGTTCTACAAACTCTTTCTTAGTAATTATGATAGTATTTAAAAGATTTTCGACTTTTATAGGAGTTTCTTTATGAAGTTCTTCTAAAGAAGGAATTCCGTCATTAAAATATAAAAATTTTGGTATAGTATTTAGTTCCGATGCTAAACGGTTAATAACACTATCTTGCGTGTCTAATTCATAAACGAACAAATCTTTATGTTTAAAAATTTCGTTAATAAAAACAAAGCGAACCATTTTTAATTTAAGTAATGAAACTTTAAAAAAATCAGAATCTTGTTAATTAGTAAAAGATGAAAGAATTGAAAGAATTTAATGACAATGTACATTATATGGAAGATTTTGATTTTGACAAAAAAGGAAACTTGATTAATAAACAAATTCCTAGAGATATGCTTGTTTTGATTATGATACAAGCATCTTGGTGTAAATTTTGCAAAGACTCAAAGCCAGCTTTTCAAGATTTTGCCAATCAAATGTCAAAGAATGTATTTTGTGCAACTATACAAGCAAATGGACATAAAAAACCAAAAACAGAGATTCCTCTTGGAAAACGTCTTAAAAAAATTATACCGGATTTTAATGGTTTTCCAGATTATGCTTTGTATAAAAATGGAAAAATTATTAATGTAAAAACAACCGACAGAGATGTAAATAGTTTAAAAAAATTTTGTGAGCCACACATATTAAAAACAAATGTAATTAGAAAGTAACAGCTAATGAACATCTCAGACAATTATAAATACAATAAATAATATTATTTATTGTATTTGAATTATACAATACTCTGTATTTTTTCCATTATTTTTTTATGTCTATCAGAACTTTTATGTTTTTTCATACAATAATGAGTAACTATCATTCCGCATTCACATTCTTCCTTTTTTTGTCTTTGAGTTGATATCTTTGTCTTATAATTTGCTTTATAATATTTTTCTCTTTCTTCTAATATATGTTCTTTATTATCTTGATAAAAATCTTTTCTTTGCTCTAATATACTCTCTTTGTTCTCTTCATAATATTCCATAACATTTTCTATTACTGATTCTTTATTTTTTTCATAATATTTTTTATGTTTTTTAGCTATAACATCCGCATTTTTTTCATAATATTCTTTATTAATATCAGACAATATTTCTTTGTTATCTTCGTAATATTCATGCATTTTTTCTTTAATTTCTTCCTTATGTTCTGCTTGGTATTTTATATTTCGTTCTTTTTGTTTCTCTTTATCTTCTTGTATTGTTCTTTTAGGATATATAGGCTCGTCAATACCTTCATAAAACTTTAAACACTCATCAAATATATTTGTAAATACTGTGATATCTTCTGTAGGTAATAAAAATACATCTCTACCAGCTTTACATCTATATTTTTCAAGTTTTGTTAGAATGACACTTTCTAGTATATCCATCAATTTTGAATTTTTGCAAGATATATAATAAATAACTTTGAAATTATGTAACTTATTGTGATTGTAAGACTCTTTTCTCTTGGATAAATCTAGTGCTTTTCCTACATTATATTCACCATTCTTTTCACTTTCTTCTGAAGTCATAAGATACACTACATTCTTTTGATCAACTACTTCTTTTGGTTGTTTTACATATTTTTTCATTAATTTTTTAACCTCTTCTTGACTTTCTTCTAATTGTTTTTTAGATGTATTGATAATTTCTTCTTTCTCTTCTGTTAATAAGTTTATCCTCTCCTGTAATTTGTATTCTAATTCTTTATCAGATTTTTCATTTCCTATCTCGACTTTTCCAGTAATAAGAAGTTCGTCAAGCCAATTTGATACTTGCACTGCAAAACTAGGTGATAACCATTGAGCTAAATGTATAGCTACTTTTCGATGAACCCAAGTTCCACTGTGATTTCCACCTACATTTGTGACAAATAATTCCAATATCGGAATTCCGATATTGATTGATAATTCTTCTAAATATGCTTTCGTTTGTTTATTCTCGTTGTAATGACCTAATAATTTTTTACCATGTGCTTTGCACAACATAGTAGCATTAATATAACCATCTTCTCTCATTAGAATAGTAATAGAAGATCCATTAGGTAGTTTCAGTGAACAATTAAACAATCCGTCAGATATTTTTGTTAATTTAGATTTGTCATATTTTATAATCTTATTTTCTTCTTCTAATTTATTCTTTTGATCAATAATTTCTTTTGGTTGTTTTACATTTTCTTTGGTTGTTTTATCAAATTGTGATTTCAACTCATTTGATTCTTTAATCAACGTTTGAATATTTTGTAGTATAAGTTTTAATTCTGTTATATCTGATGTTTTTACCAATTCAGTTTTTTCATCTTTTATAATCTGATTTTCGTCTAATATACTCTCTTTCTTCTTTTCATCTAATATCTTTTTATACTTATATTCACCTGTATTTCTAACAGATGGTAATATCTCTTCGCACACAAAATCTTGAAATGGTTTTGCAACTGGTTTATTACATCGCATAATAATTTTATATAAACCTGCTTGATTAACAACATTAGAAGTCTGCAGACCTTGACCGCTTTTCAGAGAAGCTGAACACTTCCAGTTGTCAGGAATGTTTCTTAACACTTCGGTTACATTACTTAAACCTAATATTTTACATATATCTTTAACTACAAACATTGGATTTTCAGATGTACCTAATACTCTAATATTTTTATCATTAAAAAATAAGTTTATATCAATTGAGTTTGTTGTTTCAGTCATTTTATAATATATTATAAATCTTTAAGTATGTATTAAAAAAATAAATAAGATTTATATTATTTGAATACATAAGTTTGAAATTGATATATTTTTTCATTTCTATGAGAACTACTATTTAAAGAAATATATTTATGTATATAGAAATGTATTATTTGACAACTGAACATTTGTATTAAAAATTAATTAATAAAAAATTGCGACTTAAAGTTGTAAATTTTTTAATTAAAATGCCTATAATCTTCAAATGTAAATCAATGGAAGCGTATCAGATAAAAATACTTGCAGAATTATTGACAAATAATTTAAAACATGGATGTTTTGATTTAACTGATGATGGAATTACACTTCGTATGTTTGATCAACCTAGAAGAACGTTGGTTGATATGAATTTACAAGCGGAAAATTTCTCTTTATATAAATTTAAATCGGATGATAAATTTTGTCTAGGATTAAACCTCAATCATTTTCATAAGATGTTAAAATCCATTAAAAAAAAAGATTCTTTACAGTTGTTTATTAATTCTGAAACACCTAACGAACTTGGTATAAAAACGATACCAAAAGAAAATACACGTATTACTACATCTGGAATTAAAATTCAAAATATTCAAAATGTAGAAGCCGATGTTCCATTGGGGTATGGAAAGCCAGTGATTGTTCCTTCGCCCGACTTTCAAAAAATGTGTAAAGAACTTAGTAGTATTGGAAGTACAAACATTCGTGTAAAAGCTAGAGGTTTCCATATTGATTTCATTGCTGATGCAGATGGTATTTTAAAACGTAAAGTAAGATTGGGAGAAACGGATGATTCAGATGAAGAAAATGAAGTTGAACAAGTATCAACTTTTTACGAGGCTACTTTTACAACAGATCAATTTACACGTATTAACAAAATTGCAGGACTTAGTTCAACAATGCAAATTTTTTCTGGGTCTAATGATCTTCCTTTGCTTTTCCGTTCAAGTGTTGGTAGTTTAGGAAAGATTTCCGTTTACATAAAATCAAAAGAACTTTTGGATAAGGAAATGTGTGTTTCTGAATCTGATAATAGCGATATCGAATAATAAAATGTTGAACATTCTTTATTGTAAAATAAAGAATGCACTTATGTTAATAACATATTAAATACTTTTACCATAGATGAATCTAAATTTTTGCTCAACATTAAGCACATCATATTAACTTTATGATAAACTATGTATAAAATAATTTTATTAATAAAATAATTTTATTAATAAAATAATGGATATAATTGTAGAAAGACTTGAACAAACATATGATACAAAATTTTTAGATAACGAGGATAAATCTTTGGTAGAAGAAGTATATACTCACTTTGAAACTAATAACGAAAAAAAAGTGTTGTGTAAATTAATAGATAATCATAAGAATAAGAAAAAACCACAACCTGATTTTATTGGCGGTCCTGCAAATCTTTCGTGTCATTGGAGTGAAAAATACAACAAAATGATATATATATTTGGTGAACAACATACAAATAAAACAGATTGTAATGTATTTCCGGGTTCTACTTTGGGTTCAAAAAACATGAATATAGAAGATTTTATGTTAGAACTTTATAAGACAACTGACTGTTTTATTGACTTTTACTTTGAAACGTATGCTAGTATTAGAGGTAACACTTTTTCGCGTCCATATCTAAATAGATCAACCGCATCTCTATCACGAGGAGAACCTAGGGGTATAAGTCTTAAGGAATTAAGGAGAAATTTTTTAGAATGTGCTGATTTCCATACACGTAACAAAAATATTTGCAAATTAGCACGAACTCATTATTTTGATACAAGATTTATAGAAGATAGTAATGCTATCTTTATAGATATTAATAATTCAAGTATAATATATAGGGAGGAACCTATGCATGTATTAATTAGTGAATATAATAAGAGACACCGTGAAAACTTTGCTAATTATAAAGCAAATTCAAATGGTTTGTCAAATGAAGAGAAAAAACCATATATAGATCAATATAATGTATTGAAAGACAAAATTATGAATGAAATATTTCTAAAAGCAAAGGATATTGAAAAAAAAGATACTGCTACTGCTTTTTTATTAAAACTAATACATACAGAAAATTCTGATAAAATAGTAGAATCATTTAAAAAATCCATATATAGTAATGAGTATAATAATCATGAATTGTCAAAACTCGAACTTACTAATAGGAATATGTCTAAAAAAATTAAAAAGTATATTAATGATAACATTAGTAAAATGGTAGTTAATAATTTATCTAAATGGAAAGAGAATATAAATATTCTGAATAATCCAGAAACAAAAGAAGAAAAATATATTTTATGTATGATTTTTTTGTTTAAAGAGATTATGTCTTTACATTCATTAATAGCTGATATATATTTGCTTGCACGTATATTTAAAGGCCATGATCTTGAAAAATCTCCTTATGAAAGAGCTACAAAATATGATCAACCTAAAGACTCTCATAATATAATTATATATGCTGGAGATGCTCATTCTCAATTATATCGAAATTTTTTCTCATATATTGGGTTTGATGAGATTTTTTTTAGTGGTCCTAAGTATGATAATGATAATTATAACGATATAATTGCTCCTACTTGTATAGATATGAGAAACAATAATGAACCTTTCTTTTCTCAACACATTATTAATAAATATAACGATGAAAAAAGAATAAAAAAAGATCAAGAAAAAAAGAAGATCGAAGAAGATTTAATTCAAGTTATTCCTAATATTAAGATACTTGAATCGATTTTACCTAGACTTGTTCAAACGTATGATACAAAATTTCTTGAGAATATGGAAGAAGATTTGATAAAAGAATTATATATTTATATGAGACAACTTAGTAAAGATTTTCCTCAAAGAAAAGTTTTATTTCAACTAATAGATAATCACGAGAATAAGAAAAAACCACAACCTGATTTTATTGGCGGTCCTGCAAATCTTTCGTGTCATTGGAGTAAAAAATACAACAAAATGATATATATATTTGGTGAACAACATACAAATCAAACAAATTGTAATATATTTCCGGGTTCTACTTTGGGTTCAAAAAACATAAATATAGAAGATTTTATGTTAGAACTTTATAAGACAACTGACTGTTTTTTTGACTTTTACTTTGAAAGAATTAGTGGACAAAATACTGAGGGTGAAAGGGATTTTAATTTAACTGAAATAAATAAAAAATTTTTAGAATGTATTACATACGAAAAAAGAAATAATCCAGATTGCAAATTAACACGAACTCATTATTTTGACTCTAATGAACTAGAATTTTATTATAATTCAAAGCTTAGTTTTACTGTGTCAGATATAATTACTACTGGTGCTACTGGCGTCGCTGGTAGGACTGGCGCAACTGGTGCAACCGGTGCTACTGGTAATCATCAGTCTGATAAAGAATCAGAAAGAAAAGATATTATTAATATTTATCTCAAAGAAGGTCCTCATAAAAAGTATGGAATTGTGAAAGAAGAACTTTATAACTTTATACAAACATCAAATTCGGAAAAAATAAAAGAGTACTGGAGAGATCAAATTTATGAAAATATTTATGTCGATCATGAGTTATCAAGACTTGATAAGATTTTTGCCGATAAAATAAGGAAATATGTTGATATTCGTATCAATAATTTTGTAGATTCACAATTAGATTACTGGAAAAAGCTTATACATTTTGTAAACCCAACAGAACATAGAACAAAACTTGACATAGAAAAGGATCAAGATGGTGACTATTTAGAACAAATATATCGTCTTTTTAAAAGTTTTTATGTAATATTACAAAATGTTACAGATGTATATATGTTTGCACGTATGTTCAAATTCTATAATGTTGAAAGACTTCCTTATGAAGGAGCTACAAAATATGATCAACCTAGAGACTCTCATAATATAATTATATATGCAAGCCATGAACGTTCTCGATTATATAGAGATTTTTTGAAGTTTATGGATTTCAAAATGATTTCTTCTACACTAAGAGATCCCCATTACTCTAAAAGTAATACTTGTTTAGATATGAGACATTTTCCTATGCCTTTTTTTTCTCAATCTGCTATAGATAAATATGATATAGATAATGGTTTACTTGTTGATGTTATTAGTTCTCTTAAAAATTTGAAAAAAAGTTCCCTTTAATCCTTGTATTGAAATAAATAACTTGTAATCAAACTTTGTACATGACTCATTATTTCGGTTTTCTTGATTTTAAAATCTTAAAAATATTATACTTATAATATTTTTTAATTGAAAAGTGTGTATGCTATTCTTGATTTTAAAATCTTAAAAATATTATACTTATAATATTTTTTAATTGAAAAGTGTGTATGCTATTCTTGATTTATATTTTTGCATACGGTACTGATCTAATCAGATCAACCGAGTATAATTGTTTTAATGGAATTTGGATATAATTCAAGGTAAGGCGATATCTTGTTATCGTTGTTTTTATGTTCTTTCTTTATATCTAAAATTTACTTGTCCTATTTCTGTTTCTAAACGATCTGTTTCTGCTTCTCTTGCGAATCTAAATTAACTTCGACTTTAACTTCATCAATAGGAGAATATTTGTATTGATTTATATAATTAGTCTTTTTTGGACTGTCCCATTGAACTTGTTCATTACCGTTACTATCAAAATATCTATAGTAAAATGATCTGCAAGTAGAACTAAACCATCTTTCCCAACCTTTAGGCAATAGTGTTTTTTCATCTTCATAAGTTAAAAAGCATATTTTTTGTTCCATTGTTATATAATTTACTAAGACAATTTTTTGATTAGAAATTTCAATTATTTGCCATGTTTGATTCATTTATTAATTTAATTTTATATATATAAAATTAAATTTTTATTGTGGATATTTTATTTCAATAAGTGTAATATTTTTGAACTCAAGATGTTACGCATTTTGTCAATTATTTAGGTGCCTTTATTCTGCTCATATATAATCCTATTGGATCACCCTTAGAATAACAACACAATGGTGGATCTGTTGATATACTTGAATAAGTTGTTCCGCAAACTTGGCATTCAAAATAAAATAATTGAGATGATTCAAATGGCATTTTGTTTTATAAAACAAAATATAGTTAATATTTCAATTTTAAATAAAAATGATGTTTTTACTCAATAAGTCCATTTACAGCACGGTTGAAGGATAATATACGACAATATGCTATAACTGGAATAAAACACATTCGTGAATAATGATCCGGAACAGCAGTAATAATTCCTAACCCAATAAAAAGACCAACACTACTTCCTATTGTATTAAAAACAGATACTTTTGCATATATTTCTCCAATATTCTCATCTGTAGCCAATTTTTGAATACACTTTGCATTAATAGCTCCAAACCCAATAAAAGATATATTACTTAAAATATTAGAAACGCCTGCTACTGGTAAAAAGTATTCTGGTAACATAGGTGTAGCACATATTGATACATAAGAAAGTTGTTGTAAAATATTAGAATAACCCAAAAATTGCCGAGGCTCTTTATCTGCTTTTTTTCCACTTTTAGAAATGTATGCTAAACAGCCTATTTGTCCTATAATATCTTTTCCTATATAATTTACTGTTCTAATAGTTTCAACATCAGAACCAATTGCATGTAGCATACTGTGAGTTGCCATAGCACTTTCCATTGAAACTAAAACATTTGAAACAAAAGACCAACCAACATATTGAATGTATTTTGGATGAACATTTCCACTTGGAAAAAAAAGACAACGTAGCTGTTTCATTTTTTTCATATTTTTTTAAATTTAACACATTAACTCAAATTTAAAAATTTGTTACTTTTATTTTTTGTTACTTAGACTCATAAAATTATCTCAATTTCAAAAAAATTGAGAAATTAAAAATACTCTTGACGGGACTCGAACCCGCAATCTCTCGATTAGAAGTCGAGCGCCTTATCCATTTGGCCACAAGAGCACATACTATTTAATAAGTATGTGCTCTAAATAAAATGGGTTGACAAAAACATAATCTATGGAAGTAATATTCCTTATCTTATAAGTAGATTTCTTTAAACGAAAATTATTTATAAAGTTAGAAACTATTTTCTATATAAATTCTTCTCTTGAGTCAAGTGTTTAAATCTATAGTGGATTGAACTTTTTTTCAACACTTTTACGTATTCCTTTTTCAACAGATGCAACAATTTCAACTTCATCATCTGGGGGAATAACAAATGTAAAAGACTTGGGATTTACTGTACTAACAATTGCAGGTATTTTCCATTGAGATTTTTTTTCTTTTTTATTTATGTAGTAAACATTACCACATCTACTTGTTTTTTCTTGCCAATTAGAAGGAATAGAGATTTTTTCATCTTTATATAAAAGACTTGGATCATCCCATTGCACATGATTTGTCTTTTTATGAGAGTAGTAATATTTGCCAGGTGCATTTTTAAGGCTCAAATGCATTTCCCAGCCTGTAGGAAGTTTTTTTAACGTTGTTGGTAATCCCCATTGTGATTCCCCAGTCTCTCTATTTACATTGTACGTTTTTCTATACGTATCACTAACCATTTCATACCAGCATATTTCGTCTCTTTCCATTTATATATTAGAAATATTAGTTTAATTTTTTTCATAGGTGATTATTAAAAAAAATTGGTTTAAGAATATTTCTATGTAAAAATCTAAATAAATATATGACTCTGACAAATATGATTTCAAAATCTAATAACTCGGATCTTAAAAAGGTAGAAATTATCGACCTAAATCTAATACAAGACGCTCATCAAGTAATATATAAATAATTGACTAATAAAAGTTTTGATATTATAATTTTATTTATTATCTTTTAATAAATAAAAATGTACACAAGTTCATCAGTAAGATTCTCACCTAATTCGTATTCACCAGAAACCAGAAAACTTCCAAAAAATTGGGAAGTTCGTTTTAGTAGAAGAATTGACATAGGCAGACCATATTATGTTAATTTAGAAACAAAAAAAAGTCAATGGAATTTTCCAGGAGAAGAAAATCAATTGTCTTCTGTATCTAGGCATATATCTAATATACCAGAAAGGATATTTAGTCAGGAAGAAATTATAGACCTAAATCGATTACAAGACGCTCAGCATAGAACAAGGTAATAAATAAACAAGATATTAGACTAAACTATTAGCAAATTTGAAAAAGAGTTGTACTTAAATCTAATCTAACCAAATTAATTTTTTGTTTTTGGCTACATTTGTATTTAAAATATTATATATTTTAAAACTAAATATTTATCTATTATAAAATGGATTCATTTATATCTGATTTTAATATTTTATTAGTTTCTGGAATTGCTTCAGGAACTGGTTTTATTATTTTTTCGTGGTTTATGTTTAGAAAAACTCAGACCAAAATTATTGTGTGTGATAAAAATACAACAAAATGTGATTGTACAGAAGGATACTGTGGATATTGCGGTGTAAAAATATGCAAAAATAATAAAAATACGATTATTACTTCTCCTCCAAAAACATTATCTTATAAAATTAAAAGTTTTTTACAAAAACAAATGCTTTTTCCTAAAAGTTCTGAATTTTTTAATAAACAAATTTCTTTTGTGCATTTTATCTTGAATCCTATTATTGAGAGAGTAAGACGTACATTTAAAATCAACACAAAATCTAAATCAGAAAAAATTGTGTCTAAAGTTGCCAAAATTTTATGGGATCAAGGTAAATACACAGAAGCTGCAAAAATAAACGCAGAGCTTCTTAATGTAAAAAAATAGTTTTAAAAGCCAATAGGATCTGTATATTCAGTATTGTATCTAGCATTATGAAAATCCCAATATTCGGGACATCCAAATTTCCATCCTTTTGGTATTTTTGGTGCTTTCCAGTAAAATACGCAATCCTGCCATCTATTGCTACGAGTAGCATTATGAATATAAATAGAATGATAATCTTCGGTTAATTGATCCATAAGATCGCAAAAAAGTTCATATGTTGGAATAATTGAGGCATAATTACGATATATTTTTTCACGATTTGACTCAATTGGTTCACGAAGAATAAAAATACCGTCAATATTTGTTCGAATAGCAGGTTTAATATCCATAGCATACTGTAAAGAAAGAAGATAAAACATTTTCCAATGACGACCCTTTTTAAATAATGCATTTTGTAATGGTTTACTAAAAACTTTGGGATCATCTGTGCAATCGTCAAGAATAATAACACCCCAAGAATTTTCAAGATGTTGTCGAGCTAATTTTTGTCGTTTTACAAAATCTTTAATTTTTTCTTCATCATATTCATTATAGACAAAAGTACTTGGCATAAATTCAGAAAAGGCATGATTTGTATCTTCAGATCCACTCATAGCCATTCCGATTGGAAAGATATGTTTTTTTGAATATAAAAGGCCCGTAATAAGAGTACTTTTTCCTGTACCTGGTTTTCCTATTACAACAATTTTAGATCCTCCATTGTATTCAGGGTCATTTATTTTATGAGTTAAAGGAGGAATAATTTCAGGATCAAGTTCTTGAATTTCGATAGTCGCTGGATTACTCATTTTTGCATTTACTTTTGTCTTGTTTAAACCAAAGTAAAATTTAAAGTTATTATTTAATTTCCTATAAATACACTTGGTTTTAATTCTATTTCATATCCTATATTTTCGGATTCTTTTCTTTTGTTTAAAATAATCATAAAGACAAAAATAGCAAAAACAAATGAAAATGTTATTGAATAACATAATATTAAGGACCAAGATATTGAAAGTTTTCCTGTAATTTGATTTACTACCTGAACCCAACTTGGTGTAAACAAATAAAAAAGTCCTACAAAAATAACAAACGATATAATTATACTATTATATGCCATTGAAATCGGATTTTCTTTATCGATCTCTATTCTCATTTTACTCTAAGTAAAGATTTACATTTTAACACAAATATAAATCTAAGATTAAAAAGAATTAATGATTAATTCGTAAAAAAGTTAATATTTCCCAAAGTACTTTACAATCAAACTCATTGTATGTAATAATGTCTTTCATTACATCAGAATTTTCTGGATTTTCAGATTCTGAATACGTTTTCCAAGCAAAAATCATAGCATTAGCACCATTTTCACAATTACTATTATTATAAGTAGAAATCATATTATGTTTTCTCATAGCGCCAGCTATAGCTTTTAAACCAAACTTAAAACAATCTTTAATCACTATTGGTTCTTCGCGAAAAAGTTTACATAAATCTGCCCAATTTTTTAGTTTCCAAGAGCTAGTTATATTATTTTTCTTTTTTGTATCACCACTTTGATTCGCAAATTCAAATTGTCTACATTCTGCAGAATTCCAAAAACTTGATTCTGCGTGCCAATAGTATATTTTAGGATTACCACGATCAATAACAAATTGAGAAAATTCATTCATAATTCGATATTCTTCTTCATGTGTTGGTTTAGAGCAAATAAAATTTTTATATTTCCAGTGCCCTTTCTCACACCATCCAGCACCAATCATAAAAATTATGTCTGTTTTTGATTGTTCAGGAAGCGACGAAAAATCAGAAAAAATATCACTCATTGTTTCAAAGTCAACATATAATTCATTACTTTCTGTTTTCCAATTATATAAAGTGCTTTTTATTACTGCTGGTCTAATTTTATCAGAATTTTGCCTATTAATATTTAAAATAGCATCTATTGTATGTCCTCTAACTCCAGATATATTCATTTTTTCACTAGAACATCTGTTATCACGCCAAGTCTTAATTCCCTTCTTAATTGCAATATTTCGTTGTTTTACACCAACATACCAAATATTAGTAATTTCCCCTATCATATTTGATATTTTTTCTTTTTCAGTATTCCATTTTCCAGAATCAACACACATATTTGGATATAATTCAATCCTAGATGGAGGATTTATACTCCAAGTATGACCGAATTGTCTTACGTCTCTAACCCATTGAATTGCTTCTTTAGTTCGATTTTTATAGTCTAAATCAACAGAATTATAAGAAATTTTACCTAAACGATTTAGACATGTTTTATTGTAATTTTCAGATCCTTTTTTATTACATTTCCATCTTCGTCCCATAATAAAAGAATATGGAGCTGTAAATCCTTGAATTAAACCAACTGCTTCAGTGTACACTAAACACTGTGATTTGTAAGCTGGGTAACTTCCAGAATTTAAAAGATGTATTCCATCTGCTCTTAGAGGTAACGTTGAAAACTTAATATCTATCACTACATAATGATATGGCTTTTTAAGATTTGGCGCGGAAGTTACAATTTCATCTTGTGATAAACAAATAGTATCTACTAATTTCTCTAAAAAATCACTACGTATTAAAATATCAATAACTCCTTGAGTATAATTTAGATTGTTTCTTACCGGAGCCGAATGAATAAGAGGTGTTCCTGAAAACATAAGATTTTTAGTTTTAAGCAAAGATTCATCTGTAATATATTCTGAAACACTTACAACAGGAATTTTATTTTGATTAATATACTTTATTAACTCAGTTTCAAATTCTACACCTTTGTTCATAATAAATTCTGTAAAACCATAAGAAGAATGAATTGATAAAGATTTTTGAACACCACGACAATTACCAAGCTTTAACCAATCTACAAGAGAGTCATTAATCATATAATTATATAAATGACTTGCTGAAACCATATCTAAAACTGGTTGTTCTTCTTGCAAGGCAATATCATTACAAAGTTTTTGTTTTTTAGACCTAGTATTTGAAGCGATACAATCAAGACTCCTTTTTGAACACCTCATTTAATTAAATTCGTATTAACTGTTTAGATTAAAGATTATATACAATAATATTTTATCATTTTTAATTTTCGTTATAGTAAGAATATAAATACATTTTATCGTGTGGCGTCTAAAAAGAGAAATAAATTAAAAATACGCTCATTTCGTGTAGATTTTTTATTTGCACATAAGTATGCACCGTATGAGTAGTGTGATTGAGAATTTTTACATAATACGAGTTTATTTAACAAGTTTGGTTTAACTTGTTCTATAATTTTCAATTGATCTTTCATTCTTATGATATAATTTTAAATAAAAGTAAAAATACTAAAAACTAAAATTGGTTTTAAAAAGCAAAATAGTAAATTAACAAATTAACAATGCAGACTGGTAAAATTTTTCCTTATAGTTGGCATATAGATGATGAAGAAGAAGAAATTACTTCCATAAGAATATACGGGATCGACGAAAATAACGCAAATGTATGTCTTCGAGTTGACAATTTTACGCCTTATGTTTATATTGAACTTCCAGATAAAATACGTTGGAATGCTGGAAATGCACAACTTGTTGGAAATAAGATAGACGAGTTGTTAGATAGGCAAAAACCTTTAAAAAAAATGTTAATGATGAAAAAGAAATTATATGGTGCTCATATTGAATCAAATGGCTCGACAAAACTTTTTCCCTTCTTGTTTTGTTCTTTTTCTGCGAGAAAAGATATAAAAACGCTTGGTTTCAAATTGAGAAGTTCTTTAAACGTGGTTGGAATAGGAATGATTAAATTAAAAATGCACGAATCGGATGCAGATCCTATTTTACAACTGACTTGTTGCAGACAAATTTCTACTGCAGGATGGATAGAGTTTCACGGTAAAGCTCAACAAGAAGGTGAAAAATTAACAATTTGTGATTATGAGTTTAAAGTAAAATGGAAACATTTATTTCCAATAATTAGCGACAAAGTTCCTTGTCCAAAAATTATGGGTTTTGATATTGAGGTTAATTCTTCAAATCCATCAGCTATGCCTAATCCAAATAAACAAGGTGACAAAGTATTTCAAATTTCTTGTGTAATATCAAGATATGGAGATAATCAAGAAAATTATGAAAAATACTTACTTACTTTAGGACAACCAGATCAGAATATTGTTGGAGAAGACGTACTCATTTATATGTATGATACAGAAGCGGATCTTTTAATAGGTTTTACTAAATTTATTAGAGAAGAAAATCCAAATCTTATTGTTGGTTATAACATATTAGGTTTTGATATTCCTTATATGATTGATAGAGCAAAATTTCATATGTGTATTTTTGATTTTGATAAACAAGGATTTCATAAATACGCACACGCACGTGAAAAAACAATTAAATGGTCATCTTCTGCATATAAGAATCAAGAATTTCAATTTCTTGATGCGGAAGGTCGAGTATACGTAGACCTTTTACCTTTAGTAAAGAGAGATTTCAAATTTAGCAATTATAAATTGAAAACGATTGCAGAGCACTTTATTGGAGAAACAAAAGATCCACTCAGCGTAAAAGGAATATTCAAATGTTATAGGATTGGTGTGACAAAGAACAAAGATGGTGAATATAGTAAAATGGCACAAAAAGCTATGGCGATTTGTGGGAAATATTGCGTACAAGATAGTATGCTAACTGTGATGCTTATGGACAAGCTACAAACTTGGACAAGTCTTACAGAAATGGCAAAAACTTGTTGTGTACCTATTTTTACATTGTATACTCAAGGACAGCAGATAAAAGTTTATAGTCAACTTTATAAATATTGTATGTACGAAAACATTGTTGTTGAAAAGGATGGTTATCAAGTATCAGAAGCAGAGAGATATGTAGGTGCGCATGTATTTCCGCCAGTACCAGGTCAATATAATCAGGTTATCCCTTTTGATTTTGCTTCTCTGTATCCAACTACGATTATTGCTTATAATATTGATTATCATACTTGGGTATCTGATGAATCAGATATTCCAGATAATAAATGTCATATAATGCATTGGGAAGATCATATTGGATGTGAACACGATCCAAAAGTTATTAGAAAAATGGAGTTGAGTAAATTAATAGAAAAAGAACAAGCAGATATTAAAAAACTTAGAGATAAAAAAAATAAAACAACCGACAAGTTTAGGAAGAAAGAATTAGGTGATGAAATACAAATTCTTGTAGATGCTCTTAAACCATATGTTAAAGAACGTTCAGATTTAAACAAAAGTAAGCCTAAATTTCCTATGTGTGCAAAAAGATATTACCGGTTTTTGAAAGAACCTCGCGGGGTTTTACCAACTATTATTCAAAATCTTTTAGATGCTCGTGCGCACACTCGTAATGTTGATATGGTTAAGACAAAGAAAAAGATCAATGAATTAGAAACAAATGGTCAAAATAACACTAAAGAAATTGAATCTCTGAATAGTTTATTAGGTGTTCTCGACAAACGGCAGCTAGCATATAAAGTTTCTGCAAATAGTATGTATGGTGCTATGGGCGTTAGGCGTGGATATTTACCGTTTATGCCGGGTGCAATGTGTACCACTTATATGGGTAGAAAAAACATAGAAATTACAGCAGATACTATTGTTAACAAATTTGGTGGAGAGCTTGTCTACGGAGATACCGATAGTAACTATATCAATTTTCCTCTAATGGAAGGTAAGTCTGACGAAGAATTATGGGACTATTCCGAATTTGTTGCTGACGAGCTCACAAAGTTGTTTCCGCCACCTATCAAGCTAGAGTTTGAAGGCTGTATTTATAATTTTTTTTTTATACTTACCAAGAAGCGCTATATGCACAGAAAGATTGAGAAAAAACGAGGACAATTAATATACAGTGATAGCATTGGTAAGAAAGGTGTTTTGCTTGCTCGTCGTGATAATAGTAATTTTGTACGTGTTGTTTATGAAGGTGTTATCAATTATATTGCAGATAAAAAACCAAAAGATGATGTTTTGTATTGGGTTCTAGAACAAATTAATAAAATGTTCTCTGGTTGTAATTCTTACACAGATTTTGTTGTTACTAAATCAGTTGGAAATTCTGTTATTCCGAAAGAAGAAGATATTATGATTATTAATAACGAGAAAGGCGTTAGAAAAGCTAAAATAGGTGATTACACCGTTAAAATGCTTTCATCTAATCCAGTTGAAAGAGAAGAACAACTGAAAGAAAAGGGAGCTAGTAATTATGAAGAATATTATTTACTTTCTTTACCAGCACAAGTACAACTAGCAGAGCGTATGCAACGAAGAGGTCAAAGAGTAGATGCTGGAAGTCGTTTAGAGTATTTAATAACTGATCCAGAAAGACATACTGCAAAACAATATGAAAAGGTTGAATGCGCGGAATATTATTCTAGACACAAAAATGCTATCAAAATTGATTACTTTTATTACTTAAAAGCTTTAGCAAATCCATTGGATCAAGTACTGTCAGTGGCATTTCCCGGGGTTGTTGATTTCGTGTTGGAACAATATAAGTTCAGATATAAGGTTAGGCGTAATTTGTTGAATGAACTTATGGAACTTTTTACACCTAAACTCAAATTTATTGACTAAATATAAGTAATACAATTGCATAATTGAACAATGGCAGATAATTAAATTATATAATTTAATTATTGTTACAATAGTCTTATTTATTTTTTTGGAATACAATAAAATTATCGTCTTGAATAGGAGTAAAACCAAATTCAGTATACTTCTTTATTATATTATTATATTCGGACGTCTCAAGAATATTAATTTCTCCATTATAACCAACTTTAGTTATTAGTATATGTCCTTTAGTTTTTAATATATAATATATAAATCCTAAATCCATAATATAATCTGGACACGTTTGTAACACAATAAGATCATAAAAATCTTTATGATTTTTGATAAACTCGTTTGCGTTAGAGTCAGATTTATCTAAAATCATATTAAAATCAGATTTATCATTATCAGGATTCTCAAGATTAACCATGTATTTTATATCAACATTTTCAGTATCAGATATTTTTAAAAAATCTTCAATAATATATTCTAGTTTTGGAATTACAGATTCTTTTATAGACTTATCATTAAGACTCTCTTTACGTTGACAAAGTACCAATACTTTTTTTTCTTTTCCTTTTTCTAAATGATTATATATTCTCTGTTTTCTCATACGATCTTTTTCCCGTTTTTGTAGTCTTTCTTTCAAATTATTTGTTATTGGTTTTTTTATTGTTCCAGAAGAGAAAGAATCAGCATTTTTATGTAAAAATTCTTCTTCCGTATGAAGATTTTTTCTACTCAAATCTGCACAAATGCGTGATCTCCACTTGTCGTCATCACCAATTTCAGGTGGAGGAAGCCCTTTTGCTTTGTTAAATTCTTGTGCAAAACGCAACAAATGCCTATTAGATTTATATTCCATACAATCATTATAAGAAGAAAAAGGATCTTGATTACTTATGCCCTTAAAACGACCCATTGAACCAGCAAATCCGATTGATTCAGGATGAACTGCGTTTTCAGCTATTGTTCTTGTTGCATTAAGAAAAGTAAGCCAACGACGTTTTGCAAATGCAAAGTACAGCCTTTTTAATATAGGATTTGAGCGAGATAAGCCATAATATCTACGATCATCATTTGCACGAATAAGAAAGCGTGTTAGAACTAGAGGTGCCCCTCTTATAAGTGATGCACGCTTTAGAGAGTATGAAATAACTCCGTTTGATTCAAATTTACCCGAGTTATGGACTGGAGGATTATCAAAATATAACATTGCACAGCCAACATCTGTTGGATTAGGAAATGCAAAATATAACATTGTACTGTCAATATCTGTTGGATTAGGATTCCGTTCAGTCAGAACCTCGCGATCCTCAGGATGCAAATTCATTTTATATTGACCTTCTTCTACAATCTTTATCCATCTTATGGTTCTTTCCGAACTATGAGTATATTTCTTTTTAATAACTTTGAGTCTATGAAGTATACACTTATCAGAATCATCCAACTCATCATCGTTTGAGTTTGCAAAAATGTCGTAAAAACCGTCTTTGTTAACAACAACAATTGCCGTATTCTGAAAATTATTTATACTACATAGCCAAATTTCTGTGACATCTGTAACTTTTTTAAGAATCTCGTCTACAACATCTTGTAATAGCCATTTAGGAATGTTTCCGGGTCCATAAATAAATGCAGATTGAAACTCAAATTTTTCATTATATCCTCTTCTTGGCCATCCAAAATGAATAAACTCATACGTCATATGGTAATACCAACCCTCAACATAGTTATTTAGAAGTGGTACACTTCCAGATTTTGAGTATAACATTGTTCTCCCATAGATTGTCGGCCCTACGCCATACTTATTTTGTTGCATAAATGTATTAAAGTTTCTGAGAAACGATGGTTTCTGAAATCCAATATCATATACCGATGCAATAAGATCATCATCATCCATTTGCATGTTCGAAATATTCATTTAGTATATAAATAGGTAAAAAAATTAAATTAATAATGATTTATAAGACGTCCTCTTGATCTAGAAAACATATCTCTCCTAAACCTAAGATTTCTTATATTCCATATTAAATCCTGATCAAAAGAAATTGCCTCGCTAAACATATCATTCATATGTTCAACGTTTTGTGTATTCCACGGAAGAGGTTGATTAAAAGAAGTTGCCATTTCAAACATACCATTCATATCTACTACATTGCTTACATCCCATCTATCTAAAGGTTTATTAAAAGAAGTTGCTCTTGAAAACATCCTATGCATATTGACGACTCTTCTAGTGTTCCAACTTGTTCTATTTTTGTTAATATTTTGGTTAAAATTAGTAGCACCACTAAACATTTGATTCATAGATATTACTTTGCTAGTGTTCCATTTGTATAAAGGACTATTAAAAGAAATTGCTGATTGAAATAGTCCAGACATATTTTCTACTTTGCTAGTATCCCATTCTCCGATATTTTGATTGAAATTATTTGCTCCACGAAACATTTCATTCATATTTGTGACTCTGCTAGTGTCCCAATTTGAAATATCTTGATTAAAAACTATTGCTCCATAAAACATCCTATTCATATTTTGAACTTTAGAAACATCCCAATTTGAGATATCTGAGTTAAAAATATTATTATTTGCTAAACAATCCATATTAGTTACTCTACAAGTATTCCAGTTTTTCATACCTATAAAAGTTGTATAACAAGTAAAACTATTAAACATATAAGACATATCAGTCACGTTAGAAACATCCCAATATGTAAGATCTAAAACATTTGAGTATTGTGGTACTCTTAAATTATTAAGATTAAACAAATTTATCATATTTGTCACACCTCTTACATCCCAATACTTGATTGACGGACCTTCTACTTGTCCTCTCATCCATTGTTGAAAAAAATTACTCAACGTATTATTTGTATGATGTATTTGATCCCAAATTGGTTGTCGTCCTAAAAGAAAATTACGTTCATACGGATCGTTTGATTGATTTTCTAGCCTTTGTAACAGGAATATAGCTAATTGATTTCCTTCCCTCAAACAATCAATCAAATCATGAACACGACTTGTATATAAACACTGGTTAATTACATTTCTTTGGTACTCAATAATTGAATTATCCCATATAAACCTTCTATTTTCAGGAATAAAAGTATTTGATTCACCATCGTATCCCATTGAAGAAAGAATTAGTAGCCACAAACGAGTATTCATTAGACATAGAGATTTTTTATTTTTTGCTGCAAACAAACAATTTATTAAATGAAAGTTTGGTGTATTTAAAAGTCTATCAAATATTTCAATACCATTTTCTTGATTTAAAAGTTGTTTTAATATTTCAATTATAGTTTGATATGGCAAATGTGTGAAAAAATTAAAATCAGCATCTTGAACATTTTCCATTTATATTATAAGACTACATTTATTTTTACAAAAATAAAACAAATTTAATTTGTGTAAAATAACAACAATTTGTGATTGTTGTTATATTTTATTTAGTTATTTATCAATGTGCCATTTACCATATTTGTACAAAATGGATTGACGACATAATGGACAAGAAACTTTACAAGATAGTAATTCAATAGTACATTCTGTACAAGTTACATGTAATTTGTGACAAGGCCATATGAGAACATCCTTTTCTTGTAGACAGACAACACATTCTGATTTCTCATCACCGTATAATAACAAGTTAGGGATGACAAGACTTGCGATTGTTTCTGTTGCAAATTCTGGATCCAATATATCAAACATAAATTCTCTCAATATCTTAATATTTGGTGTTTGATTGCATTCTTTTAAAATTTCACTAACAGAATTATTGTTTGTTAAATAACCTTCAGTAAAATACTCTCCGTATCTAAACTTACCTATACGATCAATGACTTTTATATTTACGCATAAATCGTTAAGCCGAGGAGATATTGAATCAATATACTTAAACATTTGCAAATGTTCTCCATGCTGATAATTTAACTGATTACGAAATATACTAATTCTTTCACGACATTCAAAACTATATCTGATATAATATCCAAATGAATTACGTAGTTGCAAATCATCTTCTTGGTTTAATAACGATTCAAGACGCCATTCAATTGCACGTTCAATTGACTTTGTTACAATTTCAGGAATATTTGGTGCAATAAGTAAATTTCCAGTTCCATAAGACCAAATATGAGGATGATGACATAAAATAATATTAAGGCATCTATCAAACAATATTCTAAGAATTATTGATTGATATGGAGTTACACCATACATGACTCTTTTTCTGCGTCTTGTGCAAACAATTTCGAAAAAAGTACCTTGAACTTCAACATTTATGAATGTCATTTGCTCTAATCATTTTAGAAAATTTTGTTTCAAAAATCAATTTTATCAATAATTGATTTTTATTAATTTACTTTAGTAAGAAAATCTTGTTTATTCACAAATTCAATTGTGAAAAAACCATTCGATTTTTTAAAAGCTTCATTAATGGTAATATCGTCTGGATAGATATCATTGTAATGACTATCCATAACAGAAATAAATATAGTAGGAATAGTTTGATTATATTTATATAAAATAAACTGACTCATAAAATCTCTTACATCTTTTATTAGTGTATTTGGCATAAAAGCTAAATTTTGCAAATTATTGTCATCTACGATTTTCATCTTGAATGAAAATTCTGTTGCATTATCATTACAATTTGATAAAAAATATCGACTATTTGAATCAATATATGGTAGCAATACTCCATTTGATGAATACACTCTGGAAGCCATTTTATTAACGTGTTTTACACTTTAAATAATATTGAATCTTGTGTCAACACAACCTTATTCTGATACATTTCAAATAATTAGGTTGTTGACTATTCAATATTAAATAATTATATTTTTTTAATTTTTTCACCGTTTATTTTTGGTAAAAACTTTTCGGAATTACTTTGCCAATTTTCTTTGTAATTAAATGTGCAATTATGATCGTGCATATGCAAATTACAGTAAATATTTTTACATCTACAAGTATGGATGTTAACCATACAAGAATTAATTTTACTTTTGCATACAACACATTTACTCATTTTTTTTATACAAATGTTTTTTTAAATTTTAATAAAAGATGTTAATAGCTCGACGATCTCGCCTTAACCATCGATCTCTCATTCGTATTCTGTTTTCTGTAAACCTACCGTTTGAACCTTCAAACATATTTCTTATAAATACGTTATTAATAACATTATTTATGTCCCAATCAAGAACTTGATTAAAAGATCTTGCCTCATAAAACATACTATGCGTATTTAGTACTTGACTCGTATTCCAACGAAGTGCTTGATTAAAAGAAATTGCATTGTTAAACATGTTGGACATATTAGTGACTCTACTTGTGTCCCATTCTCCAATATCTTGGTTAAAATATCGTGCTAGATTAAACATTTGACCCATATTTGTGACGCTGCTTGTGATCCATCTTCCAATATCTTGGTTAAAATCTCTTGCCCCATTAAACATTCCCATCATATTTGTGACTCTACTTGTGTCCCATCCTCCAATATCTTGATTAAAAACATGTGCGTGACAAAACATTCTCTCCATATTTGTGACTCTACTTGTGTCCCATCCTCCAATATCTTGATTAAAACGAAATGCTTCATTAAACATATCACTCATATTTGTTACTCTACAAGTATTCCAATTTGCAAGACCTGTAAAAGTGTGATCATGACACTCATTAAATATGCCTGACATATTAGTCACGTTAGAAACGTCCCAATACCTAAGATCAAAGTTCATTTCTGGACAACGAGAAAATAAATTTGTCATATCTGTTACGTCTCTTACATCCCAATATTTGAATGGACTATGTAAATCTGGTTCAACAAGCCATTGACGCAAACGATTGTTATCAAGTCGAATAGTTGGTTGTTGTCCCATAAGAAACATACGTTCGTGATGATCTGTTGTTCGATTTGCTAGCCTTTTTAATAGGGATCTCGCAATTGGATTTCCTTCCCTTAAACAATCAATCAAATCATGAACACGGCTTGTATATAAACACTGGTTAATTACATTTTGTTGATACTCAATAATTACATTATCCAGCCAATCAAACGTTTTATTTGCAAGATTAAACCTATATGATTGGCAATCATACCCCATTGAATGAAGACATCTTAACCATAAACGAGTTCTGATTAGACATAGGCTCTTTTTATTTTGTGCGAGAAACAAACAATCTATTAAATTAAAGTTTCCTATATTGAAAAGGATATCAAATATTTCAATACCTCTTTCTTGTTTTAAAAGACTGTTTAGTGTTACAATTAAGATGTCTTTTGGTAAGTGCGCCAGTTGAAGAACAGAATCATTTTGATCCTCCATTTATTAAATATAAATAAAATAATAAAATATTTTATTTATATTTTATAAATGGTAAAATGTCCTGCTGGTAAAATTATAAATCCAGAAAGTGGAAGATGTGTGAATAGAGATGGTAAAAAAGGCAAAGAGATACTAAAATCTCGAAAAAAGAAATCTAGTACTAAAAAATGTCCTGTTGGTAAAATTATAAACCCAAAGAGTGGAAGATGCGTCGATAGAGATGGTAAAAAAGGCAAAGAAATATTAAAGTCTCTAAAAAAGAAATCGAGTCCTAAGAAATCGAGTCCTAAGAAGTCTAATCCATCTGATTGTGTAATACAAACTTCCAAAAAATATACAACTCGAAAAAGTCCTCCTTATCCGGCAAATAAATGCCGTGGTAAAATTTTGCTTGGAAATGATGGAAATATGTATAGAAGTGCATCAAACATTAATGGAGTATATACATGGCGTATTAAAAAATGATTTCACAAACAATTCTCAAAGTATAATTTTGTAATTATTTACTATGTGCAATAATAAAAGTAAAATGATACACTCAAATATAAACAAAATATTTGTACGTTTTTATCACAAAAATGTAATTGATCATTTTGAAAACCCGAGAAATATTGGTTCGTTTGATAAGTCAAAAAAGTCTGTAGGTACAGGTCTCGTTGGAGCCCCAGCTTGTGGAGATGTTATGAAACTCCAAATTGAAGTAGACAAAACAGGAAAAATTATAGACGCTAAGTTTAAGACTTTTGGATGTGGATCTGCTATTGCCGCATCATCGCTTGCGACAGAAATGATTAAAGGAAAAAATATAAATGACTGTGTAAAAATTAAAAATTCTGAAATTGCTTTTTACTTACATTTACCACCTGTAAAACTCCATTGTTCAATGCTTGCAGAAGATGCAATAAAGTCGGCCATCTTAGATTTTAAATCTAAGAACCTATAAACTGTTAAAATTAAATATAAGTCAGACATAAAAAAATATTATTTAATTTTTAAAATTAACGCTTGTACCACAACCACATTTGCTTTGTATATTATCGTTCGCAAAATCAAATCTTGATCCCATAACATCTTCTATGTAATCTATTTTAAGTCCTATTAAATATATTAAGCTTTTATTGCATAAATACAAGCTATGTTCATCTAATTTATACTCTTCATCTAATGTGTTTGGTTTTAGATTTGTGTCTAAGATTTTAAACTTGTATGAAAATCCGTTGCAACCACCACCTTTTATATATAAAAGGGCACTTTTTCCGTTTTTACTAATTAATTCAATTAGTTTTGATTTTGCAGTATGTGAGATGTTAATTATCATTTATAATTATTGTTTATTTTTAAAATAAACAATAATTATACTATAAAAAATAAGTTTATTTTTTATTAATCAATAATTGTGTTAGTATTTTAAGAATTGCAATTGGTGGAAGTAAAGAGAAATGAAATCCAGATAAAGATGGTCTTGACATAATGTTTTATATTATTAATGATTATTGCACTTTGTGTACGTAAAAGCATATTTAAATGAGTTTGTACTATAAAACATATGATTAAACAAATCTCTTCTTGAAATATCCTTAATATATCATTCACATACAACAAAAAACATTTCATTATAAAAAAATTTAGTTGATTGACAGAAATTTCCATAATAAACCTCCAATAACACCTGTGACAGCGCCAACCGCATGACCGATTAACGAAACTTTTGAATTTTGAACTGATGGCATTGCGACAAGTCCAATAATTGAAATAACAATTATTAAATTTAAACCTTTTTTAGTTATTAACTCCCAAGTCATAATTCCAAAAAGTATTCCAGAAAACCCAATTGAGCAAGGAAACCCATCAACTACTTTGTGTACAATAACTTCAATAATTGATGTAAAAAGTATTAAAAATAAAATTAAACTTCCAAAACGTTTAGGTCCTATATCTCTTTCAATTCTTGTAAGAGCATAAAGTGCTAACAAATTAGCAGCAAGGTGATATGGTTCTATATGAACAAAATTACTACAACAAAGCGACAAGACATTTTTACCACACGGTACTGTTTTTATAACCGCTGTAACATATAATGCAAAAATAACAACTATTGATACAGCAAGAAATAAAGACACCGGTACATCTTTAAATTGACAAGAATCCATTTTCTTTTGTGCAAGATTTTTTTATCATCTATATATAAAATGAAAAATTTTGAAAATACAAAAGAAGATTTTTGTGGTGCGTGTGTTTCTTTACCAGTTGCAATGGTCGGAGCCGGAATAGCTGGAGCTTCTACTAAAAAAGGTAAAACAAATAAAAAAGTCAAAAAAATTATGTTTATTGTAGGCATTTCAATTACAATAATATCATTAATAATAGCATTACTTTACCTAAAAAAATGCAAATCATGCCGTTAAAAAGTGCCATTTTATATTTATTTTAATATAAAATTACTATTCAGATACACTATCAAGATTTTTTGGCGAAATTTCCTTTTCTTTTATTTCTGGCAAAATTTCGTCTGTGTCAATCGTTGGAATTGTTATATCTTCTACCATATACTTCATAAAATTATCTTGTATATCTCTTATGTTTTCATCAAGACCTGACTTTTTGCGAGCGTCCATATACTTTTCAAAATATTTATCTTTAAATTCTGGATAATTTTTATCCATAACACTCAACGTTTTACGAGTCTTTATAATAATATCTCTAACTTCTTTTAATTTTTTCAAATGTTCCAAAAAAGTCCAAGAAAGTTGGGCTTTCTTAACTGAGAGTGTAATATACTCTTCATAAGGATCGACTTCCGGATCACTCTTTCCATCATCTTTTCGAGCTTTTTCGGATTCGGCAAGCATTGCTTCTTCACGCTCCTTCATTTCTTTTACCGTTTTTTGTTCCTTATCCCTTTCTTGTTTAATATTTTCAGAAATAACTCTTGTTGTTTCTTTACGAATATCAACCTCGGCTGTTTCGGCAGAATACTTTGAAGAAGAGGTAATCGGAAATGGTCTTCCAACATACAAATGATATAATTGATGATAAGAATCTACATTTCGAATTAAAAATTCAGCTCTTTGATTAGCTTCTACATCAGTAGCGTAAGTACCTCTAACTTTTGCAAAACCAAATACGCCATTTTCGTTTGGAGTAGCACCTTTGGCAGGTGTAAAAGAAAAAAGAGCAAAATTTTGCATAGGAATAGCCGGATCTGCGTATGTTCGATCCACAGAAGGAAACTTTTTAACAAAATCTGTATTATTAATAGTTTTCATAGCTTCTATTGTTTCTTGATTTGTAAGAGGAGGTACATCTTGTTCTGGACGCCACTTATTATTAATATCACGATCCGAAGGACTTGTAAGTGATGATTCCTTTTCCCATTCAGGATGTTGTTCTGTCATTTCTCATTCAAAATTAATTCTTTAGATTAATAGATTAATAATTAAATTGAAATTATTTGATATATTTATTATAAAATTTTATTTAAATAAACCTTCTAATAAATGGATTATTTTAAAGAAGAAACATCCGGTAAAGCATACTATAAAAATAAAAAAATATTAAAAAATTCTTATGCTTATTCACCACAAAATTATTCAGATACAACTCTGCGATATGCGACAGAAACAAAAGTCCCATCATCTTTTATTAGGTCGACTAGAGAAATACCTGATTTACGAGATGTTTTTAGACATCAGATCAAAGGTCTTCGATATAATGAAAAGGAGCCAGATATCCTTATGCCGCCGAGTAGAGAACCCGCTTTTGAAGTTCGACCTAAGTTTGAAGAAGAAGTTGATTACAATGAAATTTGGAGACAGGCGTTTACAAACAAGTGGGATTTGGAGCATCATACACCTACTTCACCTACTTCACCTACTTCACCTCCAGAGTGGAAAAAATTGACAGCTAAGAATGGGGATGATTACTTCGCGAACATGCTCACAGGCGAAACTCAATGGGATCCGCCAACTACACTTGTTTTGATTAAAGACGAGCCAGTGTGTCAACGTCGATCAAGAAACCAGGAAGAGATCGAGAAAGGTCTAGATGAAATACTAATTCTGTTATCTAATTCATTTATGAATAATGACCAGAAAGGAGTGATATCACTTAAACTTCTTGTGTTGCAATTTCGGATTGCAGGAGAAGACCCGCCTTTGGTGATATCAGAGGAAACAGTACAAAAGGCTTTCCCATTACATTTCAAAAGATAGGATAACTGTAAATAATCTTATTGTACACCGTTTTTCTATAACTTTTTCTTCTCCTAATGTAAATAATATTTTTGATAAGTCACAAGGACTATTCATTAATAAAATATTCTTTTAATAGATAAAAGAATATGCCAAAACAATCTAGATTTAATTTTTATTGACTAGTCAATTGAATTTTTTCGTTTTCAAATTACATATTCTTGTAATTTTATTTATATATGACATATCAATATTTATTCTAAGATAAAAAGTATCTTTACTTTTATTTTTGTGATTAAAAACTTTCTTTAGAACTAAAATTCAAAAAAGGCGGAGGATGAAGGAGCAAAATAAAAAAGATAATCCAAAGGAAATTTTCTACGAATTTTTGAAATTATTTAGAAAACAAAAAAATAAAATCTTTTTTCCTCCTCCTCCTCCGGATTTTTTAAAAAGTTCGGCGGAGGAGGAAAAAAGATTTTTTGGAGAAATGGCTTTTTAAAAAAGAGTCTTACACACACACATTTCAAAAAATGATGAAAAAATAAATTTAATCAGAGAATAGTGACTAATTTTTGATGTTTAAACGATTTTTAAACGATTTTTAAACGATTTTTAAACTTTTTTAAACGTTTTTTATTTTATCAGAAAAAAGTGATATTTTATGTTAAAAAAGAATAAAATTTTCATTCTCGGTTTAAACAAAAAGAATGAAAAGAATAAATATGGAACAATGTAAATTTTGTAATAATATGTTTGGAGATACTAAGATGCTAAAACAACACCAGAAAAAAACCAAGTATTGTTTAAAAATCCAAGAAGATCAAGCTAAAAAAGTTGAAACAGCAAAGCTTCAACAGATAACTACCGAATTAACTTGTCAGTTTTGCAATAAGCAATTCAAAACAAAATACTTATTGCGTATTCATCAGACACAAACAAAATATTGTCTTAAGATACAAGAATCTCAAAATTCAGAAGAGATTATACCATCTTTGATTGTATGTATATATTGTTCTAAAAACTTTTCATCTGGAAGTTTTAACAGACATGATTTAATATGTAAGAAAAAAAATGCAAAAATAAAAGCTGATAAAGATGACGAAATTTCTAAGTTAAAGCATGAGAAAGTAGAGAAGGCTGAAGAAATCGCTAAGTTAAAGGCAGAAAAGGCTGAAGAAATCGCTAAGTTAAAGGCAGAAAAGGCTGAAGAAATTGCTAAGTTAAAGGCAGAAAAAGCCGAATCGATTAGTTTGATATATAAAGCATCTGCTGAACTCGCCCAAGCTACTATCAACGAGATAGCTAAACAACCAACTTATCAGAAAAACAGTACAAGAAATATTCAAAACAATTTGATGATCTCAAGTCTTACTCCTCTTGATTTATCTCAGGCTCGTGTTGACAGTATAATAGATGAAAAATATACAAAGAACGATTTTTATGAAGGTCAAAAAGGAGCGGCGCAAATAATTCATAAACATATCCTCACAGACTCAAACGGTAAATCTCAAATCGTATGCACTGATACAGAACGTGGTACATTTCATCACAAAGATCTTAATGGTGAACACGTTGTTGATTATAAGAATGCTCATTTGATAGATAGAGTACATTTACCTCTTAAGAGAAAAGCGAGTAAATTTGCATCAGAAGAATGTGTAAAAAACCCAACTGCTTATAAAGATATTGTTATGAATGAGAGTTATATCAGAGAACTAGAAACAAAACCAGGTTTGTTCAATAGAACAATGGCAAAACTTACAGGAAAAAATTGTGCAAGACCATTATTAGTAAAACCAGAATCAAATATTGATTTGACAATTACGGAAGAGTGGTTAATAGAAAATGCAAAGTTTTTAACGATAGATCATATATTAAGAGGAACAGAAGGATATGCGGATTATGCGTTGTCTTATCCTTTAAATGATCGGCTTATCGAAGAAGACTATTTAAATCCTACATTTATAAAGTATAAGGATAGAAAAGGTAATATAATAACAGACTATGGTGGAAAGATGTTGACGAAGATGCTAATTGATTCAGTAAGAGAAAGAACATACGAGTTAATAGAATCAAATGATAATGTAAGATTTGAGTGTGAAGATATAGAAGATTCTAATTTTCAGGAAGAGTTTATAAGTATTCTTATGGCCAATATATAGATAAAAAAATTATCAAATGATTTTTTTAATCAAAAACTTTCTTTAGAACTAGAATTCAAAAAAGGCGGAGGAGAAGGAGCAAAATAAAAAAGATAATCAAAAGGAAATTTTCTACGAATTTTTCAAATTATTTAGAAAACAAAAGGAAAAAGAAAAATCTTTTTCCTCCTCCGACTTTTAAAAAAACGGAGAAAATGTTCCATTTTCAGAATCTATCTTTTTATTTTCAATGGATATATATATTTCTATTTTGAATTTCATTTCTTGGATAAAAGTCACTTTATCTGATTAAAGTTACTTTTTTTTCATCATTTTTCTTCCTTTTTTCATCTTTTGTCATCATTTTTCATCTTTTTATTTTTTATGAGAAAAAGTATTGTTTTATCAACAAAAAAAATTAAATTTTCATTCCTAGTTTAAAAAAGGAATGAAAATAATAAAGATGGAACAATGTCAATTCTGTGATAATATGTTTGGTGATATTAAGATGCTACGTCAGCATCAAAAGAAAACAAAGTATTGTCTTAAAATACAAGAAAAGTTGACTAAAGAAAGAGAAGAGGCATCAGCTAAAGAATCAGCTGAATTATTAACATTACAATCTCAGACAAAAGAATTAACTTGTCAATTTTGTAACAAGCAGTGTAAAACCAAATATATACTCAACAATCATCAGACACAAGCAAAATACTGTCTAAAAATACAGGAATCTCAAAATTCACAAAAAATTATATCATCTATAGTTACCTGTAAATATTGTGAAAAGAAAATTTCATCTGGAAATTTTAACAGACATAACTCAATATGTAAGAAAAAAATGAATTTTTTTAACCAAGAAATAGACAGAATAAAAGCTGAAAAAGATCAAGAAATTGCTCTGTTGAAAGCTGAAAAAGATCAAGAAATTACCAAATTGAAAGATGAAAAAGTTGAAATATATAAAAATATAGCAGAAAACTTTCAGGCAGCTGCGGAAAGAGCAAATTATGTTATTGAGGAGATAGCTAAAAAGCCTACTTATCAGAAAACAACCACTAAAAATATTCAAAACAATCTTATGATTTCTCAACTTACACCGTTGAATTTGACTAAACCAAGTGTTGAGAGTGTTATAGATTCTAACTATACAAGTAATGATTTTTACGGTGGTCAAAAAGGTGCAGCACAGATGATTTATAAGCATTTTGTTACTGATGATAATGGTAAATCTAAAATAATTTGCACAGATATGAAACAAGGTGCTTTTCATCACAAAAACTCAAACGGTGAACATATTATTGATTATAATAATTCTCATTTGATAAAGACAGTTCACGCTCCTCTAAAAAAGAAAGCGTGTGAGATTGCCGCAAAAGAGTTAGTTAAAAACCCAGATATGATGAAAGAAATCAATAAAAATTCGACTTCTATATCAGAGTTGACTTCAAGACCTGGGGTTTTCAACACAGCAATGGCTGAAATGACGGGAAAAAATTCAGCTAGAGAATTGTTAATTGAAAAAATATCATCTGAACATAATTTGTCAATAACAGAAGAATGGTTATTAGAAAATGCAAAGTTTTTGACTATTGATCATATATTAAGAGGACCAGAGGGTTATGCTGATTATGCATTATCTTATCCTTTAAATGATCGGCTTATTGAAGAAGAATATTTAGAAACGACATTTATAAAGTATAAGGATAGATTAGGCAATATAATAATAGATTATGGTGGAAAGATGTTGACAAAGATGATATTTGATTCAGTAAAGGATAGAACGTATGAGTTAATAAATTCTAATGACAATGTAATCGTTGAATATGGAGATATAGAAGATTTTAATTTTCAGGAAGAGTTTATAAATATTGTGATGAGCAATATATAAAGAAAAACTTTATTTGGTTATGATTTTATGAATCATCTAAAAAGAAAATAGTATAATCAATTATGAGTTTACATATAACGTGTGATAAAAATCCACCAATAAATTATATGATATCTAACAAAAATTTATCGTGTAATCAAGTTGCTATGCATCTGTGTAGCATAGGAATTTCAGGGACCGTAACATCTCAATTTACAATTAATTGTGAAAAGTCTAAAACAAATTGTAAAATAGAAAATGGTTGTTTACTTACAATTTACAACACTTCTCTTGAAAATTTTTATAAAAATGTGGTTTGTCCTCTAAATATAAAAAATTCTCTTACTTGTGGATATGTTAATATTGATGGTGTATATACTGGATGTGTAAATAATTTGTTTAGGTCATCGGATTGCAAATAAATTGTTCAATGATTATAAATTATATATAATTTATAAATTATTTTTAAAAACGTATTCTACCAAAAGAAACTACTAAAAAATCCGGATTTTTGCGGAGATGGTATTTTGGGAGGTGTTTGAGTTTTAGGCATTGTAGGAGTTTTTATTGTATCATTTTTACATTGTTCTAGTTCTCTTATAGAAGAGACAAGTAATCTACAAATAACACGATCTACAAAAAATATAGAAAATTTATGAGTTCCAACTATTTCAATACGGTTCTTATCTGGACAAGCTCTAATATAGGTATTGTATTGAGTTTCTTGTATTCTGCGTGATTTGGCGTAATCCCACATAAGTGTTCTCGCATCTTTAAGATTTTTAGTATAAAAATTTGGAACACCATTAATTGACAAAACAAACATTTCTGAATCATCTTTTACCAAAAAATTAACACTTAACAACATTTCGTCTTCACTATCATCTTCATCGTTCTCAGACTCATTGTTCTCAGAATCATTGTTCTCAGAATCATTGTTCTCAGAATCATTGTTCTCAGAATCATTGTTCTCAGAATCATTAATTTGATTGTCATTATTGTCAACTTGATTATTGTCAATATATTCGGTACATGAAAGATATTTTACATTTTTATCTTCAGAAGTTGAAACATTATAATTATCCTTTTCATTTGTTGAAACACAGTTTGTATTCATGAGTTAATTTAATTATTGCTAAAAAGTTTTTAAATAACAAATTAGTAAAATTTTAAGACTTTTAAAAATGGTTCAAATTATAAAAATGAAAAAACATTTATGGAATGGAATAATAAGATAAATGAATCCACCAGTTGAACAAATACTTCGAGAAAACTATGTAGATGGAGTTTTTCACACTCATGTTTCTATGTTACAACCTAGAGGAAAATTTCAATTTAATAGAGAAAAACTAGAAGATTTTTGGAACGCATATTGTACAAAAATTTTTGAGGATGATGATGCTATTGTAGGTGTTGCTGAAAAACCGCAACATTATTTACCTGTACTTGCTGATATAGATTTAAAAGTCAAAGAAACGGATGATCCATGCCTAGAAGATCATCTTTATACAAAAGATCAAGTAAGACAGGTGATTGATATATACCAATCAGTTCTTAGAAATATTGTAGAAGAATGTACTGATGATCATTTGATTTGTGTTTTGTTAGAAAAACCAATGTATTATATTTCAGCTGGGGAAACAACATATGCAAAAAATGGATTTCATTTGCATTTTCCAAATCTTTTTTTGAGTAAAGTAGACCAAGAAGTGCATCTCATTCCTAGAGTGAAAGATGCAACACAAGAATTAAAGATATTTTTAAATCTTGGGTATGAAGATTCTTCAAGTGTGATTGACAAGGCTTGCTGTACAGTTCCGTGGTTGATATACGGAAGTCGCAAATCAGAAGATATGGATCCTTACAAAGTAACATCAGTTTTTTTATCTGATGGTTCTGAATTGAGTATTGAAGACGCTTTTAAAAATTATAAGATTTATGATATGAAAGAAAAGCCTATTCCTATTCAAGGAAATATAAAATTTTTTCTCCCGAGAATTTTAAGCATAATTCCTTATGGACGTTCAACACAAGAATTAATAAACGGTTTAATTTCGCCTCTTAAAGGAAAATTACAACAAGAAAAGGTAAAGAGTAAAAAACCATTAAAAGTTTCTGTTGAAGAAGCTCTTAAAATTTCTGAAAGACTTCTTCCAATGCTTGCTGATTTTCGCGCTGAAGAAAGAAATGATTGGATTACAGTAGGGTGGATTTTGTATAACATTGGTGACGCAAGCACTCAAGCTCTTGATCAATGGATGGATTTTTCTGCAAGATGCGAAGATAAATACGATGAGGCAAGTTGTATTTATGAATGGGAAAGAATGGTAAAAAAAGATCTAACACTTGGAACGTTAAGACATTTTGCGAGCATTGACAGTCCACAACTTTATAAAGAATTTAAGAGTGAACAAGCAGAACATTACATAAAAGAATCTTTAAATGGTTCACACAATGATATTGCAAAAGTTTTATTTTCAGAGTATGGAAATGATTTTGTATGCGCTTCAATAGCTGGAAAAACATGGTTTCAATTTAGAGATCACAGATGGGAAGAAATTGAAGAAGGTGTGTTTTTACGTGAAAAAATTTCTGAAGAAATTGTTTTACGATATTCAACAATTGGTTCTGATCTATTTATGAAAATAGCTGGTATTCAAGACAAGGGAGAAGAGGCAATGTTTAACGCACGATTAAAGCAAGTTCAAAAAATTATAAATAATCTTAAATCATCTCCTTACAAATCTAACATTATGAAAGAGTCAATGGAAGTATTTTATGACAGACGTTTTAAACAAAAATTGGATCAAAATCCTTACATTATTGGTTTTAAAAACGGAGTCTACGATCTAAAATTGAACGAATTTAGAGATGGTCGTCCAGAAGATTTTGTGAATAAGACAATGCCAATTAATTACATTGAGTATAATGAATCAGATGAAGTTGTACAAAATGTAATCGACTTTTTGGTAAAAGTTTTTCCTGATCAAACCATTCGAACTTATTTTCTAGATACATACTCTGATATTTTTGTTGGAGGAAATAAACAAAAAAAGGTATATATGTGGACAGGAGAAGGAGACAATGCTAAATCTATCACTCAGAAATTTTTTGAATTAATGTTAGGAGAACTTGCTATCAAATTTAACACACAATATTTTACGGGCAAAAAAGTCGCATCTGGTTCTGCTAATCCAGAATTATCTAGAGCTGCGCCTCCTGTGCGACACGCTACGATGGAAGAACCAGACGCAGATGAACAACTTAATATCGGAGAATTAAAAAAGCTAAGCGGTGGAGATAGTTATTGGGCACGTGATTTGTTTGAACCAGGAAAAAGTACCAGAGAAGTTTTTCCAATGTTTACTCTTACTTTTATTTGCAATAAACTTCCTAAATTAAAATACTCTGACAAAGCAACTTGGAACCGTATTCGTGTTATTCCATTTGAGTCTACTTTCGTTGAACCAAATGAACCGTGTCCAACTACTCTTGAAGAACAACTCAAACAAAAACGTTTTCCTATGGATAAAGAATTTGGCAAGAATATTCCAAGTATGGTTTCCGCATTTGCATGGTATTTGCTTCAGTGGAGACAAAAAGTCAGTGTTAGAATTGAGCCAGAAAAAGTACGTGAGGCTACAGCTATTTATCGTCGTCAAAATGATATTTATCGTCAATTTATTGAAGAATGCATTGCAGAAGACAATTCTGGATCTCTAAGTATTACAGAAATGTATTCTCATTTCAAAGATTGGTTCAAAGAAGGTTGGCCTAATATGTCTTTGCCCATCAAAAACGAAGTCAAAGAATATTTTGAACGTTTGTGGGGAGATTCAGAACGTGGGGTTAAATGGCATGGATATCGAATCAGGACTTTGCAAGACGATCTTGATTCTGGAGAAGTTGTCATTCTTGATGAAAATGATTTGGTTAAATATTCAGACGACGGAAAAGCACTTCCTCCTATGTAAAAATATTTATATTATATTAATCTACAAATTAATATAATTTCATTCTCCGTTTGTCATTATAAAGCGAAGTATATTAATTATAAATAAAATGGATTCTTTTTCTAATGCAGGACAACACTGGTTTCCAAGAGAAGATGAACTATTGTTAGAAGAGTTAAATAACAATATTGATATTCAGACAATCGCATATGATCATAAAAGAACATTGGGAGCTATTAATGCAAGACGCCGATTAATTGCTGGTAAAATGTATTTGAAAAAATTTTCTATTGAAGAAATAATGAGTAAAACAAAATTAGATGAAAGAACTATTATAGAAATAATGTATAAAAAAGATAATTATAAATCAAAAAATAGTTTGTTAGAAAATGATATTGAACAAATCAAACATACTCTACAAAAATTGGTTGATTTTGTTTATAAATCTTAAATAAGATTTTTTTGCATTTATATAAAATTAAATATCTTGTTTCTAAAAAAATAAAATTGATTTAAAGATATTCATTCTATAGAATAGGAAGAGAGCATAAGATAGATCATTTGATTGATCTTATGTAACGTTTTCCAAAGTCGTGTACTACCAGCAATTCAAATATCAACTTTTTTTTGAGAAAAAATGTACGCAGACAACTTTGGAAAACGTAATTATATCCAAAAAGATAATTATCTTTTTGGATCTGTAGCTCAGTTGGTAGAGCGCCGGCCTTTTAAGCCGGTGGCCGTGGGTTCGAGTCCCACCAGATCCGTACAATTCCAAACATGTTTTTTGAATTGTTTATAATACATAAAAATTGATTTTATAATAGCAAGTCCTTTTAGCGTTTGTTCTATCAATGTTTATAATTTAGAACGTGGATTCAATTCACACCTATTTAATTCAGAGTGATTTACTAATTTGTAAGAATATTTTATTACAAATTTATATTATTAATTTTAATATCCATTCAGTTGCAGTAGTTCTATCTACGTTGTATTTAAGTCCTATTTGAGTATAATTTAGTTTTAAAACATTTCTATCATATAAAAGTTCTTCGTCACTTGGTTTCTTTATACTTGATTTTGGTTTAATACTTTTAATACAACTTTTGGTTATGCCAAGTTCTTTTTCATACTTGACAAACCATTTTACAATTGATTTATCAGAAACATTATGAATTCTTGCCAATTTTGTCATATTTTTACCACAATCTTCATATTGCTTTTTCAATGTTTGATAATCAGGTCTATCTATTACAACTCTAGATGATTTTCTAGAACAAGGCTCGCACCTAGCTGCCTTATAAGTTATCTCTAGACCGCAATCAATGCAAAAATTTTGTTTTTCTGTTTCCATTACATTTGAAATATATTTGTCTACAATTATCTTGTTTTTCTTTGCATATTCACGAATTCGTGTCTTTTTTACATCCTTGATGCCACTCACTGGTAATTTGAATTCTAATAGCATTTTTGTTAATTGTTTTGCATCGTACTTCTCTATTTCCTCTATCATTTCTACTTGTTTTACATCATACTTTTCAATTTCCTCTATCATTTCTACTTGTTTTACATCATACTTTTCAATTTCCTCTATCATTTCTACTTGTTTTACATCTGATTCTTCACTGTCAATCTCTTCATTATCTTCTTGTTCTGAATCTGTGTTTTCTTCATCTGTCTCTATAAATTTTATTTCAGCAGACTTATCAGTCAAAATTTCTGTTTCCTCTATATCCTCTTCGTCCTCATAATCCAATAATTTTCCATCATCTACAATATTTTTATTCTTCATTATACTGTGTTCTTTACATGGTAAACCAATATAATCACATAGATATCTAATAGACTTTATTATCTCTTCTAATTTTACACCTTTTATCCATTCTCCGTTGATTGGATTACGCTGATCTTTGAATTTTAATTTGAGTATATCTTCGATTAATTTGTTATTCTCTACATATATCAAGTAATGAACTTTATAATCACAAGGTGCACCTTGTTTGTATGATGCTAGTCTAATTTTAAATGCTGGTGTTGTTTCTGTCATTGATTGAGTCGAGATACCTATTTTATAGTAGTCATCTTGGTAGTGACTAGTGAAAGCAACGTGCGACATTATATACACCACATTTCCGATTTCGTACACTCCTCTTCTACGTCTTTTTAAGAGTTTATTATGATTTTGCGTCACTGATGAGAGACGACGAGTAATATTTGCTTTTTCTAGTATAACTTCTTCTTTTTCTTTTATAGCTTGTTGTTTTTCTTGTGTCAATAACTTTATCTGCTTTTGAAATTTATTCTCTAGTTCTTTGTTTGATTTCTCTTGACCTAACTCAACTTTACCAAATAATAGGAGTTCTTCTGTCCAAGCTGCTACCTGTACTGCGAAATCAGCGCTTATCCACTGCGCTATTATAAGAGCTAATCTTCTATGAACAAAAGTACCTCTGCTTTCATTTTTTCCAGTCTTAATATCCTTTATAATTAGGTCCCTCGGAATTCCGAGGGACCTTTCCAAAGCCTGAATTGTAGCTTCTGAATTTTTATTTTCTTTCCAATGAGAATATTCTTTACCTCCAGCTTTACATAATTTAGTACAGTTAACGTAACCATCTTCTCTCATTGGAATTGTAATAGAAGATTCATCTGGTAACTTTAAAGAACAGATAAATAAACCATCAGATTCTTTTACTAATTTAGTATTTGATTTAAAGACTTCGAGTCTATTATTTGGCAAGAAAAGATCTTTGGTAGGGGAAGTTCTTGTCATTTCAGTTTTCTATTTATATAATATAAATAGAAATCTTTAGATGTCCATATAAATTTAAAGCAACGTGTGCAAATCTCGTACACTCCTCTTCTACATCTTTTAAGCCAGTGGTTGTTGGTTTAATCCCTACCAAGTTCATTTCAAACAAAAAAGTTTAGAATAATTCAGAAAACTAATCATTAGTCGCGGGGATCGAACTCACAGGAATATTCAAAAACTAGTGGCCGTGGGTTCATCTACCCGATTTCATTTTTTTTAAAAATTTAGTTTATGATTATTTTGTAATATTAATTAATATTACAAGTTTACAACGATTTAAGGAAAAATGCTTAATTCTTTTCTAGACCGCTACTAGATTCATACGAATTTATATGAATCAACTCTTTCGAGTTTCTAAACCATGTGTAGCTCCATGGTAAGAAGTAAATCGAGGCTAGAAAAATACTAAAAGGTAATTTTCTAGCAAAATGGTATTTTTTAGGGTTTGCGAAAAGATTTGGTTTTCATCCTGTCACTACGCCCTTAACCGCTTTAACTCGCCGTAATATACTTCTTACATATAAGAACCTTATCTTTAAATAAGAATTTATTTTAAAATTAGTAATTCATATGTAATGAAAGTAATTTTCTGATTAAAAAACTTACGAATTAAATATTCTTTTATTTTTAAAAAAGAATATTCTTACTAATTCATACGAATAAGAACAACAGTTATTAGCCTTGAATGGAAAGTATTCATTATTTTATTATATCAATATTGTGATCACACAAATTTTGATTACAAATAGCCAAAAATTAATTTACAAATTTTTTCTACATTTGTAGTTTTAAAAATAAAAATGATTTAAAGAGAAGGTTTTATAGAGTAGGAAGAGAGCATAAGAGATTATGTGAAGTCCCCAAAGTTGTGTACATCCAGCAAATTAAAAAATTCAACTTTTTATTGAAAAAACTGTACACAGAAACTTTGGGGACCAGTAGCTCAGCAGGTAGAGCGCGTGCCTTTTAAGCACGTGGCCGTGGGTTCAATCCCCACCTGGTTCATCATTTCGAATATTGTTGTTCGAAATGATTAAAATAATTTTGTCCCCAAAGTTGTTTAAAACTAGCTTTGGGGACCTGTAGCTCAGTTGGTAGAGCATCGGTCTTATTAACCGAGTGTCTTGGGTTCAAGCCCCAACAGGTCCATCATTCCAAACAAAAAGTTCGGAATGGTTATAAAATTTACATAGGTACCTTAAGAAAAAATTGAATTTTTTTAAAGATTAAATAATTGGTAATTAATTCTTTGGATGACATTGAAAGATAATCTATCATACATAGATTCAATTTTATTGGAGCCATCTACTAGTCTTTATTCACTTTATCAAAAATGGGGTGCACATTATATTTCTGATAATTTAAAAGATGAGATATACGAGATATATATTTCAAAAAATCAATCATGGTGGTGCGTTCGATCTTTAAACAAAACTGAAATTGATCCAGTAAAGTCAGAAAAAATTTCACAATATTATTCATCTTTAATCAGACATTTATTAAAATATAACAAAAAAATTGTATTACATTGTAAGATTCGATGGGAAAATAAGCATAATACACACTCAAATGCATTAGTTTTCACAAAAAATGAAATTACGAACGAATGCAATGTCACTCTTGTTGAACCAAATAAAAAATTATGTTACTCATTTGTAAGACTAATTCGTAAATTAGTTTCGTCATTAAAATGTGATCTACGATTGGTAGCAGCTAATTCTCATTTACAATATGCAACTTATCTTCGTTCACTTGGTTATTCTAATTATCCTGTGTGTAGGCATTTGACACTATTTTTAGTATATCGTTTACTACATAGAAAAAATATTCAGTATAATTCCTTCAGTGATTTAAAAAAAGAACTACACAAACCTTTTAATTTATTCTGTAAAAATCTAGTATAAAAAAACGAAAAACTCTTTGAATTATTTTTATGTTATTTATAACATAAAAATATTAATTAACTATGCCCATCTACCCAGAGAACCAACAAAAATACCAGACGTATTAACTTCATCGGATATGTCTAGTTCTAATACTTGATTAAAAGAACGAGCATTATGAAACATATCTTCCATAGTATTTAGACTACTTAAATCAAACCATTCTAATGGTTGATTAAAAGATGTTGCCCATTTAAACATATGACTCATATCAATTACTCTACCAGTTTCCCAACCATTTTCCCATACTAATGGTTGATCAAACAAAATCGCTAGTTCAAACATATGACTCATATCTTCTACATAACTAGTATCAAATTCTAAAATACTATTAAAGCTATGTGCATCTCTAAACATACAACTCATATTAATCACATTACCCGTTTCCCATACTAATGGTTGATTAAAAGATCCAGCATTTCTAAACATATGACTCATATCTGTTACATTATCAGTTTTCCATTCTAATGGTTGATCAAAACAAACGGCACCGTCAAACATACGACTCATATTTGTTACTTTACTTGTATTAAAATCTAAAAATGAATCAAAAGAAATTGCCCTTTCAAACATACTTGACATATTTTCTACATTGCTGGTATCCCATTGTAATGGTTGGTTGAATTCTTGTGTATTTTGAAACATATAACTCATATCAGTTACACTACTTGTGTTCCAGTTTAATGGTTCATTAAAAAATGATGAACCCTGAAAGCAAAACTTCATATCTCTTACTCGACATGTGTTCCAATTCGTTATGTTATGAAGAGTTATATTTACATAAGAAACTAAAGAGTTCATAGTTCTTACATTACTTGTGTCCCAATAAGTTAGATCTATATCTAAATGAGGTCTCTGATAAATATTAAACAATCCACTCATATCAGTTACTTTTCTAACATCCCAGTATTTTATATTATTAAAGTTATTAGCGGTAAGTAATTGCGTAATTGTTATGTTGTTAAGAGAAGGCATAATCATACGACCTTCTAAAAATTGATTTTCTATTTCATCTGAACTATCAGTTATCAAGTTCAGAAGAAGGTATTGGGCTACATATTTTATGCTGACGAATCCAGATCTGAATATATCTATTAAATCATGAACTCTACTAGTATACAGACCTTCTCTAACACATTGGTGCATGTATTCCTTGATAGTATCACACCATTCTGGATGTGCATCATCTCCGATTACACCCATACTAATCAATAATCGCACCCATAGTTTTGTATCAATAAAATCAAGTATTCTAACCCTAACAAGATTTCTTTGAATTGCCAAATTTATCATACGAATAGAACCTGTATTTGCGATATTAGATTGAAACATTTGGGAATTTTCTTGTGTATCATCAAACAAAGAGTTAAATATCCTAATAATTGCATTATTGGGAAATAAAAAAAAATCAAATTGATGAGCACTCATTTTATATATACATACACAAATTAATATTTTTTAATTCAGTTTTAAATATAAATGTAGTTATATTATATTCAGAATAAAATTGTGTGTGATATATACTTTAGAATTTTTATACAGGATAATATGTCATATATAACTAAATAAAATTATTTATAACATTAAAAAACTCGTTTTTTTCAATATAAAACTTAGTTTAACCATAATCCGTCCAAAGAAAGTTTCAGAAAAATGACATAGCGTATATCAGTTTGTTTTTGAAAAGTTTGGCGGACATTCGTCCGTCTTGGACGGATTATGGTTAAATATAAAAATATTTAATTAGCAATGGAGAGAATCAACATTTTAAAACAAAAAATTCAATTGACTGATTAGATAGTAAGTGGATAAAAATTAAATTCAGATTGTTTTGGCATATTCTTTTATTTATTGAAAGAATATTTTATGAATCTTCCTTGTGAATCATCAAACATAGTTATATGTTTTTGAATCTTCCGTGTGAATTACGAAACATATACGATATATCAACTGTAGTTTTAACCTTATCCCAATCTAATTCTTGATTAAATGAGGTAGCATCATCAAACATATGACGCATATTTGTTACTTTTCTTGTATCCCAATGTAATTGTTGATTAAATGAAGTTGCTTCTGTAAACATAGCAAACATGCTTTCTACATTTTTTGTTTCCCATACTAATGGTTGATTAAATGAAGTTGCACAAGTAAACATATTTGACATATCTTTTACATTATCTGTTTTTAAATCCAACGGTTTATTGAAAGTTGTATTATGAGCAAACATACCTCCCATATTTATTACATTATATGTATTCCATTTCAACGGTTGATTGAATGCAGTTGCACCTGAAAACATTTCTTCCATATTTATTACATGAATTGTATTCCATTCCAAAGGTTGATTAAATGAAGTTGCTTCTGTAAACATACCCATCATGTTTTCTACATTACCTGTATTCCAACGTAATGGTTGATTGAATGATTCTGCACCAGAAAACATAGCAGTCATATCTTTTACATTACTTGTATCCCAATGTAATAGTTGATTAAATGAAGTTGCATTTGAAAACATTCCTGACATATCAGTTACATTACTTGTATTCCATTCCAACGGTTGATTGAAACGAGTTGCATAATCAAAACAATAGGACATATCTCTTACTCTACATGTATTCCAGTTTGTTATTCCATTCATCTTGGTAATACTCATACATTCAGACATATTTGTTACATTTTTTGTATCCCAATAAGTTAAATCGAAACTAAATCTATGGTCCTTAAATAATTTATGCATATCAGTAACATTTCTTACATCCCAATATCTTATGATATCGGTTTTTTTACCAGAACGTACGAATTCTACAATAGTAGCGTTGTTTAATCTAGGTATATCAGTCATGTTACCAGCTAAAAATTTCTTTTCTAATGTACTTGAATCTGTCTTTATCAATTTATCAAGTAAAATTTTTGCATAATTTCTTATAATCAGAGACAAATCACGTTTGTATAAATCTATCAAATCATGAACTCTGCTTGTATATCTAAGTTCTCTAACAATTCGATATAGATAATTTCTAATCGTATCATCCCATTCTTTATGTACTAGTTCTGAACCATTTTGACCTAGATAATGCCTAATCGTATCATTCCATTCTTTATTTTGTTTTCCTAAATTGTAAAATATACCAGTGCTTATCAATAATCTAAGCCATATACGTGTATCCATAAAATCAACTATATTAACTTTACTACTATCTGCTTGAATAGCCGTATTTATAATACGAACAGAACCAATATTTGCAATATTAGATTGAAGAGTATCTGTTTTATCATTAAATAATTCTGTTAGTATTTTAAGAATTACATTTGATGGAAGGAAAGAAAACTGAAATCCAGGTGGTATAGTATCGTCTTTTTCTGATTCAGAATCTTTTTTTCTGATTAATGATGTCCATTCCAACTTACTAACTTTTTTATCTTTTTCTGATTCAGAATCTTTTTTTCTGGTTAATGGTGGCCAATCCGACTCACTCACTTTTTCTGATTCAGAATCTTTTTTTCTGATTAATGGTGGCCAATCCGACTCACTATCTTTTTCTGATTCAGAATCTTTTTTTCTGGTTAATGGTGGCCAATCCGACTCAGAAAAAGATGCGGTCGCTCGTGGTGAGTAAGAATAAGAAGCTATTAGTGATTTTTTTTCGCGATCACCAATATATTTGTATATTTTTTTTCCGTTTAAAATTAAACCAACGAATCCTTTAGGAAGTGGAATTTCTGTGTCAAAAAAGTTTTTAGATCCCCATTGAGTTTCACCTGTAAATATATTTTTGTAATAGTATTCACCAAAAGAACTTTTTTTTTCTTCAAATTGCATTTATTATTAATAAGATAATAAATTATTTAATATACTTTAACAAATGGTGTTTACGCCGGTTAGTTTGGTTAACAATTAATTCTAAAGAATTAATTTTGACTTATTTTACTAAAAATATTGTTACGACGATACTCTATCAAGATATAAATAGTAATTTTACAAAAAAAATATTTTTTTGTAAAATTATATATTTAATTTGTTACTTAATTATAATAATAAATGGAAGAACTTTGTAAAAAATTAATTAAAACGTATAATGCAAATTTATTAGATGGTGCCGATATTGAATTGCAAAAAGCATTTTATAAAGTATCAGAAACAAAACACAATTGTATTAAAGACAGAAATGTATTGTCTGATCTTATTTTAAATCATCTTTACGTAGAACAAAAGCCATGTCCTGAATTTATAGGAGGTCCAAAAACTCTTACTGTACACTGGAAAGAAGAAGAGCAGAAAATGATATATATATTTGGAGAGACTCATTCTGATAAAATGGATTGTGAAAAATTTGGAGAAAAAGCAAATGTTGAGTGGGATAAACCTGGTTCAAAAAAAATGTCAATCGAATATTTTTTGAGTGAACTAATTCGAACTACAGATGTTTTTATTGACGTTTACTTTGAATTTCCTGCATATATGAAAGAACCAAAAAAATATGAAGATTCTTTTGAACCTTTTAAACCAGAACTACGTAGCAATCAACTTTTAGAAAAATTCAAAAAATGTGTTCAATATGCATCTAGACAAGCAAAAGAGTGTAAATTAGCAAGAATTCATTTTTTTGATGTTAGATATGAAGATAATGAAGGTTATAATGAAGGTGTAAACGATGCATCTTGGTTTAAGATTAAAGTAGAAAGAATTTTAAATCTATCATACTTAAATAATCTCGATAAAATAACAAAACTTAAAAAAATTCTATCAAGTGATCAACAAATTATAAACGTGTTGAATGAACTTAATTTATCTTCATCTAAAGATTTTTGGATAGGTCAAATTAAAAAAAATAAATACGCAGAAAAGGAAATAAAAAACTCGTATTTATCAGAAGAAATTATGATATTTATTGAAAAAGAAATGGAAGATTTAGAAGAATATTTAAACAAATGTAAAAAACATGTTTCAAATATTTTAAACCCAGAAATTGATAATGATTATTTTTTACAATCTTTTGAATTTGTTTATTATGTAATTGCACTGATTAATACAATTGTAGCTGACGTATATACTCTTTCAAGAGTTTTTAAAATATTTAAACTTGAAAAAAAGCCATATGAAGGAGCTTCGTCTAACGATCAACCATCTCAACCTCATAATATAATAATATATGCTGGTGATATTCATTCAGAAAGATACAGACGATTTTTAGAAAGCGTTGGTTTTCAAAAAATAGCTAGTTCTGGTGGATCTTTAGAAGATCCGGTTAATTGTCTAAATATGAAAACAATACGACAGCCATTTTTTTCGTTTTGGCCAATGACAATTTTTAATACAAAATTATAACGATATACTCTATTTGGTAATTAAATTTTAAACACGGAGTCCTAAATTTTCTAATGCAATTCTTGCATATTTTTTAGCATTCTCATTCTCGTGCAATAATAGTTCGTAAATTGGTTCAACTATTCCAGAATCCATAATTTTATCTCGGTATGTTAAGGCTATTTTAGCTATTGCGATTGTTGATATAATTTTTGTACGAATAGTATTATCACGAATGAATAAATCTCTCAATATGTTAATTCCATCTTCTAACACAATTCTTTCACGAAGAGTCTGATTTATTGCAAATGTAGCTAGAACACGTGCTGCAATCCAATTATTAGAAGGAGACTCGTTATTGTGAATAAATAAAAGAATTGGTTTTATAGATACTTCTAATGTGCCTATATTTAGGTTCGACAAATTATCAAATATAGTAAGAGAATGAATAGCTAACAAGACATGCTTTTTTATTTTAACGTTTCTATATCTCAAAAGATTTATTAATGGTTCTATTGTGTTTTTTGACAAAACAAGTTCTCTGTAGACTTTATAATTAATATTAGTATCTTTCAACAAATTTTCAATAATTACAACTGTATCTAAAAGTATATCATCATTGTCATCTACACTAGCTAAATTATGATCATCTGACATGATTTCCACAAGTGTATCGATTATATCCTCGTCTACAATTTGCTGAATGTAGTCTTTATCCTCTGCTATGTAGGATAATGCAAAGGCAGCATTCCTTTTACATACTAAATTATCACCTTTTAACAGAACAACCAAAGGTCTGATAGCACCATTTTGAGCAATAATACGAGTATGTTGAGAAGAATTAGTAAAAGTAGCAATAATAATTGAAACATATTGATTTATATCTTCATTTCCTAAACTAAAAAGCTCAATTAGTGGAATTATTCCATTTATTATCCTACTTCGATTATCAACTATTATTGACAATTCAGCTAGTTTTTTTACAGCTTTTTTTTTTGCAGTTTCACTATCGTGAGATAATATCTCTATTAATTCAGGAATACTTTTTTGATCAAATTGTTCGTTAACAAATTGTATTCGTTGATCCCAACGTTTAATTAAATCTCTATAGTTCATATCTCTATTATGCAACTGTGGAACAGTTCTCGCTACACGTGATTCATCTTGAAATTGCCAATGTTTTTCTAAAGATCCAAGATCTATATATTTTATAGCATCTACGCCTGTTGATGTTGGATGCCGAAAGACTCCTATCATTTCGTAAGGCAATATTGAAAATGGTTTCAAAGATACAGAATCTTCTAAAACACTACCGTCTTCAGAGACAAAATTGGCTCCTCCTCTCCGTCTCCACGCAAGATCACGAACATTAATCTCTTTACATAATTCCTCATCAGTCATATCTTTAACGTGTGCAGGTGAAAATTCAGGTGCTATTATACCAACCCATCTTATCATTTTTTCTCTTTCGTATTCTGACAATGTGTCTTTCCCACAAAATTTTCGCCAATTTGGTAAGTGCGTTTCACATCTACCTTCTTCTTCAGCCGTAGTTTCACATTCATAGTGAAATGGACAATTTCCGTCAAGACATTTTCTGCATATTGACATCTGATTGATCGACGGATCAGTGTTTAGAAGTGGTGAAAAATAAGCCGATGACAATCTTTCACGATTTTTACGACTTTTATTTTTAAGTACATGTTTATGATCACCTACATAATTTGTCATTTTTTGTCTGTCATGTTTATGTCTAAAAAAATCTTCAAAATCAAGTCTTCTTAATAAATCTTCTGGTTTGTCTTCATATTGTCTTTGCGATTCTATAAGAAATTCTTTTATTCTTGCAACTGATATTAACCCAATTCCAATAATATTATCGTTGTTGCACGAATAGAATCTCTGTGTTTGATTTGTTCTTAGTACATTTAATATCTCATTTAATCTACCGTAAACCAAACAAGAAACTGGTCTGCGTTTATCGTCTTTATGACTTGTTAACCTAATAGGTGTATCTCCTCTTGGATTATTTCTTGTTCTTGGATTAATTAATCTTGTTTCATTTATATTAAGAGTATAGATTGCTCTGAATTGATAACCATTTTGATGAACATAAACATAATGTTGAGGTACGTTTTGAGTATTATACTTTAATCCTAATTCTTCTTCAAGTTCTAAAAACATTCCATCATCGTATGATTGATCTTTTTTACATTTACCTGACATTCCTATTTGAATATCATAATTGCCATCGCTATCAAGTTGAATTGGTCCTAATATATACATACTATCATCTAAAAATTGAGTATTAATTAAATCATTTAAAAATTCAAGTCCGTATGTGCTTATTTTAATATCGTTATCATATTTCCATACTGATATTTGAGTTGAAACATAATGAAGAGTATTTTTGGGAAAATCTGGACATGAAAGTGCTTTTATTCTATTATGGGGTGGATCAAAAAACCCAACCATAATATCGTAAGACATTTTATTTATTTATAAGAAAACTTATATTTTCTTTTAAATAAATGGAAGATCATAAATCTAAATGTGAATTTGAATGGCTTTGTGATACTCTTATACAAACTTATAACACATCCGTCTTAGATGTATCAGATACAAATTTTAAAGATGCATGTATTGAGGAAGCACATAAATGTGTGAGGAAAGATAAAGATTCTGAAAGAAAAGTTTTATCCCAACTTATTCTTAATCATTCAAAACAGAATGATCCAGACGTTCCAAAAGAAGAAAAAAAACCAATTACTGATTTTATAGGAGGTCCGGTATCTCTAACAATGCATTGGAGTAAACAATACAAAAAATTAATATATATCTTTGGTGAGAGCCATAGCAAACTTAATGACTGTAAGTGGGCGATTGGTTATAAACCTGAACAAGTAATGTTAATAGAAGATTATCTTGAACAATTGTTTAAAAATACAGATGTTTTTATAGATTTTTACCTTGAAACGCCCAGAACTTATCCAGATTATGGCGACACAAGAATTGGTGTAATGGCGACACGTTTTAAAGATTGCTTTTATAATCCTAATACTAAAGAAAATGAAAATAAGTGTAAGTTATCTAGAATGCATTATGTTGATATTAGAGGGGAAAGTTCTGATTTAAAACCCAATCGTATGAGTTATGCTTCTCTTGGAATGACTTATATTTCGGGTAATAAACTCCTACAGAATCTTACGATTCTTTTGGATAAATATAATTATGACACAAAAATTAAACCAATTTTTGAAGAATTTTCTAAAATTAATATTTATGACGACAAAGAAGATGACGAAAAATATGCAGAATATGATGAATTCTGGGATAAACAAATAAAAGAAGTGAATTTTGTTATAAAAAAAGTAGCTAGGTCTACTATACACGATAAAATTAAATCTTTTATTAAAAAAGAATTGCGTGATATCGGGAAATATTCCAAAAAAATTGATGATATAAAAATACTTCTTAAAACAGTTAAAGATTTTATTGCTACAGTAGATAAATACAGCACAGGAACAACAAATAAATATGATTTTGATTCTATTACAGAAAATGATCGTAAGATACTGTTAAATTTAGATTGTTTGGGAATTTTTATAAGCATTAATAGTAATATTATGGATTACTACCTTTTGTGTCGTATATTTAAAGTTTTTGATTTTACAAAACTTAAAAATCATCGTTGGACAGATGAGCCTAAAGAACCACATAACATAATCATTTATGCAGGAGATACACATTCTAAAAATGTGAGACAATTTTTGAAAGAGCTTGAGTTTAAAGAGATTTCTACAACAAACGTAATTAAATCTATAGATATTTGGAAGTTTCCAAAAATAAATCACTGTATAGATATTCGAAAATTTCCACAGCCTTTCTTTTCAAACCATAAAAAAGTAAAATGGAGTGATAAATTAGAGGAAGAAGATGATAATTTATTAAGTGAAGTTGGAGTTGATGAAATTGAACTTGCTCAACTCCAACTTCAAATTGATCATAATCAATCTTGGAGATGGAAAGCCCCACCCAAACCCCAAGAGGAGAAGGTTATCGTGTTGGAAAGAAAAGACTCCTCAGATGATGATCTTTATAATTAATATTATATAACGAGGTATATAATATTAAGTTTAGAATAAAACGATTAACAAATCGCAAAAATAAAATCGAAAATTTGTAAGAAATTTAAAAAAAAAATTAAAATATGGATTATGATACCAGAGAAATTGAATCAATAACATTTGGGATATATTCAGCTGAAGAAGTTTTAAATATGGCTGTGTGTAAACTAGATAATGTAAGAAAAAGTGGACCTGGTAGTATTTATGATCCACGAATGGGTACAACAGATTCAACACAAAAATGCGAAACTTGTAAAGAAAATGCAACTGAATGTCCAGGTCATTTTGGTTATATTGAATTAAACGAACCTATAGTACATCCTCTCTTTTACAAAAGAGTCACTGCTTTTCTAAATTGTTTTTGTCTTAAGTGTTACAGACTTGTATTACAACAAGATCAAATTTCTATTTGCGGTCTTACCAGATACAAAGGAGAAACTCGATTTGCTAAAATATTAGAAAAAATAAAGAAAGTTGATATTTGTTGTCAATATACTGGAGAAATTGATGAAAACGGAGATCCTGTTATATGTGGAAAAGATTTGCCTAAAATTAAGTTTACTGCAGCTGATAGCAATTTTTCTTTAGTGTATGAAAATGGAAAGAATAATAAAACAAGTATTATTTTGACAACGGATGAAATCAAGAAACTATTTGATAATATTTCAAACGAGGATGTTGAATTATTAGGATTTGATCCATTGTTATGTCACCCTAAAAATTTTATTATTTCTGTACTTCCTGTTCTTCCACCTTGTGATAGACCTTATGTTCGTGCAGATAATAAAATGTGCGATGATGATTTGACAATTCAATACATTGAAATTATTAAAGCAAACAATAATTTGATTGACGAAGATGATGGTTCAAAAAAAAATGAAAAACGTGATACGATTCGTCAACGTGCATTAGCTAGTTTACGTTTCCGTATCTTGACCACATTCAACAATGGTCAAGGAAAAGCAAAACACACTACTAATGGAAGACCTATCAAAGGTATTAAAGAACGTCTAACAGGAAAAGATGGACAGATAAGAAATAATATGATGGGAAAACGTGCCATTTTTCCAGATACTCCAGTATTAATGTATAACACCGGTTTACCTAAAAGAGCAGACGAAATAAAAATAGGAGATGTAGTTATTGGAGATGATGGGACTCCGAGAACGGTGATAGATACAGTTAGCGGTACTAGTTCGCTTTATAAAGTCATACAATCAAATGGGGACGACTATGGTATTAGTTGCGAACATATTTTAACACTTAAATATTGTGGACATGCTTGTATCAATTGGAGAGAAAATTTAGGTAAAAATGGGTCTTGGGTTATGAAATGGTATGAAAGAAGTGATAAAAAGATTCACGTAAAAAGAGTATCTGTTATTCCACCAAAAACAAAAGATGATGCATTGAAAGAGGTAGAGGAAAGAAGAGATTTACTAAAGCTAGATAAAGATAAAAAAATTACATGGAATGAGAAGAGAAAAACATATGGAACTTTTCGTTTAAATTATACAGATGATGGGAGTAAGAAATCAATTGAAGTTGTGGTAGTTCCTGGATTAACGAAAGAACAGGCATTAGAAGAGATGGAACAATTTAGAAACACTATCGATGTTAATCCTATTATTGATATTCACGTTGCAGATTATTTATCATTGTCAGAGACTGATCGTCGTTTAATGCTAGGTGTTAAATTAAATACACCTATTCAATGGGAACACAAATCTGTAAGTCTTGATCCAAGAATTTTAGGAATGTGGTTAGGAGATGGTACAGCTGGTGAACCGGTATTTACTTCAATAGATGAAGAATTAATAAATTATTGGAAACTATGGGCATCTAATAACAGAGGTAAGATCGCTATTCACGATAAGAATGGCAAATCTATACACTTTGGTATATCTTCCATTTCTGATAAGGGATATAATTGTAATCCTCTGACACAAAAATTAAGAGAATACAATCTTGTTGGTAACAAGCATATTCCTGAAGATTATATTATTAATGATGTGAACACAAGACTTCTTGTTTTAGCTGGTTTAATTGATACAGATGGCTCAGTTGAAAATGACGGAACAACAATTGCAATAAGTCAATGTTACGATCACAAACAAATTATTGATGGAGCACAGCGTATAGCGATATCTTTAGGATTTAGAACTTCGGTGACTAACAAGAAAACATCCTGGACTAATAAAGATGGAAAACAATATGGAGATGCTTTGAAATTAGTTATATCAGGTTCTGGTATTGAAAATATTCCAACTCTTCTTCCGCATAAGAAATGCTATGCTCCGTCTAAAAAAGATATGTCTTGTTATAACATTAAAGTAGTTGAAGATGGTATTGGAAAATATTACGGTTTTGAAGTAGATAAAAATAATCGTTTCTTGCTAGGAGATGCTACTATCACACATAATTGTGATCAAACCGCTCGTACTGTTATTGGACCAGATCCTACATTACGTATGGGTGAAATTGGAGTGCCAAAAGAAATTGCACAAATTTTAACCTCTCCAGTTCGTGTAACATCTTTTAATATTGATGAATTACAAACTCTTGTTGACAATGGAGAAATTAAATCATTATGGAAACCAGATAGTGACACAGTTATTGATCTTAAACGTTTTCGTCGTGGAACTCGTTTAATGCACGGTGACATTATTCATAGAGCTGGAGAACTTATTAAAGTTATTGATGGAAGAGAATTAGTACAAGAATGTGATCAAGTAGAACGAAATGGAGAATTTCTTACTAAATTAAAAGTTGCAAATCGTAAATACAAAGTACCTATTGGATGGATAGTTGACCGTCCTTTACAAAATGGTAATTACGTATTGTTAAACAGACAGCCAACTTTACATAAATCAAGTATGCTTGCTATGAGAGTTGTAATTATGCCGCATAAAACATTAAGAATAAATTTATCAGTTACTAAAGGTTTCAATGCAGATTTTGATGGAGATGAAATGAATATACATGTACCTCAATCTCTTGAGTCACAAGCAGAAATGAAATATTTGTCGGCTGCTCAATGGAATATGATTTCGCCACAAAGTAGTAAACCAAATATGGCTATTGTTCAAGATTCTTTAGTAGGTGCTTATAGAATGACACAAAATCTTAAAAAATTAACAAAAGGACAGTTTTTTAATATTGCAATGTCTCTGCCAAGAGCACCGTGGTTACAAACAAAAGTTGAAAACGAAAATAGTATTAAAGAAATATCTACATATAAAGTAATGTCTTCAGAAGAAATTTTAGATAGAATTCAACATATACGACGTGTTTTAAAAGAAAAAGAAAAAAAAGTACAATGTTTCAACGGTCATGGTCTTATTTCTCTTTTTCTCCCATTAGATTTTAATTATGAAAAAACAAATGATGTAAACCCAAAAGAACCAACAGTAAAAATATGGAAAGGTGTAATGTATGAAGGAACAATCGACAAAGCAATTGTTGGAGCTTCTCACAGTTCTATTCATCATCTTTTACATAAAGAATATGGTCCAGAAATAGCATCTTATTTTATTGATTGTATACAATTTACTACTAATAAATATCTTCTTATTGATGGTTTTTCGGTTGGATTGGGTGATTGTTTAATTCCTCAAACCAAAAATAAAGATGGTGTTACAAAAGAAGAAGAAATTCGTGATGTTATAAGTAAATGTTATATTGAAGCAGAAGCTATTAAACAATCAACAACACATCCAAATATCAGAGAAATTCGAATTAATGCTTCGTTAAACAAAGCGAAAGACATTGGTTTGCGAATAGCTAAAGAAGCACTTACGGAAGATAATAATTTTCTTTCAACTGTTCTTTCTGGAAGTAAAGGTGATTTTTTTAATATTGCGCAAATTACAGGTTTGCTTGGTCAACAAAATCTAAAAGGTCAACGTGTACCTCTTCTTTTAAATCACGGTAAAAGGTCTCTTCCGCATTATCCATTTGGAGATTTAGATCATGAAATGAAGTATGAGTCAAGAGGATTTATTGCAAGTAGTTTTCTTAGAGGATTAAATCCAAGACAATTTTATTTTCATGCAATGTCAGGAAGAGAAGGTATTTGTGATACAGCTATGGGAACTGCAACATCTGGTTATATGCAAAGGAGAATTGTAAAATTAACAGAAGATATGAAAATACAAGAAGATGGAACAGTTAGAGATACTGTTGGAAAAATATATCAATTGGCTTATGGACAGTTAGGATTTGATCCTGTATCAACTGTTAAAGTTAAAAATGATCAAGAAATGTGTGATATTTCTCGTATGGTTGCTCGTCTAAATATGAATCACGAACTAAAAAAATAATTTCGATTTTTCTCTTATTTATATTAAAATTAATTTTGTTAACAAAATTAATTTATACAATCAAATCATTTTTATTCATAATCAACATCGTCGTCTTCATATTCATCTTCTTCCTCATATTCTTCGTCATCCTCTAATAATTCGTCTTCTACTATTTCTTCTTCAACAGGAATTTCTTCATCTTCTATTTCATCATCATCGCTTTCTAATATTTCGTCATCAAGTTCGTCGACTTTAACATCTGTCAATTTTGTTTTTTTGTCTAGATTATCTGAAATAACATATTGAAATTTCCATTGATTACAAACATCAATATCGTCTTCAGTAAGATCTTCTATTGTGCCATCTTCATTTTGTTTTCCAATTGCTTTCGTAGTCTTTTTGTCAAAAATAAATTTTGTATCTGGATGTTCGTGATTTCCATATTTATTACGACGGATTGCAACGGTTGGAATTGAAGAAGTAAGTTTTTGTGCGACAGGTGTTGATGTTACTTTTTTAGACACCTCGGTTTTCTTTGCTGGAGCTTCTTTCTTTGGAGTATCTGAGATTATTTCTTTACCAAGCAAAAATCCAATTAGTTGTTCTTTTGTACCTGTGCATTTTAAAGAGCGCTGACGACACATATCTTGTAGATCAGTTTTCTTATACTGTGAAAGATCAATTTGATTCAAATCGTTATTTGTATTTTTATCAACAATTGGTGTATCTACAATTTTTTTGTCTGTTGATTTAATAACCTTTTTACCCGAAGTGTCGCTGTCATTCCACAAACATAATAGTTCATTTTGATCTAAATCATACTTAGTTGCTATTTTTTTTACAAAAGAATTAATAATTTCATTTACAGCTTTAGTTACGGTTTGATTCAAAGACATTTTTAATTTTATCATCGATAATTATTCCTTAAACCTCAATTTATTTTTTGCAACATCCAGGATTCTTTGATAAAATTGTTATAAATTTAATTATGATCACATACATAGATTGTTTGTCCAGGAGTAGTTGGTCTATTATGAATATGAAGATTTAATTTATCAACTCCTTCTTTAAGTTCTTCCATTCCGTAGAATAAAAAAAAAGTTTTCATACTACTTTTTATCTCGTTTATGATATCTTGATCAGACATTATATTAACTTTGTCGTTTACTATTTCTATATTAAATCCCCAATATATTTTAGCAGAAATTTGAATTTTGGTATAATTATTCATTTTTATGTATTATTTTTTTCTTAATATAAGATTATCGTTGCTTGGCAAAAAAGTTTATACGATTCTTCTTTACTTTATTAGATATTTTAATTGTATTCTTTTTAATAAATCTAACAGCATTTTCTATAATTTTGGCAATTACATCTTTATCTGTATGATCAAATTCTTCTAACGTTTCTAGGAAATCTTTTATCATAATTGCGTGATTTTTACCAGGTGAATAAGGACTATTACTATCGGAATCATATTTATGACTTCCATCATCCGTTTCATAGCCACTTTCTTCATCACTTTCTAAATTAAAAACTAATTCTTCAGGATCTTCTTCTTCAGGACCTTCTTCCAGACCTTCTTCTTCAGGAACTACTTCAATATCTTCTTCCGGACCTTCTTCTTCAGAACCTTCTTCAGGAATTGTTACATTTACTGTTTCTAATATAATAGAAACAGCTGCTTGTACATCATGTTCTGTTATAGTTATATTTGGTTTTGATTTAGAAATTTTATCATTAAATTTAAAAATTCCACAAATTAGATTAATTATAGCAGATGCAATACAATTACCATAATTATCGTCTTTAATAATTTCTTGACATTGATAAAAAGTATTTGTTAATTCTTGTGCACGTACTATTTCTGAACTAATATCTTGAATTTTTATTTTAGTTTTTAATTTATTTTTAGTCTTGAGATGTTTAATTAAATAATAAATTACTACAGCTAAACGCTTCCATATAACATCAATAATTTTATTATCAAAAGGTGTTATATTGCATTTTTCAACCATTTTAATAAAATAATCAGGTGCTTTAGCTGTAATTTCGTGTGCTGCACCGTAAACTTCTGAACAAGGTTGATAAATATTATCAAGAACCATTTCAGTAAATTTTGGTGATATTTCTACCGTTTTTTTGTATTTATTTTTTAAATAATCTTTCATTATTGTTAACGTTTTACAAGAATCAAACACGCGTTTTTGAACCCAATTTTTCATAAAAGAATCATTTTGGAAAATAAACGTAATATCCTCTGTTTTTAATAAATCAAATGAGTCGTTTATTTCACGTTTTCGACGAATTTCTTCTCTAATTTTCATCAATTCATTCCCAACAACATTTTTAAGAATATTATTATCTTGATCATCATATATTAAGGTTGCATTGCCAGTTGCCAACAGAAAATCTTGTAATACACGATTATCTAAGAATTTTATTTTTAAACCTTCAACAGCATATTTTATTAAATTATCTTTATCAACTTGCTGTTTTTGTCTATTATAAATATTAATAGCAATTGCAGGGTTAATAAAACTATCTTTTGTATATTTGCCAGATACATCTTTTTTTTCTAAAATATATGTATAAGCTTTACTATGTTCAATACCAATGTGAACTAAAAGCTTTACAATAACATAATGTATCACAGTAATATATTGAAAAGATTCAATTCTAAGAATTGTTTTGAAAAAACTCAATGGAGAAAAACAAGTATATTTCAAATGATCATTATATTTAGGATCTAATGGTCTAGAAGAAGGAGGAAAAACAAAAATTTCCCCAGTTGTTTTTTGGTCAAAACTATCTTTTAAATCTTTTTTATCATAAGATAAAGGATAATTGATAGCATCTTCCACATCTTTTCTTGATGGGAAAGAATATGATTTAATAGCAGAATCTTTGTCAATATCATTACATAAATTGTCTGATAACATTCCTTCTGTATAAAGATAATACAGTCTGTCTTCTAAATCAGTTGCCATCAATTGGAATGATGGATCTAAAAAATGCTGTTCTTTTGCTTTTTCATAATCTTTTATGTTTACATGTTTAAATTTTCTATCAAGAAGATAGTCTGCATACATACTAAAAATTCTATTTTTTATTTTCCTTTCATTTTTTTCTAATAAAAGAGGTAATTGCAATTTAAGAATATAAGGTACTAAATTTTGTGGATATTCATATAATTCTTTAATTTCCATTATAACTTTGTTTTTTCTTTCGTATTGAGTTGAAAAGTTTGTTTTAGTAATAAATGATTCCAATTTTTCTTTACCCAATTCTTTTATTATATCTTCTATATTCTTTTTTAAAAAATGTCTTATATCACGACCATTTTTTACAAGAGTTGATAATTCTTGGTAAGTTATGTATATTTCATAATTAGACTGAAGTTCTTTTTCTTTATTTATTGTTTTTTCTTTTTGTTTTGTTTCATAGATTATTTTTTGTCTTTGTTCTTTTAGACATATTCCATATAAATTTTTATCAAGACCGTCCGATTCAGTTCCTAAAAATTCGTTAATATATTTTATATCAGAATTTTTTGTTGATAAAAGCAAACTAGTTAATTCGGGTGAGTTACTAAACATTACATCTAAAGCTGTCATAATTGATGCTTTTAGAACGTTAAAAAGTTCAGAATTATTTAACTCTATGAATTTTTGTCTAACTGTTTTGTAATCTTTTTGTCCACAAATTACTTGTTTGTTAGTATTAGATTTTAAAAGTCTTGCATATATGTAATTTGTGAGAGTAATACAACTTACATTATCAATTTTTACATTATAAGAACTCAACCTTTTCTGTTTATAATTATTACTAAGACACCCAAAAGGTTCGATCGCTGGGTTAAAAATTTTAATCTCTGATGTCATTTTTTGTTAATGCAAATGTTTTACTTTTTTTTAAAAAATATTTTACAGTTTCGATTATTTTCATAAATTAAATAAGACTAAACGACTTTTAAACTGTTCTTAGTCCAAAAACATATGATAAAAGCATTTATTCTTTTCAACCAAGTGTACATAAAAGTTGCGTATTATAAATTACGTATAAAGTATGATTTAAAATAATATATTTTAGCTTAAATGTAATTAATTACTCTGATAAAATGAGTGGATTGCTTTTCCTTACGACTGAAGACTTTAATATTCAACGTGGTGTTAAAGGACATATTATGTGTACAATGATACAAGGATTTTCTTTAATTTTATTTTATTCTACAGAGTGTCAACACTGCCAATCTTTGATTCCGATTTTTAAGCGACTACCTGGTTCTGTAGGTGGTTGTCAATTTGGTATGATAAATGTTAGTCATAATAAACAAACTGTAATTATGTCTAGAGATACTATTGCACCTATTCAAGTAGTGCCTTATATAGTTTTATATATTAATGGTAAACCTCATATGAGATATAATGGTCCATATGTTGCAGAAGAAATTGGTAGATTTATAGTAGAAGTTGCACGAAAAGTGCAAAAGCAGGAAACAGTAGAAAAAGATGAACGAATTACCGAAGATCCAAACGGAGGAATTCCAGCTTATACAATTGGTCACCCACTTTGTGGTCCTGATACTAAAGTATGTTATTTAGATTTTAAAGATGCTTACAGTTCAGATGCTACAGGATCCGAACGCACTTCTAAAAATCGTCAACCTCCTGGGTTTAATCAAGTAAAAAGGTTTTAAAAATTAAATTGAGTTTTAAGAACTACATACTCTTAAAAACAAATATGAGCTTTCCGCTTTTTGATAGTTTAAATAAAGATCTTCCTAAAAAAGATTTATCGATTAATGAAAAAGAAGAATTTATAAATAAAATTCAAGATATAGATAGCACTGGCAGAGATTTAGTATATGCTCTTATACAATTTTACAGCATTTCTGAAGAAAAAATAGAAAATTCTGATGAACTTCCATATAAAGGAATTAAGGAAAAAACGACAAAAGGAATACACGATTTAACTTGGACTTTTACAGATTTTCCTATAAAATTAAGGCATATTTTGTATAAATTTATTAAAATTCATACTCAAAGTGTAGAAGAAGATCAAGAACTTAGAAAAAGAATCGTTTAATTATTATACTCAGTATGAATACAATCATACTAAGTAAACTAAACATAAATAATATTTTATAAAAAATAAAATGTTTAGATCTTTTATTCACCGGAGGTTTATCACTTAACAAAGAATAAGAATTTGTTCCTAATTCTAAATATTTACATACACCCCAACAATTAGGATCTCTGCCAACAGTTACATTTTTATAACGCCCTATATGTCCATTCTTTTCCATATCTTTTATAGGTATTTTTTTACATTCTCTGCCATCACAATAATAACCCATCATATTCGATTCTAATGTAAATTTGTATAAAAATTGTTTATTAATATCTATCTGTTCTAAACTATCTTTTACAATTTCCAGTCGTGACAATTGAGTGTTTATAACAACTATATAATTTTCTGCTCCATAAGTTATATAAAAAATATCTCCGTATGATATTTTATCTTTATTTTTTTTTGGATCAAGAGATCTGAGAATGAAAGTAGTGTTTTCTGTTGAAAAAACAATCGGAGATGCATTCCAAGTCAATATATTTTTATCAGAATTGCTAATTAATAAAGACGTACCTGGTATAGAAATTTGAACTGGAACACCGTATTGCAATGGTATATATTGTGATATTTGACCAAGAGTTTGCGTTGTTTCTCTAAATTGTAAATTATTTTTGTTTTCTTTTTTTAAGTAAATATAATCATTTTCACGAATATTTGTTGTAATAGACATTTTATTTACAACATCAATTATATCTACAACATCTCTAAAAAATACAACATTAGCTTCTTCTGGTGGAAATGGGAAATGATCTGTATTAATAAATGTTGATATTGTAGCATATTTTAATTCTGGATATACATCTTTTTTTTTAAGACGATGAATTTGATTCAACAAAGGATTAACAGTTGTACGAAGTGGTGCACACAATGTACTACCGTTTTCAAATTCAATATGATATCCAGCACCACACGAATCTTTACACTCATCTATACATTCTTTTATTGATTTTCCAGATAAACATATACCATTAACGGTGTCATTGCAATCAGATATGGTTAAAATATCTAATATGGTTTCTGGCCATATAATCCAATTATTTTTATATTTCCAAGGTTTTGGTAATTCTGACTCTTTCATTTGTTTTAATTTAGATAAAGATTTATTTTTAATAGAAATAAGTATACATTTTTATGATTAATCTAAAAACAAAATTATATCTGTTTAAAATTGGAATAATGATAGAAACTACAAAATTAGAAGATAATAAAACGGTTGTTTTTAAATCTCCTATTCAAGGAACTGATGTTCTTGTACGAACAGGTAATAACAAAAAGTCTTTATCTTTTTTTCAAGCAGTGCTTCGTTCTTGTTCAAAAAAATATGGCTCTATGAGCACCGAAGACAAAATAACATTTATTGAAAATTTTCAAAAAGATATTACGTCTAAAGTAGATTGTAAAACTTGGGAAAAAATCAACGGAATGACATCGAAACTTTCGTTTAAAGAAATTACAAATGATATTCTCTTGAATTGTTATCTTTTTTTAGAAGACAATCCAAAAGCAAAAGGAAAATCAACACATCGGGTTATTAAAAAATTAATTGGTGATAATGAAAAATCTCTTGACGTATACAAATTAATTGTAACAACAATTCCATATAAAGATGGATTTAAAAAAAAAATTCTTCCAGACGCTTATTCTAAGACTGAAGATAAAAAAATTTCAATCATTTGTGATGCAATTATTAACGAAACAATGAATTTTATAAAAAATAAAAAATACCTTATAGACACAAACGTAATACGTAAATTCTTGTTAGCTATATTATCTGAAGCAAAAGATCAAGCTTTTAAAAAATTTGTTTCTAATTTGCAAAATGTAACAAACGATGTTAATGAAGATATAGTTTCTCTTGTTTCAAATCATTTTAATCGTGATATATATTTTTTGGATTATAAAAACAGAATGCCATATATACATTGTCAAACAATTGAAAATTTTAGAAAACAAAAATCTATCATCATTTTTTCCTTTGGCAATGGATATTATGAAATTATAGGAAAATTACTACAAGATAATTTTATTCAACGTGAATTCGAGTTTGATGATGATATTATTAAAAAGATGTACACTTTTTTGGTTAATCCAGAAAAAATATTAAAACAATTCAAAGATTTAGTTGAATATTTACCAGAACAATATAAAAAAGAAAATTCAGATTCTGATTCCGACGAAAATTCTGATTCTGACGAAAATTCTGATTCTGACGAAAATTCAGATTAGTTTTTATACAATCGTGTATAAAAAATTACTGTTTAAAATATATATTGATAAAAGAAAAATGGAATTAGATATTGTTAATTTTCTTCCCAAATATCCAAACATAGAACAATTTGATGTTTCTAAAAATAGTTTAAACCCATATGACGAAGATTTTTATAACGTTATTTACAAAAAAAAAGAATTTTATGAAAACAGATTAGAATCTCTAGAAGAAATTCCAAAACAAGCTGGAACTTTGATGAAACATCAAAAACTTATTGCAAGATTTTTTTCATCGAATACACTATACGATGAGCTATTACTATTACATGAGATGGGAACTGGAAAATCATGTTCCGCTATAGGAGCTATTGAACAAATTAGAGAAGAAGGAATGTTTAAAGGTGCTTTATATTTTGCAAAAGGCGAAGCGTTAATCAACAATTTTACAAATGAACTAATTTTTAAATGCACTGATGGTCGTTATATACCAGAAGAATATCAAACTATTAGTGAATTAAAAAAAGTGCATCGAAAGAAAAAAGCTATTAAAGATTATTATCAATCTAATACTTTTGAAACATTCGCTAAAAAAATTAAAGGAAAACAATCACAAGACGACTTAGAAAAATGGTGTGAAAACTTTGATAATCATATTATTATTATAGATGAAGTTCATAATTTACGTATGAAGAGTACATCAGATGATATAGATGAAGATGGTAAAAAATCTGTTTTAAATGTATATGATGAGTTTTGGAGATTTTTACACGCTGTAAAAAATTGCAAAATACTCCTTATGTCTGGTACTCCGATGAAAGACGGAATTGATGAAATAGCGTCTGTTATGAATTTGATTTTGCCAAAAGATAAACAAATGCAATCTGGTGATGTTTTTGTTGACGAATTTTTCACAAAAAATAATAATTTGTATACAGTTAAATCTCAATTTTATGTGAACGAACTTAAAAAAGTTTTCAAAGGAAGAGTTTCTTATTTGAAAGCGATGCAATCAAGTGTCAAAAAAGAATTTTCTGGTGATAAACAGGGAACATTACAACATTTGACAGTTGAAGAAGATCGAATGAGTGATTTTCAAACAAAATATTACAATTTAGCTTACGAAGAAGATGGAAAAAATAAAGGAGTTTGGTCGAATTCAAGACAAGCGGCTCTTTTTGTTTTTCCAGATGGTCAATGGGGTAAAGAAGGATTTAAAAAATTTATTAAAACAAAACAACAAACTGTTATTAAAAAAGAAACGAAAGGTAAATTAGCATTTTTTCTCTCTCGTGATCTAAGAGACCAAATTAAAACAAAGGAAACAGATACTTCAGAACAAATGTTAAAACGATTAAATGTTTTTAGTAGCAAATATGCTAAATCAATTCAAACGATTCTTCAAGCACAAAAAGATAATAAATCGGTTTTTGTTTATAATGAATTTGTTACAGGATCTGGTATTATACTTTTTGGACTAATTTTAGAATTATTTGGATTTATAAAAGCATCTGGGTTAGAATTAGAAGGTGATCAAAAACCTCGATATGCAACTTTAACAAGTGATACATCTACAGACAGACAGATAACTTTAATTTCTGAACGTTTTAACAAAGCTGATAATATGAACGGAAAAATTATTAACGTTATTATTGGATCTCGTAAAATATCAGAAGGATTTACGTTTAAAAATGTGCAAGTTATAGATATTCACACACCTTGGTTTAACTATAGCGAAACATCTCAAGTTATTGCTCGTGGTTATCGTCTAGGTTCTCATAGAGATTTAATTGACTCGGGTATTGTTCCGCAACTTACTATTTATCAACGTGTGTCTATTCCTTCTGATGAAGAAAAAACAAGTATTGATTTAGATATGTATAAAATTTCAGAAAGCAAAGATATTTCTATAAAAGGTGTTGAACGTATTATGAAAGAATCTGCTTGGGATTGTGCACTTACATATAGACGAAATTTAATAATTGGAGAAGATTACAACAGAGATTGTGATTATACAAACTGTTATTATGAATGCGACGGTTGCGATGGAACACCTAAAAACTTGACAAAACTTGATTATTCAAGCTTTCATTTAAAATATAACGAAGATAATATTCGACTTGTTATTGACAAAATAACTATTTTGTTTCGTAATAATTTTAGACTTGAATTGACAGTAATTATAGATCAGTTTCCTGATTTATTGAATTCGGATGTAATATCCGCATTGCGTATCATTATTAACGAAAGTAGAAAAATTATAAATAAATATGGGTTTCCATCTTATTTGAAAGAATATAAAAATATTTTTTTTCTAGTTGATAGTTTATCTTCTTCTGAAACAGATTATTATACCGAACATCCTCATCTAAAAAACCAAATTTCTTTTACTAATATTGTAGAAAATTTGTATGTTGAATCATTACCTAAAATTGTTAATAAATGTTGTACAACAGCAAATAATATAGAAGATATTCGTACATTTATGGTTCGTCTTCCAGTAGAAGTAAATGAATATTTCCTAGAATCTGCTATAAAAAGCGAATTTCTTAATCGTGTAAAAGGCAAACAATTTACTGCACGAGAAGAAAAAATTAGGAAACTCATCCTTGAGTATTTTGTAAAATATTATATTAATCTTGACGGAGTATGGGTTTCTTGGTTACTTGAAGATAATTTTCGTTGTTTTAATGAAGAAATTGGCGAATGGAATGATTGCGAATCAGAATACATTCAACAAATTGAACTTCTAAACGATAAAAAAGAAAAAGAAATCAAAACAAATATTTATAATTTTTACGGATTATACAATCGTGAAAGTAAAAGTTTTTGTCTTCGTGATATGAGTAAAGATGATCCAGAATTAAAAGGACATCAAAAAACGTCTGGCAGAGTATGCACAACAATCAAAAAACCAGAATTAATAAATCTCGTACTCAATAATTTTAAATTTAAATTACCGACATTAGAAGAAATTAATGAAACAGAAGAAGAATTAAAAATATTGATGGATGACAGTGAATCAAACCTTGATAATATGAGAACAATTTTAAGACAAATTAATGCACAAACAAAAGAAAAAATATTAAAAGATATCAATGATAACAAATATGTTAGATCTGTAATAGATGATACTTCCGTTTTAAATGATCAACCAATAGATGAGTTAAAACGTATACTTTTTTGGTGCAAACAAAAATCTTCTCCTTTATGTGGATATATTCACATTTGGATGAAAAAAATGAATTTCTACATTGAAAATAAATCTTGTAAATCTAAACATAAAAATAAATCGGGAGATTAAATTTAATATTCAAATAAGTTTTTCCGTCTCAATATCTTATATTTACCAATATAAGATCTATATTTAACATTTTTAGAACTAAAATTCTAAAAAAGCGGAGGAGGAGGAGGAGGATAAAAAAAAAGATAATCCAAAGGAAATTTTTTTAAGAATTTTTGAAATTATTTAGAGAAATAAAACAAAAGTTTTTCCTCCTCCGCAAAACTTTTTTTAAAAACTGGAGAAGATAATTTTGAAAAAAATCCGATTATGTGGATATAAAAAATTGTCAATAATTTACTTTTTTTTGTAAATCTATTTTAAAAAACCACATAAATTAACAATAATATTTACCTTTTTTTGTAAATCTTAACTTAAAAAGGTAAATATACATATAAAATGGAATGCGAATTTTGTAAAAAACTTCTTAATAGTAAATCCGCACTAAATGTTCATCAAAAAAATACGAAATATTGTCTTAAACTGCAAGGAAATTCTCAAAAAGGACAATTTGTATGCGAATGTGGAAAAGACTTTCATAATAAACATCATTTGATTAGTCATCAAGATGTATGTCGAATCGTAAATACAGTATATGTTCAAGAACTTCGAAATAGAGTTAATACTGCAGAACAAGAAAATATTATACTTTCTTCCAAGTTATCTGATGCTTTTAATACTATTAAAGATCTACAAGATAGGCTAGAAAATATAACTATAAAAGCTATTAATCGACCATGGCAAACTATTGTACAGATTGAAAAAGAAAATGAGAATCCTGAAGAACCAACTGATGAACCATATGAACTTGTACCTCTTGAGCTTGATAATGGTTATATTATAGAAAGCAGAGAAGATGGATATATCAACATTACAAACCTATGTAAAGCAGGTGGAAAAGAATTCAACGACTGGAATTATCTTGATAAAACAAAACAGTTTCTTAAAGCTCTTTCTAAAGCGGTAGGAATTCCTACCTCCTTACTAATTCATTTAACGATTGATACTTGGGTTCATCCTCAGGTTGCGATTAATATAGCACAATGGATATCTCCTCAATTTGATATTAAAGTATCTGCTTGGGTATTTGAAGTTATGATGAGTGGTAAAATAGATATTACAAATACTAAGAGTTATAGAGAATTAAAAGAAGACAATAAGAATAAACAACTTAAAATACAGCTAATGACTAAAAAATATGTAAAGAAACAACCTCGTATTAAGTACGAGGAGAAGAACGTATTATATATCTTAACAACTCCTAATATGAAAAAAGAAAGGCGTTATATACTTGGTAAAGCAACAAATTTAACATCTCGTTTATCTGTATACAACAAATCAGATGAACATGAAGTAGTATATTATCAAGAATGTCAAGACGAACAAATAATGAGTATAGTTGAATCTCTTGTATTTTGTAAGCTAAACCAGTATAGAGAACAAGCGAATCGTGAGAGATTCTTACTTCCAGAAGATGCTTCGGTTAATTTGTTTTCAGATGCCATTAAACATTGTATTGAGTTTGTAAAATAAAAGACTAAAAATGTTCTTTAGAACCAAAATTTTAAAAAGTCGGAGGAGGGGCAAATAAAAAAGATAATCAAAAGAAATTTTTTTAAGAATTTTTGAAATTATTTAGAAAACTAATTTCAAAAAAGTTTTTCCATCCGCCAAACTTTTTAAAAACCCGGAGAAAATATTTTTCAAAATCCGATTCTGCGGATATAAAAAAATCTCAACACACACAAAAATTTTATTTTTCTATGATGACTATTTTGACGGTAATTTTGTCTAAATTATTCTCTTAAAAGGGAAAAAAAGGAAAAAAAATTATTTCTTTTTATTCCCTTTTAAGAGATTTCTTAATTTAAAATAATAAAATATATTAAATAAAATGAATTGTGAGTATTGTAATCATTCTTTTGTTAGCAAGATTTCCTTATCTGCTCATCAAAAAACAGCTAAATATTGTTTAGCTCTTCGCAATGTAGATATACCAGTTGATCATATATGCGAAGGTTGTGGTAAAAAATTTACACGTTCGTATCATTTAGAAAGACATCAAAAAACATGTA